TGGTCATGGCAACGAAATTGAACGTATGAATGTTGGTCACGCAAATGCACGTGAACTTCAGTCTAATGAACACGCATACCAGAGCAGTGAGAACAACCTTGCTCGTCGTCATGAAAAGGGTATGCAAGTTCGTGGTATTAGAGCAGATGCTGCAACTATTGCTGCAACACATGCACACGAACAAACAATTCAAGCAGCACAACACAATCATGCTCAGACAATGGAAACACTTCAGAGTGGAAACCGCATTGCTGAAATGACTGCTGCTACTAAGAGTATTCACAAAATTGGAAGAGCAGGACACACTGCTTCATTTAATATTGGTTCTACAAGTGCGATGTTCCATCCACCTGTTCCAACACAGACTCATTCAGAAACACCTAACAACACCGAGCCAGTATCACAGCCAAATCCTCCAGCCGCTGCTGCTCCTGCTGCTCCAACACCTCCAGAGCCACCAGAGACACCAAAGAACACAAAGGCTCCATCTATTCGTGACCCAAAGACTGGTCGTGCAATGCGTAACCCAGACTACATAAGCACTAAGTCCGAAACACCTAAAGCACCACGTCCTCGTACTCCAAAGAAGTAACCATGGCTACAAAGAAAAAAGCACCTGCAAAGAAGTCAACTCCTGCATGGACACGCAAAGAAGGAAAGAATCCTGAAGGCGGTCTTAATGCAAAGGGACGTGCTTCTGCTAAAGCACAAGGGCACAACTTAAAGCCACCTGTATCAGCAGAACAAGCAAAGAAGTCTCCAAAGGGTGCAAAGCGTCGTAAGTCATTTTGTGCACGTATGGGCGGTATGCCAGGAGCGATGGAGAAAAACGGAAAACCAACACGCAAGGCACTAGCATTACGCAAGTGGGATTGCTAACAAGGAGAATAAAATGAAATGCGTTAATTGCCAAAACTCTGCTGCTTGGATTTATCGTCCAACAGAAACACAAACAATGCCTTATTGCAACGGATGTTTGCCTGGGTTTTTAACAAACCAAAAGAAGGCTGGACATTTAGAAAAAGCAGAGGGCATTGATGAAGTAATCAATGAGGCTATTGACATTCTTAATACTCCTGTAGTTGAAGAAAAGGCTGTTTACACTATTGAAGAACCCGTAGTTGAGACACCAAAGTCAGTTAAGAAAACCACTAAAAAAGCAGAAGTTACCGAACCTGACTCAGAATGAAACTGATACGCAAGTTTGCCGTTCAGGGTCATGACGTTCCACAATCTGCTCACTCTCCACAAGGACCCTTCCCCCCTGAAATAATGGAAGAACCCCGTATGAACTACGAGGAATCCCATGCCGATTCAATGCACGAAGCATTGGACAACGTCCGTTTATTTAGATGCCGATATTGCGACATGCTTCTATACCAGGAGTATTTAGAAGACCATGAGTGTGAGGATTAAGGCAGACAGCCTTTTTTGTTTCTTAGATACTTAGTGCGTCCCCTTTAGCGCAATTGGGATGCAGTACTTAACTTCTATAGAAAGTAGAAACCATGGCAACAAATAACAACGGTAGCCTTTTGGACACCGCAGGAGAGGTCGCAATCGACTTCGTATGGGGCAACATGGCTCCACAGCCAAACGATGCTCGCACAACACGTTTGGATTTAACTAAGGGTGACCACATCAACCTAGAATCAGGTTGGAACGGATTCCCACAGTACACACCAAACACAACAGGTTCTGACGTAGCAGGTTCAACTGACTACGTACAGGTTCCTAACGTACTTGGTCTTACAACTGCTCTTGCAACAGATGCAATGTCAGACTCTGGTCTAACACCTACAACTGCTTCAGCAGCAACTAACACTGCTACACAGCCAACTCGCATTAACGTAACAACAACCTCTGCAGCAACTGTAACTATTTCTGGTGGAACAAGCACTTGGGCAGTAGGTACTAAGGTAACTATTACTGCAGGTACAGGTATCCCAACAGCACTTGTTGGAACTTGGTCTGTAACTGGTGGTTCAGGAAGCACACTTATCATTGCAGGTTCAGGATGGACAGTCGCAGATACAGGAGCGATTACACCTGGTACACAACTAAAGGGTGCTGCTGGAACAATCAAGGCACAGTCAATCGCAGCAAATGCAGCAACAACTGCAGTTGGTGCAGCAGTAACAATCACACCTTGGGCAGCGTAGTCCTAGTAGACTCTGACCTATGGCAAGAGCATCTAATGCAGGTAACGGTGGTCGGGTTAACCGCACCGTAAAACCTTCAGCAGATGAAGTTGCAAATCTTTTAGACCCTAGAGCGACTGCTTATAACGTGCCTGGAAAGGCAACGATAGGCATGACAAAACTGGTAGAGCCAGGAGTTAATCCCTTCGAGGCTCTACCAGTTGCTCTGGGGTCTGAATACTTTGAAGCATCAAAAATCTTTAATGATAATTTCGACGCTATTCCAATCAATGACGATGATTACGAAGACATTGAAGATAATGAACAAGCGGGTTTTTATTACAATCCTTATGATTTAAGTAAGGGACCTGCAGGAACTAACTACGCAGAAGACCCTCGTGACTACTCCGATGGACCTGCACCTCTCAGCATTATTCCAACCTCTACTATGAACTACAAGCGTCCACGCACAGTAGCAGCGGGATATGACAAGTCTCGTCAGATTTTGACAGTGGTATTCCGTGATGGAACCTTCTATAACTATCACGAAGTAAAGGTTCAGACTTGGAACGCATTTAAGGCTGCTTATTCAAAGGGCCGTTTTATTTTGGCTAACCTAGATAGCCACCCACACGGTATTGCAGATATGGCTGGTATGCCATCTCTTGCTCGTGAAACTCTTTACCGTATTGCTCGTACTAACCAGATTTATTTTGAGTATGACAATAGAGCCACTAAAACAGGCGGTAGGGTAGGAAGAGATAAGCAGAAGCAAGGCTTGATTCCTATGCAAACTACTCGTAAAGCAAGTAAGCCAAAAACATCTGCTTTAAAAAAAGGTAACGGCAACAAGAAGAAACGGTAAAAATGCCAAAGGTTCACGACATCGGTACAACGCATTTTGTTCAAGTTATACACCAACCATATTTATGGGGCCGTAAAGTAAAGGCTAAAGGTTGGACTCAAGAAATCGATGCTCCCTTCCGTTTTGCAGAACCTTTGATGGTTCGTCTTCCCTTTAACCGTGTACTTATAATTGGCAAATGGCTTGGCGTAAAAGATGAAGAAGAAGCACTAAACTCGGCTCTAAATCGGAGGGACCTAACTTATGATGACTTTACGGAAGAAGCGGGATGGACACCACCCCCAGACCAAGATACAGAAGCGTATTTCTAAACTCTCAACTCCTGAATTAATTGGTTGGGTTGAAGCCTCTTTATTTGCAATTGGACGAGATACTTTTACTTGGCAAAAAACACACGATAAAGCAGTAATTGACGAGTTAGAAATGGGTGCAGAAGCACTCCTAGAAATAATGCGTGAATTACGGAGAAGGTCATAATTCTCATGCTAGGGTTACAGCGTCTCCCTCTCTCAGACGCAGGTTGCCCACTTAACGGTGGGCTTCTCTGTTTTAGGACAACATGACTATTGATTACGATGACGAGCAGTTTGAGGAAATCAATCCCGAACTGTATGCAGCAGATGATGATGATGAGTCTGACCTGCCTGAAGAAGAACCCGAACTAGATGAACTGTCGCAACAGTTTGTTGAAAAACTTATAGACAAGATTCTTGACTTCCTCGTTGTACTAGTTGGTCATGATTTACACCCATATCAAAAACCATTAGCACGTCGCATCATTGAATCTGTAATTATTAACGACGGTGAAGAAATCACAGCACTTGCTGCACGTCAGTCAGGTAAATCAGAAACTGTTGCAGACACAGTTGCAACACTGATGATTCTTCTACCTCGACTTGCACAGTTGTACCCAGACCTTCTTGGAAAATTTAAAGGTGGATTATGGGTTGGGTTGTTTGCTCCTACAGAAGGACAGGCAGAAACGTTATTTAGTAGAACAGTTACACGACTTACATCTGAACGTGCACTAGAGGTTCTTGGTGACCCAGAGATTGACGACTCTGCTGCTCGTATTGGTGGAGTTACTCGTCAGATTAAACTTAAGAAGTCTGGCTCAACTATTACAATGATGACTGCTAACCCACGTGCAAAGATTGAATCTAAGTCTTTCCATTTGATTGTTATTGATGAATGCCAAGAAGCAGACGACTTCGTTGTATCAAAGTCAATCTCTCCAATGCTTGCGTATTACGCAGGAACTATGGTTAAGACTGGTACTCCCACAACCAGCAAGAACAACTTCTATCGTGCTATTCAATTAAACAAGCGTAGACAGACCACTCGTGGTGCAAAACAAAACCACTATCAATGGGACTACAAAGAAGTATCTAAGTACAACGAAAACTACGCAAAGTTTATTAAGAAAGAACTATTACGTATTGGAGAGGACTCCGATGAATTTCAAATGTCGTATTGCTGCAAGTGGTTACTTGAACGAGGTATGTTCGTTACATCTGGAATCATGGATGAACTTGGCGATACTTCTCAGGAACTTGTAAAGGTTTGGCATCAAACACCCGTAGTAGTAGGTATTGACCCTGCACGTAAAATGGACTCCACGGTCATTACTGTCGTTTGGGTAGACTGGGATAGACCTGATGAGTTTGGTTATTTTGAGCATCGCATTCTTAATTGGCTTGAGTTACAAGGCGATGACTGGGAAGAACAGTATTATCAAATCGTGGCTTTTCTATCTAACTATGACGTACTTGCTGTTGGCGTTGACGCAAATGGTGTTGGAGATGCTGTAGCCCAACGTTTAAAACTTCTTCTTCCTAGAGCAGAAGTTGCGGGTGTTACATCTAGTCCTACAGAACAATCCAATCGCTTTAAGCATCTTCAGGCACTTATTCAACGCCGTATGTTGGGTTTCCCAGCACATGCAAAAACTCGTCGTTTAAGAACTTGGAAGCGTTTTTACCAACAGATGGTGGATGCAGAGGTCCAGTACAAAGGACCTAACTTTATGGTTGCTGCTCCTGATGAGTCCTATGCCCATGACGACTATGTGGACTCTTTGGCTATCGCCTGTTCCCTTACAAAAGACCTAGTTATGCCAGAGGTTGTGCTGACAAGTAGCCCCTTCTTCAGCAAAAATTAGGCATGAGTTTGTCATTACTAAACCCTAGTTATCAGACACACTCATCTATGGAATAGGCCATTCCGAATTACTCACATTTAGGAGTCATTAATGACAATTGCACCAAATCCTCAGTTCCCTGAGAAGGCACCACATGTTTATGAAATGAAGGCAGCGGACAACATGAACCGTCGTGGTCCACTACGCTTCGAAGAAGGTATTGCAACAGATACCGATGTTCCAAATGATTTTGAAAAGGGAGTTGCATCAGGTTCAGCAGTAGCACCTGGTCGCCCAAACCGTAACGCTCCTGTTTGGCAGAAGTCAGCAGCAGAGACCATGGCAGAACGTGCACACGTTGGTTCTGCAGCATGGGTAGAAGCACCAACATTCCTTGGCGAGTTCTCACATGGTTCATTTACTGACTATGCAGAACAAACCGTTGAAACAGTTGTTCGCTCTGGTGGACGCACTCAGCGTATCCACCCAACAGTCGTAAACGACTAATTACGTACTAAACTTTGGACCCCCTAGGAAACCCTAGGGGGCACAAAGGTGTAAAGGAAAAACGTGGCTCAAAAACCTGCAAATGAAAAACTTTGGAACATGGTTATTGCACAAGCAAAAGCCAAGTATTCAACGTATCCAAACCCTGCTGCAAGTCACTGGGTTCATGAGCGTTATGTTCAATCAGGTGGAAAGTTTATTGATAGCAACGACCCTGTAGTTAAGAAGCAAAAAGCCGCTGCTAAAGATTACGAAGCACGTCATAAGAAAACCAAAGAAACAGCACCTAAGTCAGATGACAAAAAGGCTGTTAAAAAGAAAGTTCAGAAAAAGGGTGGAAACAAGCGTGACAAGTAGTAGGGTCTCAGCATGAGTTTCGTAGACTTCTCGCCACCCAGTTATAGAGCGGCATCGTCTGACTTAACCATCTCTATTTCTCCTCTTGGACTTGTTGAACTTGCGGATGAAGAGTTTGAAGTTCACGGTCCTCGTTTAAACCGTTATTCACTTAACTGGGCGATGTACCTTGGACATCATTGGGGATATCGTCGTGAACAAGGCGAAACACAGATTGCAGTTAATTACTACAGAGCGTTCAACGATTATTTAGCACGATTCACATTTGGTAAGGGTATTCACTTCCGTTCCCCTAAAGCAACAGAAGCAATTGTTCCAGACCGTTTACAACGTGTTTGGGAAGTAGACAACGACAAAATGCGTGTGCTTCTTGAAATGGCACAGCAAGGTGGAATCACTGGCGACTGCTTTGTAAAAGTTGCTTACGAAGAGGCTTACACAGACGGTATTGGTCGTGTTCATCCAGGTCGTGTTCGTATCCTTCCTTTGAACTCATCTTTTGCATTTCCAGAGTTTCACCCACATGACCGCACACGTCTACTACGCTTTAAGCACAAGTACCGTTTCTGGGGAACTTCTTTAGAAGGTACACGTCAAGTATTTACCTACACAGAAATCCTTACTGATGACCTCATCGAAGAGTACATTAACGACGAACTCATTGATTCTCGCCCTAACCCGCTTGGTGTTGTTCCCGTTATTCATATTCCAAATATTCCTGTTGCTGGTTCTCCTTGGGGTCTTGCTGATTGTCATGACATTATTTCAATTAACCGTGCATACAATGAAATTTCGACGGACGTAGCAGACATCATCAATTACCACGCTGCACCTGTAACAGTTATTGTTGGTGCAAAGGCTTCTAACCTTGAGAAGGGTCCTAAGAAAGTTTGGGGCGGTCTTCCAAAAGATTCACAGGTATTTAACCTTGAAGGTGGAGCACAAGGTATTGAAGGTGCCCTTAAGTATCTAGAACTTCTAAAGCGTTCTATGCACGAAATGATGAACATTCCAGAGACTGCTCTTGGACAAGTACAGGCAATCTCGAATACCTCTGGTGTTGCGTTGTCTATTCAGTTCCAGCCTTTGATGAACCGTTGGTCACAAAAGGTGGCTCAGTACGGTGCAGGTATTGAAGCAATTAACGAACTTATTCTTTTGAACTTGGCTATTAAAGAGCCAGAAACTCTTATGTACAACCCTGATGAGGATGGTCCAATCAAGGACACTCAAATGGCTCAACTTGACCCAAATGACCCAATTACTTATCAGAACTACGTACAGTTCCCATCACCACTTCCACTCGACAAGTTGATTGCTCTTAATGAGATTCAGACTAAGTTGGGTATGGGTCTTGAGTCTAAGGAAGGTGCTCTTCGTACACTCGGTGAAGAGTTCCCAGAAGAGAAGTTGCAAGAGATTCGTGCTGAACTCCGTGAGGATGCTTTGGCTGACGGTGCTCTAGAACTTCTCCGAGTACAGATTCAGAAAGAAATCCAGGATATGACTGGCATGATGCCAGGACCTGATGGAACAACTGCTACTCCGTTGATGCCTACACAGATTGGTGACGGAGACGTTATTGGAGACAAGGTGCCAGGTGCTCCTACTCCAGAAACTGCTGCTGACCCTGCTGTTCAAGAAACAGCCATGGCAGAAGGAATGATTGAAGCGGATGTACGAAATAAACTCGTAACTGCTGCTTACGGAACCAAGATTCCTCAACGAAAAGCGGTAGACAGAGAATAAAAGAATTCAGATAAATAATCTGATTTACCCTGACAAGAGCACAAAAAAAGTGTGAAATTGCGGGGTAAGTAAAGTGGGACACGCAGGGCAACCTGTATTCGGACAATGACATAGAAAAGGTATGAGAATGACAACGGAAAATAACGAAGTAACTGGCGAAGTAACGGCTTCAAATGTCGCTGCCGAAACCATCATGACAAATGCAAGTGTTGGAGAAGTATCTTCAACCACTTCTGTTCCTTCTTTTAATTCAGGCTTTTCGCAAGATGACATTGCAAAGGCTCGTGAACAAGAGAAGGCAAAACTTTATCCTCAGATGGAGAAGTTAAAAGAGGAACTTGCAACCTTGAAGAAGGAGCGTGATGACCGTGCTGCGGAAGAAGAACGCAATCGTCAGGCTGCAATGCTAGAACAGCAGAAGCAGCAAGAAGAGGAAATGGACGTTCGTTCACTTCTTCAAAAGAAAGAGCAAGAATTTGCTGCACAGTTAGAAGCAGAGCGTCTTGAAAGAGAACGTGCCTTTGCACTACTTGAGCAGGAAAAGCACTTTCAAGATGTAATGCAGTACCGTCAACAACGTCTAGAGCAGGAACGTGATTCAATCATTCCTGAACTTGTAGATTTAATTGAAGGTAATGACCGTGATGAGATTGAGCAGAGCATCACGAATCTTAAAAACAAATCTGCTCAAATTCTCGGCTCTGTACAGGCGGCTTCACAGTCGGCTCGCAGAGAAATGGCTGGAACACGGGTAACCGCTCCAGCATCAGGACCTCTAGATAACGACTCGGAACAACGTTCGTACTCACCCGAATCTATTCGGGATATGTCATTGGCAGATTATGCGAAGCAAAGAGCCAAGTTACTTGGCGAAGCAGCAGGTAATCGTGGGCGAGGACTGTTCGGGTAATTTAATTAACCTAACACTAACAACTAACAAGAAAGGTTGATTCCAACTATGGCATCAGCGATTACAGGCTCCAGTCAACTGGCTGCAGCACCTACCGCATACAGCGGCACTAACACAAGCCTTTCACAAGCAATCCAGACCATCTGGTCTAAGGAAATCTTGTTCCAGGCAATGCCAATCCTTCGTTTCGAGCAGTTCGCAGTAAAGAAGACTGAACTTGGTGTAGCACCAGGTCTTCGTGTGAACTTCCTTCGTTACAAGAACTTTGCTGTAGACCCAGCACCTCTTACAGAAGGTGTACGTCTTACAACAAACGCTCTCACAGCAGAGCAGATTGCAATTACAGTTGCTGAACACGGCTACGCAGTAGCAGTTTCAGAACTTCTACTTAACGCATCATTCGATGACGTTATGGCATCATCTTCACGTCTTCTCGGTCGCCACATGGCACAGTACCTTGACGTACAGGCTCGCAACACTCTTGGTGCTGCTACCTCTGCTGTCTTCGGATACGACCGTTCAGGCATCTCAGGTGGAGCATTCACAAACTACGATGAAGGTTCAAAGGCAGCAAACCTTGCTGCTATTACAGCGAACCACAAGTTGACAACTGCAGCCGTTAAGGACGCAGCACTGACACTTGCATCAAAGAACATCCCTCGCCTTGGTGAGACCTATGTTCAGTTCATCCACCCTAAGCAGTCACGTGACATTCGTTCGAACCCAGAGTTCATCGAAGTTACAAAGTACGCTGCTCCAGGAAACTTCATGCTTGGTGAAATTGGTCGTCTATACGACGTAGTATTCATTGAGACAACACAGGTCAAGAAGTTGACAGGTGGAGTTGCAATCGATTACGCAAGCCAGGTTGGTGCTGTTTCAGACCAGACAACTGTTCCTGTAAAGGCTAACACTGGTCCAGGAACTGGTGGAAACCCAGAATCAGCAGGTGCTTCTGCAACTGCTGGTACACCAGGTGTTGACACTTATGAGTCAATCATGATTGGTGACAACGCATTTGGTCACGCTATCTCTCTTCCAGTTGAACTACGTGATGGTGGAGTTCTTGACTTCGGTCGTGAACACGCTCTTGCATGGTACGCAATTTGGGGTCTTGGCGTTATCACAGACCAGGCTATCGTTAAGGTCTACACCGCTTAATTTAAGCATGGGTTGGATAGGCCCCATACTCCTTCTTTGGGGCCTATCCACCACAATAATTTAAAAACTACTTTAGGAGAATACATACCGTGGCAAATACACCAACAAGTCCGCTTGATGCAACAGGCAAAGCAGCGGAAAAAGCACAAAAGAGTCGGGCAGAAGAACTGCGTAAGCGTCAAGATGAAATTTCAATCGCTAACCAGTTAGAAGCAGAATCATTGGAACGAGATGTCTTTGACCCAAAGCATCCAGACGTACCTATTGTTCTAGACGAAATCGAAGAAATTGGCGTAGGACTGGCTAATGACAAAGTCATTATCCGTACGATTACAGATATTGATGACATGACCTACGGTGTAGGCAATACCTACACATTCAAGGCTGGTGTTAAGTACTCAGTACCTCGTGACCTTGCTAATTATCTCGAAGGTCTAGGTTACATTTGGCGACCAAACTAAAAATTAGTCGTCAATAAGTCGGTACGTTCCCTCTGGTTTCCGCCCTCCTCCCAGAGGGACGTACCCCTTTTGTGCGTACTAATCGTAAATAATTTGCGATTATAGCCACAGGTAATTATTAGCATGGAGGATAAGTGACCACAGTATCCAGTCTCACCGATTTAGTTCGGTCAGAGTTGGGTGACACATCTAAGTCCTTCGTAATGCAGTTTATGGCAGACGGAACAACTAATAGATTTACCCTTCATTACGCTCCAGTAGACGCAACTGATGTCTTTGTAAGTTTTGACGGAGTAGATGTTTCAAACGATTGTTCTGTTGAAGAAGCAACTGGTGTCCTTGTAACAGACCAGGTACCTCTAGACGGGGTAGAAATTACAGTTGCTGGAAATTACTTTAGATACTTCACTACATCTGAGATTGAGCGTTTTGTTGATGCTGCTTTTCTACAGCATTCAAACAACAGAGTTGACTCTCTTGGACGTGTTCAAACATTAGAAAGACTTCCTGCTAACGAGGTCTATCCAGTAGCCCTACTTGCTACAACTCTTGCGTTGTACACCCTTGCTACTGACGCATCTTTTGATATTAATATTTCGGCTCCAGATGGAGTCAGCATCCCACGTGCAGAGCGTTACCGTCAGTTGATGGACATGCTCAATGCACGTAAAGAGCAATACCGTGAACTCTGTACTCTTATGGGTATCGGTCTATTTGGCATGGAGGTATTTACACTCCGCCGTATTTCACGCACAACAAACCACTACGTACCTCTATACCGACCACAGGAGGTGGACGATTACTCCTATCCAGAAAGAATCGAACTCCCACGCCCAACATACGGAGACAAACCATCAGAGCACCCTTATGACTCTGTGGAACTCACCGCTTACCAGGATGTGGCTTTCACATACTCCTTACCGTACACGGGTGACCTCACTACTAAGGGCGTTGTTGCGAACATCAGATGGAAAGCGGGAGTAGACCAATCCCACATGCCATTTACAGTAGTAGTTACTACTGCGGCAGGTTCAACAACAAGTCATACTATTACCTTGAGTTTAACGCAGGAACAAACAAAGAGACTTGCACAGCGTATGTATTGGGACGTTCAGTTTGTATATGACTCTGACGGTCACAAAGAAACATACAAGGCTGGCAAATTATTTACAGTACGTGAGGTGACTACATAATGGCTATTAATCCAGACAGCCCTAAGTACCCTGCGATTGACCCTTCCCTTCTTCCTGGTGTTCCAGGACAACGTGGTCCAACTGGTCCTTCTGGTACACCTGGAGGTCCTACAGGTCCTACTGGACCAACAGGTGCTGCAAGCACGGTAACTGGTCCACGTGGTGCAACTGGTTACACAGGTCCAACTGGTGCTAAAGGTGACACAGGTCCTCAAGGTCCTCGTGGTTACACAGGTGCACAAGGTATCCCTGGAACTGCAACCGCTACTGGTGCAACAGGTCCAACAGGTGCACAAGGACCAACAGGTCCAACTGGTGCTGACTCTTTAGTTACAGGTCCAACAGGTCCAACAGGTGCAGTATCAACAGTACCTGGACCAACAGGTGCTACTGGTCCTACAGGTTCTCCTGGTGTTATTGGTGTTGATGGTGCTACTGGTCCAACAGGTCCAACAGGTCAAGTTGGTGCACTAGGACCTACGGGTCCTACTGGTGCTGCCAGTACAGTTACAGGACCAACAGGTCCGACTGGTGCAACTGGTGCAGACTCAACTGTTACTGGCCCAACAGGAGCCACGGGTGCTACAGGAGCAACTGGAGCAACTGGAGCAACTGGTGCAACAGGTGCAACTGGAGCCACAGGTATTCAAGGACCAACGGGTGCTACAGGTCCCGTATCTACACAACCTTCAACCGTTCCTGGTCCTACTGGACCAACAGGACCTGCGGGTGCTGCAACAGTAATTAAGGGTGAATACGCTGACCTTGCAACACTTCGTGCTGCAAAGCCAACAGGTGCAGTCGGTGACGCTTATCTTTTAACTAATGGTGACCTTTGTGTTTGGAATCCAACACTTGCTGATTGGCAAAACGTTGGAAATATTCAAGGCGTTACTGGTCCACAAGGTTTGCAAGGACCTACTGGTGCAACAGGTGCAGCATCTAATGTAACTGGACCTACGGGTGCAACGGGACCAACAGGACCTACTGGTGCTACTGGAGCCGCTTCCACTGTAACTGGTCCTACAGGATATACAGGTCCTACAGGCCCTACTGGAGCCACAGGTGCAACTGGTGCTGCTTCTACTGTCACAGGACCAACTGGTCCTACAGGAGCAACTGGTGCTGCTGGTACTTCTATTTCTGTTAAAGGTGTTGTAGCAACAGTTGGTAACTTACCTTCTTCTGGCAATACTTCTGGTGATGCTTATGTTGTTCAAGCAGATACTCACCTTTATATTTGGTCTGGCTCTACTTGGATTGATGCTGGACCATTCGTTGGTCCAACAGGACCGACTGGTTACACAGGTCCTTCCGTAACTGGTCCTACAGGACCTATGGGTCCACGTAATGGAACTACTTTTGTTGTTACAAATAACGGTGGAAACACTGCTTATTTAATCCAGGGAATTGCTGGAAATACTCCAACACTTACTCTTGTACGTGGTGAGACCTATTACTTTGATGTAAGCGGTTTGAATATCAATGACCCACTTGCTTTGCGTTTAGCACAAGGAAATACAGCGTCTGTTCCAGGTACCACAAATAACGACCCTGTTGCAGGTAAGTACTCTGCTTCTTCAAATACAACAATTACTTATGTTGTTCCTTTAGATGCTCCTGCAAACATTGTTTACCAAAGCACAAATGATTTAACTCAAATTGGTGTGCTTGCAATTTTTGATAAGAAGGGTGAAACAGGTCCAACAGGACCTACTGGCCCAACAGGTGCTACAGGTCCTCAATCAACTGTTGAAGGACCAACAGGACCTACTGGTTACACAGGACCTACAGGACCTGTAGGTAGATTTACAGCAACAGGCCCTACTGCACCTGCAACAAATACAGCCCAAGCAGGTGATGGATGGTTTAACACATCTAACGCAAAAACTTATGTATTCTTTCAGGGTGTGTGGGTAGAAGTTGCTTCAGGAAATGCAGGACCTACTGGCCCACAAGGAACAGTTGGAACATTAGCAATATCTACCTCATGGTGGCTGGGTGCTTAGAATGATAAGGAAAGGTAGCAACTAATGCCAGGATTTTTAGGCGGTAGTTCAAGCGGAAGTGGAACAAGTGGAGAAATCCGTTTTCCTGCCGAATTAATTGACCCAGTAACGAAACTGCGTGTATCCGAACCGCAGACAATGATGGATACAGACTTTGAATATGGTCTGCAGCCAACAAAGTGGGAAACAGTTGAACTTATCAACAACACCCCTTCATTCTTTTCTGCTTCTGGTGATACAACAATCCCTAACCTTTTAGACTTAACAACAACCGCAGATTCACGTGAAATTAAAGTAACCACTTCTTTGCCTCACGGTCTTGCTGTTGGTATTCCTCTTAACGTTTCTGGCTCAAAGTCACTTACTGCAGATGGTGCTTACATCATTAACTCAGTGCCAGATACCACCACTTTTACATACCTTTGCAAGCAGAACCAGTTAGTTACTGCGTCAATTATTGACCTTTACACTTCTGTTATTACAGGACAGTTCTTCCAGGGTTCACAGATTAAGATTGCTGACTCTGAAGGTATCGTTACAAACGCTTCTGGAAGTTCAACACTTACAGTAAAGACAGATAGCCCTCACGGTTTTGGTGTTAACACTCCATTCTACTTCTTGAACCTTAACTCAACTATTTCTCAAGAGTTTGACTCATCAAACACTGGTGCTAAGACGTTTGACTCTTCAAATACAGCAACAGCACAGTCTTTTGATGGTTCCAATACTCTTACCTCTTACTCTCTTGATTTGAGTAACAAAGCAAATATTGGAGCAACTCCAAGCAGCATTGTTTCTTTTAATGCTACAACAGACACTATTACAGTAACCCACACGGCTGGTCAAGAAAACTTTGCAGGTAAGCAAATTGGTACACCTTTGTACTACAACATTTCTGCTGCTTCTGGTTACTTTGCTACTCGTCCTCGTGGTGTTGTTTACCTAAAGAGCACAGCCCTACTTGGAACTTCTTCTTCTGAATTCCAGGTTTCTGCTACCCCTGGTGGAGACGCTATTGATTTAACAGTGACTCTATCTGGAACTATTCAACTAGCAGTTCAGGCTGCACTATTTGCTGGTAACAACACAAGTGCGACTAATGAGACAACCGTAGCCCTTACTTCTGGAGGCCCTCTAGTATTTGATGGTGCTAACAACCTTGGTTCTGTAAACGGAACTAACACAACATTCTCTAACGGTTCTGCTCTTATTCAAACAACAAATAATGCTGGTTCTGGTGTTTCTACTGGCCTATCTGTTGGTTCTATGGTTCTTTACACAACCACAGGAACTGCAGCAGGTGGTCTAACTAACAACACAACTTACTGGCTTACATACTTCAACATCATCGTTTCTCCAGCCCCAGGACTTATCCAGATTAAGTTGTCTGCAACAGTTGGTGGTTCTGAGATTGTTATTACAAGCCAGGGTTCTGGAACCCATACTTTCCAGCAAATTGGCGTATCTGTAGATAAAGACGTACTGCATATCCCTGCTCACGGTCTAGTTACTGGTGACATGGTTAAGTACTCTTACCCATCTGGTGGAGCACTTACACGTTTGTCTTTCACAAAGGACTACATGTACATCACCCGTCTAGATGCAAATAACGTTCAACTTGAATCAAGTTCTGGACTGAGCATTACTGGCGGACCTACACCTACAACAATTTCAGTATCTGGTCAGTCTTATAAGGTATTGACCTTTACAACAGTGGGTACTTCAACAGTTAACGTAACTGGTGCTGGAACTGTGGATTACATGGTTGTTGCTGGTGGTGGTTCAGGCGGTTCTGACATGGGTGGCGGTGGAGGTGCTGGAGGTTATCTAGCAGGAACTGCTGTACCTATTACTTCTGGAACTGTAACTGTCACTGTTGGTGCAGGTGGTCAGGGAGATAACTCAGGTGTTGGTAACCGACGTGGTTGGGAAGGCGGAAACTCCTCAATCGTTGGTGGCGGACTTAATATTGTTTCTCTTGGTGGCGGTGGCGGTGCTTCTAACCACGACCGTGCAGATAACCCTGCTCTTCGTTCAGGTGTTGGCTCTGGTGGTGGCGGTTCAGGTGGAGCAAACAACAACTCTGGTTCAGGCTACGGCGGTTCCGTAAACGGTTTTGGTACACCAGGTCAAGGTAATAATGGTGCTGGTGGTGGCGGTGCTTGGTACCCAGGTGGCGGTGGCGGTGCTGGTGCTGCTGGTCAAAACACTGGAAATAATCCACAAGGTGGAATTGGTGTATTCAACGACATTACAGGAACAGGTTATTACTGGGCTGGTGGCGGTGGCGGTGCTGGTTATACTCAGTGCGGTGGTCAAGGCGGTAATGGTGGTGGCGGTGGAGGTTCTCCATGTACACCATCAGGTGGTGCTGGATTAAACCCAGGTCAAGGTGGTCAAGGTGGCGGTACTAGCACTTGGGCTAACGTACCTGGCGGTAACGCTGGTGCAAACACTGGTGGCGGTGGTGGTGGCGGTGCTCACTACAACTCAAATAACCGTGGTGGTTATGGTGGTTCAGGTATTGTCGTCATTAGGTATAAGGGGTAAACATGCCAATTAATATTACTGCTGCTGGTACTACAGGTACACACTCATTAGTTAAGACATCTGTTAACGTTGAAGACAACTTCATCTACGTTAATAGAACTGCTGGTGCTAATTTTGCCTCTGGTTTTACTGCCACTGCTAATGCTCCTTGGATTTATCGTTCAGGTACAGGTGTCATCACTGGATTTACCTCTGGTGGCCTTGTATTTTCAAACATCGTAGATGAAAGTAAACTTACTTTTTCTGCTACACCTAACGGTACTGCTATTGACATTACTGATTTTACAACTGGTAACGTTACATTTAACTTCCCATTTGTTTACTCAAATAAGATTCATCTAACTTCTTTGTATAACAACCAACAGGCAGTTAAGTACTACACAAACAGTACCCCTATTACAGGGTTGACTTCTGGCAACACATACTACGTCAAACAAACATCTAGTGCTTTTACAGATATCGCAGCACCTTTGTACTCATTTACTTCATTTAACTTTACTACTGCTGGAGTAACTGGTCGTACAGGCCCAACACTTTCACAGTTAACAACTGCTTACTCTTCTGCAACATGGACTGCAAATACAGCGTACTTTAATCAGGGAAGTTTCCAAGGATATCAAGACTGGACAGTTCCTGTAACTGGTACATACACATTTACAGTAAAGGGTGCTCCTGGTAAAACAGCACGTGCTGCTGGTGGTGGTGGAGGTATCGTTAAGGGTACTGTCAACCTCACTCGTGGTGAGATTATTACTATTGCTGTTGGACAGCGTGGTTCTAACCCAGGTAACAACGATGCTTGGCCTTCTTCTTCTGGAGCAACCTTTGTTGTTCGCAAAGAAGGAAACGTTCCTTTGTTTGTTGCTGGTGCTGGTTCTTCTCCTTCTAACACCACTCCTGGTCGCAATGCTTTAATGACAACAGCAGGTGATAACGCAAACCTCACTGGTGGTCAAAACGGTAACGGTGCTCCTGGTGGAACTGCTGGTGGTGGTGGAGGTGGATTCCTCGGTGCTGGTGGTAACTCTTCATACGGTGGCGGTGGTGGAGGCTTTAACAACGGCCTCGTAGGTGGTTCTGGTGCAGGTGGCTCATCTGCAAACGGTGGTTTTGGTGGCGGTGCTGGTTCTGACGGTGAAGCCTATGGTGCTCCTGGTGGTGCTGGTGGTTACTCTGGTGGTGCTGCTGGTAACGCTCAAGGTACTGCTCCTGGTGGTGGTGGAGGTTCCTTCATTATCTCTAGTGCTAAGAACGCAGGTACATCTACTGGTCAGTTCAATGGTTCAACAGCATTTAACGGATTCACCCTTACTAACGAAGGCTTTAATACAGGAGATGTAGAAGGTTCAGTTTCTGTAGTTCTAACTTCGGCTGCTGCTGGTGCTCTTACTATTCACCCAACTGCTGCAGATGCTAATGCTGGAACAAACGCAATCACTTTGACTCCTGCTGGTAGTGAGTATCACGCATTTTACCCAATTAGTTTAGACCTTGAGAACAACACAATTAATACTACTGATGCTCATGGTTTGGCTAATGGTGATGCGGTTGTTTATCGACTTACTTCTGGTGCTACTCCAGCCGCTCCTTTAAATACAACTACAACTTATTACGTTAATAAGGTAGACAACTGGACATACAAACTAAGTACAACTCCGCAAACTGCTGGGTTTACAAACATAGACTTCACAAGCCCATCGACACAAAATGCTGCAGAAACTTTTGGAAAGGTTGTTGCTAATACAGCAACAAATACAATCACCATTCCTAGCCACGGTTTCTTGGCTGGTCAGCCAGTTCGATATCAGGTAAACAGCCCTGGTGCTAGAAACATCTCTACAGCAGTTCGTACTGGAAATCTTGTAACAATGACTACTACGGCTACCCATAATGCCGTTGTAGGTCAAACTGTAACTGTTGCTGGAACATCTAACACAGATTTAAATGGTGCATTCATTATTGCTGCTGTTCCAAGCACAACGACCTTTACGTTTACTACAAGCACAAGTGGAACTATCACATCAACATCTGGTGGAACAGCCACTATTGCGAGTCTTCCAATTACACCGCTTCAAGACGGTGCAACTTACTACGTCAAGACTGTAGTTGATTCCAACAACATTCAGTTGAGCCAGTCACTTGGTTCAGATGTTATTGATTTAACTGCTGCTGGTTCTGGAACAACTCACTCTTTTATTTATGTGGTTGTTAACCTTTCAGACGAGAGCCTCTACATTCCAGGTCACGATTTGGTTACAGGTTCTAAGGTTGTTTACTCAACTGGTGGTGGAACTGCAATTGGTGGACTTACAAACGGACAGTCTTACTTTATCTATAAGGTGGACAACAACCTAGTACGTCTTGCCAGCGATAAGGCTGGTCAAAACATTATCAACCTATCTAGTTTGGGCACAGGAAACCACTCACTTACAACAAGTGCAGTAGATATTGCTAATACTGGATTAACAGCAAACTCTATCTCTATTCCAAATCACGGATTCTCTACTGGAGAACTTGTTCAGTATGACTCTGTTGGTCAAACAGCAATTGGTGGTCTTGTTTCAGGTAACCCATACTACGTAATTGCAACTGACGGAAATCAGATTCAATTAGCAACAACACTGGTAAATGCTCAAAGTGGTGTGCCAATTGACCTTACTTCTCTTGGAACAGGCCGCCACAGAATTTTGTCTTTGGGTCGTTCTCCAGATGGAACATACACAATTAACGCTGTTCCAGATGCTTACTCATTTACTGTACCCGCAAATGGTCTTGTTCCTGTTATCGATAAGACCTTTACACCTCGTCAAGTAGTTGACCTACAGCAAAATAACATCAAGATTTTGTCTCATGGATTTATTACTGGAACAAAACTTACCTACACAAATGCTGGCGGTACCTCTATTGGTGGTTTAACTAGTGGCAATGACTACTACGCAATTGCTATCAACAAAGACTACATTCGCCTTGCATCAACAGTAGACAATGCTTCTTCTGGTATCCCAATTGTGTTTACCACATTTGGTGCTGGTGCAGACCACTCATTGAAGACATACCAGATTAATGGGTATGTAACTGGTGCTGGAACTGTAACCACAGCAAGTGGTTCGACCCTCGTAAACGGTAGTAACACTGCTTTTGCAAAGATTCTTAAAGTTGGTGACCGTTTCCGTTTGTTCCCACCAAACACCGTGACTCAGGTAACTTTTGCTGCTTCTGCTGTAGTAGTTAACCCAACAAACACTATTACATCTAATGGACATTCTTTTAACACAGGTGACTGCGTTCTTTACTTGTCTGGTTCTGGCGGTGTAGCACCTACTGGTTTAACTTCTAACCAGTTCTACTTCTTACGTCGAGTTGATGCAAACACTATTAAGTTGTTTAACACATCATCAGACGCTACCGCTAATACAAACCCAGTGGTTATTACAACACAGGGTTCAGGAAGTGCTCATACTCTTTCACGCACACTTCCAACAGCACCTATTGTTCGCAAGATTACTGCTATTGGTTCTGATACACAGATTACTGTTGACCGTCCTTACACCACAACCTTTACAGGTGTCTCGTACTCATATCAGACCTTCTTGTATGTGCGTCCACAGGGTTACAGCCTTCACCGTTCATTTGACGGTGGTGTTGAAATGTCTGTTGGTGTCGGTACTTCATGGGCTTCAATTATTCGTCAAACCCGTAAGTACTTCCGTTACCAGTCAGGTAAGGGTCTTCAGACATCATTTGGTATTAACTTCAAGCCAACAATTGACCTAGAAAAGGTATTCAAGGTTTCAAACACTACCTTCCAGTGTGTCACTCGTCGTCCTCATGGATTGATTAACGGCCTTTTTGTAAAGATTTCTGAAGCGTTAACTTCTACTGGAGCAACAAGCACTGTTTATAACGGAACTTTCCAAGTAACAGTAATTGACTCAACAAACTTCACTTGTATTGCATCCAGTGTTCCTAATGCTCCAGACAACATTGCTTACGGATTCCCTCAGTTCAATGTTTCTTCTTGGCAAAACGGTGCTATCCGTGCAGGTATGTTTGACTTCCAGAACGGTATGTTCTTTGAGTTTGACGGTCAAAAACTGTATGCGGTTCGTCGTTCTTCAACACAGCAGGTCGGAGGAACAGCAGCAGCCCTTCAAGGCTCTGAGTTCGTATTCGGTACAGGAACATCGTTCTCAACTCAACTTGCTGTAAATGACTACATTGTTATGCGTGGTCAGTCTTACAAGGTATCAAGCATTCTTAGTGATACTCGTATCACTATTAAGCCTGAGTATAAGGGTGCTTCTGGAATTGAAAAAGAGTTCAACCCAGGAAATGGTACAACTGGAGTTGTTCGTCAAGATGACGACAAGTTCTTCCTACAAAGCCACGGATTTACAGAACTTCTTCCAGTTGTATACAACTCAATTGACGGAAGCCCTATTGGTGGTTTGATTAACGGTAAGACTTACTATGTAAGCCTTATTGATAACAATAACTTCCAGTTGAAGGCAACACCTGATTCATCTCAGGTTGTAGCAATCTCTGATGCAGGTAGTGGAAACCCACACTCATTTACTCCTGCTAAGTCAGGAATTATTGTCACAAAGACAGTAGACCTTCGCACTCCACAAGAAGACTTCTCTATCGACCCTCTAGATGGAACAGGTCCTACAGGTTACAACCTTGACCTTGGAACTATCCAGATGGCCTATATTGACTACTCTTGGTACGGTGCTGGAAAGATTCGTTACGGGTTTAAGACAGTATCTGGTGAAGTTCAGTATGTACACGAGTACATCCACAACAACTACATGCTTGAGTCTTACTTCCGTTCAGGTAACTTGCCTACACGTTACGAAGTAACTACTTACGCAAACCCAACCTACATTCCGTTCCTATTCCACTGGGGTACTTCGGTTATCATGGATGGTAAGTTTGACGATGATAAGGCTTACCTCTTTACTCAATCAGGTCAGACCCTATCTATTACAGGAACAACAGCCAAGTCCTTTGGTTCACGAGCAATCACGATTGCTAATAACCAAATAAACATCCCTACTCATGGTTTTGCTTCTGGTGATGCTGTTACGTTTATTGGTTTAACTGCTTCTGGATTAACTGGTTCAAATAACCAGAACCCAGCAATTACGGCTCAACCAGCAAACTACAACTTCTCTAACCTTCAGAACTCATCTACTTTGTATGTTCGTGCAATTGATGCTAACAACGTTACTTTGCATCCAACACAAGGAGATGCGACTGCAACTGGTGGAACAAACATCATTGACATTACCTCTCAGGGTAACCAGCAGTACACCTACTACTTGTACCCACTTGGCTCACTTAACAACACAACAGGTGTTAACTATCAGCCACTTCTTTCAATTCGCTTGTCACCTTCGGTATCAAGCGGTTTGACAGGTAAGTTGGGTGACCGTGACGTTATCAACCGTATGCAGTTGCGTATGAAGGAACTATCTATTCAGACAACTCAACTTGTTGACGTAAAGGTGTTGATTAACCCACGCCTCAATAACTTGAACTTTACTGGTGTGCCAGTGCCTTCATTGACACAGATTATTCAACACAACTCAAACGACACCATCTCTGGTGGAACACAGATTTACAACTTCCGTGCTGCTGGTCAGAACGGTGTTGAGCAGTCAACGACTGTTGATATCTCAGAGTTGTTCGAATTATCGAACTCCATTCTTGGTGGAGACTCAGTATTCCCAGACGGTCCAGATATCTTGACGATTGCTGTGGCACGTTTGACTGGTAACACTACACTTACATCAGCAAAGTTAACTTGGACTGAAGCACAGGCATAGGAGGCACTCATGGCGATTATTCGACTTGGAGTTGCATCCCCTGCAGCAAATACTCCAACACAACTTGCTTCTGTACTAAATTCGCATTTAGTGTCGGTAGTTGCGGCAAACACCTCTGGTCAGTCATCTCCTGTGTGCAAGGTAGACATCTACGTTGTTCCTCAAGGTGCTGGAAGTAGCAGTGAGTACGCCTACATCTGCTCTAATTTAACTATTGGAGTGGGACAGTCATTCGAAACATTTAAGGTTGCCCTTAACCCAAATGACACCATTTATGTAGAGTCAACTATTGCTAATACCTCGTTCTCTGCTTTTGGTCTTCTTCAAGCAGAAGATGTTGGACCATCAGATTTGCCAGCAGTGTTTAGCAACAAAACGATTCGTGGAGACAACAACACTCTTTACTTAGAGTCTGGAGCAACAAGCACTCGCCCAGTTGATGCACAAGAAGGATACGTTAGATACAATACCGACTTTAAGGCTTTAGAAGTACTAACAGCCTCTGGATGGAAAACGGTGAGTGCTTCCTAATGCCAGTAACACGACTTGCTGTATCTAATCCTGCAGCCGACGTTTTAACAACACTTATAACTGCTGATAAAGGCTACCTTGCTGCTGTTGTTATTGCTAATAAAGGCACTAACTCTGGTAACACATCTATTTATGTTGTCCCAACTGGTGGTACTTATACAGACCCCACTTCTTTTACAATCGTAAAAAACCTAGAAATTGGTTACGGTCAGGCATTTGAAACGTTTAGATTTGCTTTAAATACAGGTGATTCAATCCAAGTTATTAGTAATAAAGATGACTTCTCTTACTCTGTAAATGCTGCTTACGAAGTAAACGGCAAGCAGTATGTAACATACGGAGCAAACGCCCCTACTCAACCAGTAATTGGTGATATTTGGATTAAGACAAACAACGCTGTTTCTTTTTGGAATGGCTCTGTATGGATTGATTCGGTAACAGCAGGAGCAACAGGTCCAACAGGCCCACAAGGTGAGGCTTCAACAGTTGCTGGACCTACAGGACCAACTGGACCTTCTGGTGGACCAACAGGACCAACAGGAGCAACGGGACCTACTGGACCAATCTCTACTGTTATGGGACCAACAGGACCAACAGGCCCAACAGGAATAAACGGCCCTGTTACACCCCCTACGGCTAGTTCTACAGGAACTGCTGGAACTGTTGTTTGGGATGCTGACTATATTTACGTGTGTACTGCTACAAATACCTGGAAGAGAGCAGCAATAACCACTTGGACATAAGGTAGGCTGTAAGCACACTTAACATCGGAGCATAACTTGAAAAAAATAAAGTTCATACCACAACCAATGAGCCTACCTACCTTTAATGGGCAAACTGAACAGATAAAACTTCCTGCTCCTACACCTGCAAGTAAAGATATTCCTGAGTTTTATGTAAAAGCAAAGCGTTGGATGGGTGAAGATAACAAGCCCGTTATATCTGGCTATCAAGCCAATCACGATGTAAAGTCCTGTGTTTCATTCTTGGACTCTTTTACTCACGGTTACTTTTTAACTACTTGGACAGATGCACAAGTCAACGCTATTGATGAAACTGTTTCTAACATCAATTGGCTTACTACACCAGACATGGTGACTCTTCGTACATCCGAGTTAGCAAGCACTTTGCCAGTACCCGCAGGACACACAAACCAACAGTTTGCGTGGATTGGTCAGTGGGGTATTGAAGTTCCAAAGGGATACAGTGTTTTAATTACTCACCCTTTTAATAGGTTTGATTTACCTTTTACCACTTTGTCTGGAATTATTGATGGAGATTCATACCACGCTTCTGGCAATCTCCCCTTCTTTTTGAAGTCTGGCTGGGAAGGAATTATTCCTGCTGGTACTCCGTTTGCTCAAGTCATCCCTATTAAGAGAGATAACTGGACTTCAGAAGTAGGGACTAGCGAAGACATAAACAAGGTTGCTCAACAGTCGTATGACTCTCGTAGAGTTGTTAGTGGTTTATACAAAAAGAAGTACTGGTCTAGAAAGTCATTTGAATGAAAATCGCTGTATACACAATCGCACTAAACGAAGAGCAGTTTGTTGAGAAGTGGTATGAGTCTGCTAAAGAAGCAGACTACCTTCTTATAGCAGACACAGGTTCTACAGACGGTACTGTGGAAAAAGCCAAGGCTCTTGGTATCAACGTTATCCAGATAAACATTAGACCCTGGCGTTTTGAAGATGCTCGTAATGCTTCTTTAGCAGCACTCCCATTAGACATCGACTACTGCGTTGCCCTGGATATGGACGAAGTGTTTGTACCTGGTTGGCGACCACACCTTGAAGCAGTTTCTAAAGAAGTTACAAGACCTAGATACAAGTACACCTGGTCCTGGAACCCAGATGGAACAGAGGGTCTTACGTATTACGGCGACAAGATTCATGCTCGTCAAGGTTACAGATGGAAGCACCCTGTACATGAGGTTCTTTCTCCGTACCTAATTGAAGAGAAGCAAGCCAATGTCGGGCTAGAAATTCATCACTTCCCAGACAATACAAAGTCACGCAAGCAATACTTCCCAATGCTAGAGATGGCAACTGCAGAAGACCCACACGATGACCGTAATGCTCATTACCTTGGTCGTGAGTACTACTACTACGGAATGTGCGAAAAGGCTAAGGCTGAGTTACAGCGTCACCTAGCACTTCCACGTGCACGGTGGAATGTAGAACGTGCTGCATCTATGCGATACATCGCTAAGTGTTCGCAAGGACAAGAACGAGAAGAGTGGTTTCTCAAGGCTCACAATGAAGCCCAAGACTCTCGTGAACCTTTGGTTGATTTGGCTGAGTACTACTACGAGAATGAAAAGTGGGTTGAGTCTTTAGAGTATGCCCTTAAAGCACTAGCCATTAAAGACAAGCCAGAGCAGTACCTCAATGAAGCCAAGGCTTGGGGAGCACTTCCCCATGACTTAGCGGCAATTGCTTTGTACAATCTAGGTCGTAAAGAAGAAGCCCTGACTTATGGTCAACAAGCACTTATGCTTGACCCTAACGATGAACGTCTAAAGAAGAATGTAGAGTTCTTTTCCGCTTAGGAGCCAATATGCGTGGTAGCAGGTTACAAGGTCGCTTTAACCTTGACTACGAATCAAAGCGTATTTACGAGGGTATTCAAGAAGACCTTCAACACCCAGTAGGGGTTGAGGTTGACTGGTTCCGTTGGAGTAACCAATGGGCTGCAGAAAACATTGAGACCATTCGTGACGATATCTACGATGTATCTAGTTCAGTCCACAATGAGGGTCGTCGTTGGATGCTTCCATTTAATATGCCTTGCGTTACCGCCCAGTTAGTTCGTGGAAGTAACGAGATGAACGAACGAGGCTTCTATATTGTAGATACCCTCCGCATTGTCCTAAATGTTGGCGATGTGCAAAGACTTGTCCCTGACATGCTAGTAAACCCTGACATGCACATAAAAGACCGTATCCTTTACCGAGGAAACGTGTTTACTCCAACTCGTGTATTGCCACGTGGACACTTTGGGAACTACTGGGCTGTCATCACTGTTGAATGTACTGAAGTCAATGCTGATGAACTAGTTAATGACCCACAGTTCCAGCAATACGCTTTGAAGGGCACAAAAGATTTACCACCTGTTACATATCCTGGATATGGACAAGGCAACTTTGGAACTGAAGAGTACGGAAGGTAGAAAATGAACCAAGAACAATATGAGGCAGCCAAGGCTGTACTTGAGGCTGAACTAGCAAACACACTTGATGAACGTGAGAAAACACGTATTGAGGAAGCACTTGCTGCTATTGCCAAATTGGTCGTAACAGATGCCTCTGAATAAACCTAATTACGGAGATTTAAATTGGCACATTGCTCTAAATGCTGCCCTTGATTATTTAGACAGTAAGTTAGGTACTCAAGGTCCAACAGGACCTGCTGGTGCTGGAAGCAACCTAGGCTCAGTCACTCAAAGCATCGTGCCTTCTGTCGATAACCTCTACACACTTGGAACTCCTACTAAGCGTTGGGAATCCCTGCACATTGGTCCAGGAACTATCTATATTACCGATGACGTTTTAGGAACTGAAGCAGGTCTTCAAGTATCTGACGGAATTCTCTATATTAACGGTGCTTACCAGTTACAGGTAGGTAACCTAAAGTTTGTTAATAACAACATTGAATCTATTCAACCAAATGTAGACATTGACATAGGACTTACAACTTCTTCAGGAAGAATAGTTTTAAATCGCAATATTCGTATTGCTAGTGGTAAGTCACTTACCTTTGGTGATGGAACTGTACAAACAACCGCTGCATCTGCAATCGTTGGACCTACAGGACCGACAGGTGCTTCTGGTACTAACGGTGCAACAGGACCTACAGGAGCCACGGGTCCTCAAGGACCAATTGGACCAGCAGGTCAACAAGGTAGTCAAGGTAATGCAGGTCCTACAGGAGCAACTGGAGCACTCGGACCTACAGGTGCAACAGGTCCACAAGGTGTTGGTATTCAAATCAAGGGTTCTTTTGCAACACGTGCAGCATTTAACGCTGCAACATTAATTGGTAGCCCTGGAGATGTTTGGCTTATTGTTGATGATGGCTCACTTCTTTTGTGGAATCCATCAGGTTCAACATGGGTTGATATTGGAGATGTTTTAGGACCTACAGGACCTACAGGCCCATCAGTTACAGGACCAACAGGACCTACTGGTGCTGCTTCTACAGTTACAGGACCAACAGGTTCACAAGGACCAGTTGGACCACAAGGTACTCAAGGTCCTACAGGACCTACTGGTGCTGCTTCTACAGTTACAGGACCAACAGGTCCAACTGGTGCAATAGGAGTAACTGGACCAACAGGACCACAAGGTTTATCAGTTACAGGTCCTACAGGACCGCAAGGTATTCAAGGAGCAACTGGACCAACTGGACCTGCGTCTACAATAGCAGGACCAACGGGACCTAGTGGACCTACTGGTGCACTTGGACCTACAGGACCACAAGGTGTGCAAGGTTTACAAGGAGTACAAGGACCAACTGGACCAACAGGTGCAGCAAGTACTGTTACTGGACCTACAGGAGCCACAGGACCTGCAGCCTCATCTGAATTTACAGCATGGACTTCATACACCCCTACGTGGACAGCATCAACTACAAATCCAACTATTGGTAATGGTTCTATTACTGGAAACTACAAGCAAATTGGTAAAACAGTTTGGTTTAGAATCCTTATTACAGACGGGTCTACGACCTCAGAAGGTTCAGGAAATTACTCTGTATCTTTACCAGTAGCACCTATTACTGGCTCTATCTTTACATTTATGGGAAGTGCGGGAACAGGAACGTTCCTTATCTATGGTATTTCTACTGCAGGTTCAACTACTCTTCCTCTATATGCACAGACATCCACAACTACTACAGCCAGAATGACACCTACCTATCCAACAAATATTGGAACTGGTGACACTATTTCTATTTCTGGAACATACGAGGTTGCATAATGCCATTTAAATCAGAAGCACAACGTCGCCTTATGTGGGCTAAAGACCCAAAGATGGCAAAGGAATGGGAGTCTAAAACTCCCAAAGGTAAACAACTTCCAGAAAAGGTAAAGAAAAATGGCGGAAAAAAAGAAGGTCGTTAAGCCAGAAAAGCCAGTTACTTTAGGTATTGGAGTTCCTGGTAAAAAGAAGTCGGTTACACACAAGGTCTCCAAAAACAAAAAAGGAGATGTGGTTGTAGAACATACAAACACAAACCAAGGTAAGTACGACAAGATTAACCTCACCAAAATGGGTGGCTCTAAGACCGTTCAGCAAGGCGTTAAGGCTGTGCAGAAATGGCATAAAGCAAACCCACATACAAGTAGGAGTAAGTAATGGCTAAAGACAGCAACCCATGTTGGGACGGCTACGTTCAGGTAGGATTCAAGAACAAGAACGGCAAGAAAGTGCCTAACTGTGTTCCTGAAGGTTCAGGTAAAAAGAAAGTATCCAAGCCAAAGAAAGTAGGAAAAAAGTAATGTGTGCAACCTGTGGATGTATGAAGAAAAAAGGCGAGCCAGGTTTTGGCAAGGGAGCCAAGGGTAAGAAGTCCCTATCTCCAAAGCAAGCCAAAATTGCTGGTGCAGCAAAGCCAACAGACAAGATTGATGGCAAAGATTTCAAGGCTCTTAAGGCAAAGAAGAAGAAGTAATGTGTGCATCATGCGGTTGCAAGTGCACCAAGACTAAGGCGATGAAAGGCTGCAAGTGCCAGTGCAATACTTGCAAGGCAGCCCGTTCAGGAAAGGGTAAGTAATGTCAAAGTACACAAAAGCCTCTGACAAGAAACAAGACGCTAAAACCACTAAGGGTCTTGATAAAGAAGAAAAAGCCAAGTTTGAAAAGATGGACAAGAAACACCGTAAGCCTAAGTCTCAAGAAGACGACCGTGCTATGGATGTTAAGAACGTCAAGAAAATCAAGGCTGCCTCTAAAAAGCATGAAGCCCGTGAAGGTAAAAAGGGTGAAAAGGCTGAGGACAAACGAGAAAAGAAAAAGAAGTAATGAGTTAAGCCCCCAGAGATGGGGGCTTTTCTTTATTCTTGCCATAGTAGAACCATGCGGGTTCTGCTGTTTTACCTGCTGATTACTTTGCTTAAAGGGGACTTATGTCTACGCCTTGGTTTGAACAACTTGCTGATAAGCAGTCTGTTCAAGAACGTGACGAATTTGTCAAAGGAATGTATGGCCTTAACACGGGCCAATATCAGCATGGAAAACTTTTGCTAGGTTTACTAGCAGGTTACGCATTTGGTAAATACGCCTTTGGTTCAAAGAAGTCACGTGATGACCGACGCTAACTGGAAGACAGCCTTTAAAGCAGCAGGAACAGAAACTGCTCAATATATGACCTCTCAAGTCAGAGAAGACTTGCTTTCTGAGGGTCTAGATTCACGCATGGTAAAGAGAGTCCGCTTTCATTTTGCGGGCAATAAGTTTGAACTTAAGATGCCTGATAAAGTAAAAAAGGCTGTAGATACTTTAGAGTACGGCTCTTCCAATACCCCACCTTCTGCAGTTCTTCGCAAGTTTGCCAATAGAACTCAAGAAGCAGAAAAACTCTTTACTCAAAGAGTGGCTGCTTACATGGCTGGAGGTAAGAAGTGAAGGGTCCATTATTTTTAGCAGAAGACGAGGCTCTTCGTAATCACCTTAAGGGTTTAACTGTCTCAGACCAACGCTCTGACAACGAAGGTGTGGCTCGTCCTGTGGGTGTTTGGTTTGGACAACCTGACCAAGAAATAAGAGACCAGTCTTACCCATACATCACCATCGACATGATTGATGTTGCAGAAGCACGTGAACGTGCAATGCGTGGCCTTGTTGCACCTACCTATCTAGAACCAGAACTTGGTTCAGATGAAGGCTGGGTTATCGACATGCCAGTTCCAATCAATATCGATTACCAGGTAACTACCTTTGCTCGTAACCCACGCCATGACCGACAAATCTTAAGTCAGTTAATGGTTGATAAACTAAGACTTCGGTTTGGGTATCTACTCCCAAGTGACGACACAGTTCGTCGTTTGGATGTTTTAGATATTACAAAACGAGACACAGTTGAGGCTGGAAAACGTCTCTTCATGAACGCAATAACCGTGAGAGTTTCAAGTGAAATCTCACAGACCCAAGCAAAAACACTATACAAGGTGCAGGACATCAATCTCTCAGGTCCAGACATATCTCCTCGTGGAGATTTTTCTGGTCCCGTTTCGGACAACAGATACTAATAATTCGGACTAACCCCCAACCAATCTAGTTAGGAGAAAAAACTATGGCGACTTACAAACGCCCAGGCGTTTACGTAACTGAACGTCTACTTCCTGCACAAGTTGTATCAGGAGGAACTGCTCAAGCAGCAGGTGCCGTTATTGCACCTTTTGCAAAGGGTCCTTCAACTCTAAAACTTGTCAGTTCTTGGTATGAATTTACCAAGTACTTTGGTGGCTATAACGCTGCCTACCCAGCGACATTCCAAGTTGGAGCCTTTTTCCAAAATGGTGGTCGTGACCTTTATGTCGTACGTATGCTTCCATCAGATGCTTCAAATGCTATTGCTTCAATTGGACGTGCTTCAGGTTCAGGAACTGTAGTTACAGTAACTGCAAAAAACAAAGGCATGGATGGAACCAACCTTCGTGTTAAGTTAACAGCAGGTTCTTTTGGTGCTGGATACTACGACTTCACCGTATACGAAGAGCAAGTTGCTGGAACATCATCAGATGTTTCAAACGACATTGTTCTTGAAAACTACGAAAACATCGTCCTTAATTCAACAACCTCTACAGACTACCTTCCAACTGTTGTAAACCTCGTTTCTGACTACGTGTCAGTTGCTGTTGGAGACAACGTAAATGCTCCATCAACAGCCGTAGTTCCTCTAGCAGGAAGTGGTTTAGATGGTGGTTCACTTAACCTTGCCGCATACACAGATACTGCAAATGGTCCTGCCGCTAAACTAGCAGCAGTAAACCGACCACTTGTTATCTTTATGCCAGCATTGTGGACAACTATTACAGAGTCAGATGTTGATGACGTGTACAGCACAATGGCTTCATTTGCTGCTACAGACGGAAAGCATTACATCGTTGCTGAAACAAAAGCGGGTCTTGCTCCAAGTGCAGCGATTACTGCTGCAGGTCTTCTCGGTGTTACAAGCCACGAAGCAGTGTATTACCCTCACTACTACATCTCAGACCCAGTTGGACGAAGCAGCAGTGCTATTCGTTTGATTGGACCTGCTGGTGCAGTTGCTGGTATTTACCTGAACACAGATGCAACTACTGGTCCTTTCAAGGCTCCAGCAGGACTTGGAACAACTGTCCAAGGTGCAATTGCTGTTGAAAGAGCATTTACAAATGCGGAACTTGACAGCCTAAATGTTGCTACATCTCCAGTAAACCCAATTCGTCAAATTCCAGGTGCAGGTATCTCAGTAATGGGTGCACGTACTTTGAAGCAAGACGGAACAGCAAACAAGTACGTGAACATGCGTCGCTCACTCATCTACTTAAACAAGGCACTTTCTGATGCAACTGAATTTGCTATGTTTGAGAACAATGACGAACGTCTGTGGTCACGTATTAACACCCGCATTATTTCTATCCTGAACGATTACCGTAATCAGGGTGGTCTACGTGGTGCTACTCCAGCAGAGGCTTTCTTTGTAAAGTGCGATGCTGAAAACAACACAGCAGAAACAATTGCTCAAGGACAAGTAAACATTGAAGTTGGTGTTGCACTGCAATACCCAGCCGAATATGTCGTCATAACCCTTAGCCAGAAGACTCTAGTCTAGAAAGAAGGAAAGACATAAATGGCATCTATTGACCAAAATCGCTCATCTCTTGAGACCGACCCAATCCGTAACTTTCGGTTCTTGGTCTCATTCCTACCTGTAGGAACAAACAACCTAAAGGTTGATGAAGTAACTCTTGGGTTCACATCAGTCTCTGGTTTGGCTGTTACTACAGATTCAATCCCTTACCGTGAAGGTGGATACAACACCACTGTTCACCAGATTCCAGGACAAACCTCATTCCAGCCAATCACTCTTCAACACGGTGTATTGCTTGGAAAGAAGTACGAGTGGGACTGGATGCGTAACCTTTTTGCAACAGTGCAGGGAGACGCAAAGCGTAAGGTTACAGACAACTTCCGTGTAGACCTTGAAATCAAGGTTATGGCACACCCAATTCCAGATGTGACAACACCTGGCGTTGACGATGTTGCTATGCGTTTTAAGGTATACAACGCTTGGCCTACAGCACTTGCTTACTCAGACCTAAATGCTGGAGACAACTCATTGCTCGTAGAGCAGATGACTCTTGTTCACGAAGGTTTTGATGTTTCATGGGCAACTGTCGCTAAGGACTCATTCACACCTGCACCAGCAATTGGCGTAGCAGCACCTCAAGCAGTCTAACAACAAGAATAGGAATATAAAATGACACAAACAACAATTAAGGCAGCACAAAACCCAGACCTTGTTAACTCAATGGTTGCTGATGTTTTGGCAGAACCTGTAAAGGCTCCAGAACCAGTATCCATTCTTCTTCCTTCTGACACAGTGGTGACTCTCCCTGGCGGCTATCTAAATGCCGCTGGGGAAGTCATCCGTCAGGTAGAAGTAAGAGAACTTACTGGACGTGATGAAGAGGCTATCTCTCGTACTACAAGTATGGGTAAGGCTCTTCTTACAATCCTCAATCGTGGAACTGTAAAGATTGGCGATGAGAAAGCAACAGACGAAATGTTAGACAAGATGTTGGCTGGAGACCGAGACACAGTTCTTCTTGGTATCTACAAAGCCACCTTTGGTCCAACCTCTAAGGTTTACGCTATTTGCGGTAATTGCGAAGTCCACAAGGAAGTAACCGTTGAGATTGATAACGACATTAGAATCAAACCAATGGTTGATGAAAGTAAGCGTCGCTTTACAGTAGATTGCAAAGTAGGAGAAGTTGAGGTTGCTCTTCCAAACGGTCATACACAGAAGGCGTTAATTAACAACGCTGACAAGACTGTTTCTGAATTAACAACCATTCTTCTTGAGGAGTGCGTAGTAAAGATTAATGGAAGCCCTGTTTTGAGCAAATTCCAAGTTCAAAATCTAGGTATCCAAGACCGACAGAAAATTGCTGAAGCACTCAACAAGAACAATATTGGTCCTCAGTTTGATGACCTAAAAGTTACTTGCCCTGATTGCGAAGGAGAGGTAATCGTCCCAATCAATATGGGCGGTTTGTTTCGCTTCTAGTACAAGCGAGTACACCACTTTGATGGCGGAATGGCTGGCATTGTCAGACCGTCACCCAGGGTGGACTTTGACAGAGATTAAAGACCTCTCAAACCGAGAGCGTAAAAACTGGATTGAATTAGTAAAGCAAGGCTACTAGGAAGGAGTTGACATGGCTGATGGCGGTCCTGGCGATTTAACGAACGTCAATAACCTGCTGGGCGAAATCGTCCAAAAGTTAACTCAAGCAGATGGCCTTACTCGCAGTATCAAAGGTAATAGCAGTGGCATAGGCACTGGATTACGTGGTGCTACATCTGGTGGCGGAGCAATTGGTGTTGCTACTGGCAGAACCAATATGATGCCCCAGATGCAGCAAGTCACCTTTAACGGTGAGACTGCAGACCAAGCAATTGTTTCTCGCTATAAAGAAGCATCAAACTTTTTAGATAAGGCTCTTCCTAAAGACTCAACTACTGGAATTGCCCTTGCAAAGATTGCGGGTAAAACCGCTCTTGGTGTTGCTGCTGCTGGTTTTATGGCAGCACCTACATATCAAGAAGTAGCGGGACGTGCTGGTAATTACTTTGGTGCAAGTCTTGCTGGTGGTCCTACTTGGAACACTCTTGCTAAGAGTACAGAGAGCGTTATTAACGGCTCATTTGGTATGGGTCTATCTTCAACTCTTGGTGGAGCAAATGCAGCAGCAATTGCTGCTTCACGTGGCGTAACTCCAGGTAGTGCACAATACAACAGCCTTATGGCAAGTGTTGGTGGTGCTGCTCGTGGAATGAACATGGCTAACGAAAATGCAGCAGTTGCTTTAACTGGTATGACACAAGGCGGAATGTCAGCAAACCTTTATGCTGCAGGTATTAGTACCTATGACCCAGCAACAGGTAAAGCACGTTCAACAACCGAAATTTTTAACCAGATGTATGACCGCATGACTATGGGTCAAGGCAAGATGACAACAGAAGAGTTAAACAACTCTATTCAAGGTGGAATGTTAGGTTCTCAAATGAGAGCCATGGGTCTTTCCCAAGACCAACAAGCACTATTTGCTCAAGTATTCCGCAACAGAAACTCTGGAGGTAATGGCGATATCTCACAAATGTCAGGTGCTGGAAACCCACTTGCTTCTAAATTAGGGCTTGTTGCATCTGAAACAAATGTTCTTGATGCTTACACACAGCCTGTACTAAAAGGGTTTGAAGAAGCAGCAAACGTTATTAAAACTCAGTTCAATCCAAAGTTAATTGATGCAGCAGATGCATTAGGTCGTTTGTCAGGTTGGGCTGGTGCTCTTTCTGAAAGCCGTACAGGTCCTGCAATCATGGCAATGATTGGAACAGTTACTTCTGCAATTACTTCTTTGCTTGGTATGGCTGGAATGGCTCTTGCTGCTCGTATGGGTGCTGGTGCTCTTGGAGCAGGTGCTGCAGGTGCAGGTGCTAGTGCTTTTCTGCCAGGTGCTGTTGCTGGTCTTGCTGCTGGTGGCGTTGGTTATGTAACTGGTAAAGGTGCCAATGCTCTTGGAAACGCTGTAGGTGCAAGCAATACCACCACTCGTATTGGTGGAACTCTTGCAGGTGCAGGAGCAGGTGCTGCTGCTGGTGCTGCTATTGGTTTATTAGGTGGCCCTTTTGCTCCCCTTACTTCTGGTGCTGGAGCAATTATTGGTTCTGTTGTAGGTGGTATCGGTGGTTTCTTAGGTTCAGGTGGAAGTTCTTCATACCATTTTGGTGCTTCATTTGGTGCAACTGGTGGAAACTCTGCACCAGCCTCTCCATCACCAAGTGCAATAGGTACTCCGTATGGTGCTAGTGGTGACATGTGGGGCGGTGGAAAACACACAGGTAATGATTACCCACAACCAATTGGTACTCCTGTATACGCCTCTTTAGACGGTATTGTTATTAACACAAACCCAGGTACTGACTACGGTAAGACCGTAGAAATTGACCACGGTGATGGATACCAAACTCTTTACGGTCACCTCTCTGAAGTACTTGTGTCTGTTGGACAAAAAGTCACTAAGGGAATGATTGTTGGTAAGTCTGGTGACACAGGAAACGTAACTGGCCCTCACCTTCACTATGAAGTACGCAAAGGTAAGAACAACCCAGTAAACCCAGAACAGTTAAAGAACAATGGATTAGGTACCGCTCTTTCTGCTTCTGGTGCAAATGATTTAAACCCAAATGTTGCACAAATGTTTGGTAGTGGAGACACCTCATCTTTATTGCTAGGTGGCGGAAGTTATATGGCAAGCAGTTCTGGGGCCTCTACTTCGTCCTCCGCTGGAGGAACAGCGGGTCTTATTCTTGGTACTGGAGACCAGCAAGGATGGGCTAATCAGTTCCTTTCTAAGTTAGGTGTTCCAGTAACAGCCTCTAACCTACAAGCAGTAACTACTTGGATGGCTTGGGAAGGTGGGCACTGGAAGAACTCTGCACACAACAACCCACTTAATACAACATTAAAAACCAGTCAATCAACTGGAAGTATGAACTCAGTTGGTGTACAGCGTTATGCAAGTTGGGATGCTGGATTAGATGCAACAATCCAAACTATTAATAACGGTCGTTACGCAAACATCTTGTCTGCACTACAGGCGGGAAATGACCCACAAGCAGTAATTCAAGCAATTAATGCTTCTCCATGGGGAACCAACATTAAGGGTGGAAAGAGCAGCCAAAGCGTTGCCACTCCTTCTGTTGGAGTCTCTAGTGTTGGTGGAGGTATGTCTGTTGTGGTACACGCTAATTTTAATGGAATTGAATCAGTAACTGCAGATAACATTATGAAGATTGTTGAAGAAGGAATAGCCAAAGTTCAGCATAGAGAAGCAAAGGGACGTTACTAATGGGAACTACTCCGTCACCTAGACCACAACCATCTAAAACTGCTGGAGCAGCAGCAAAAAATGCTGCTGAAGTATGCCTTGTTGTTGACCCATTACGTGATGCAAAGCAAGTAAAAAAGACAGAGGCTGAATTAAAGACCCTTCCTAAAGACTTAGCAAATGCTCAAAAGAAACAGTCTGATGCTAAAAAGGAAATGGAAAAACAGGCTGACCTACGTTGGAAGTACGCTAAACAACTTCAAGATGACCCAAACAACGCAACTTTAAAAGCAAACTATAACGCTGCAAATATTGCTTATTTATCAGCATCTACTCGTTTTACTAATGCAAGTACGGATGTTACTAATTTACAAAGCAAAATATCTTCAGCAAAAATTTGGCTAGACCAAACTAATACCAAGTATGCGGTGCAAACGTCTGCAAATGGTGGTTCTCAAACTGCAAGCACTGCAGTAACTAACGCTGCTAACTTTGCTAGAAAAGACTACACCTACAACATTCCGTTAATTAAAAACGCACATTTTGCAGGTGGTGGAGAAAAAGGCATTTCATTAGCAATTCAAGACACTGCTGGTCAAAGGATGATGCCAAGTGCAATTAAAGACGGTTTAGCGGCCTTTAACAACTTGGGTAACAGCAAAGGCGTTATTCAGATGAGTGCTGAGACTGCATATTACTTAGGCAAAGAGCAAGGTAAAAAGGGCTACAAAGGAAAGAAGAGTGTTCCTTACGGATTTAAGTTCCACTACAACCCAAACTCAATTGGTATGTCTTACGGAACAATGGTTGACATGTCCCCCGAACTTCTTATGAGCGGTAGAGACAAGATTAATCCAATCATGCCTCCTGGAACTGGTGGCTTTGGATTTGAGTTAATGCTAAATCGTTTAGAAGACATGTCTTACATTAACCCAGACGGTACTTTAAAAAATCCAGATGGCGGTGTTGCAAATCAAGAAGCACGTTCTAAAGAACTTTGGGGTCGGTCCGTTACTGCAGCAACGCTAAAGGAAATTTGGAACAAGGGCACTATGTACGATTTAGACTTCTTATTTAGAGCCTTACACGGAGGTCAGGGAGACTACATGAGTTCATTGCGTGGTCAAACTTCAGACCAAGGATGGTTAAACGGTGCTGCTGTAGAGTTCCACCTAGGCTCAAACTTACGCTATCTTGGTCGCATAACTTCTATAGACATTACTCACGGAATGTTTAATTCAAGAATGGTTCCGTTGGTTAGTTACGTAAGTATTAAGGCTGCACGATTCTACGACCTATCAACCACTAAAGACCCACGCACTGTGCCAAACACTTCTTCAAGTGGCGGTGGCGGTGGTGGGGGAACTCCTAGAAATGCGGTGTTGTAATGATTTTTTTAGATAGCCGATATGCGGATGGCACTATCTTTCGTGCTTACAACCCAACAAAACAAACTTGGGAACTAACTGTTCTTCGTAAGTTTCCCGTAAAAGTTTCAAATGTTTACTTCTACGAATGGGTGGAAGGCGACCGAATCGATGTTGTTGCGTCTCGTTTATTTGGTGACCCAGATGTCTGGCATCAAATTATGGACTTTAACCCAGAGTACACATCTCCATTTGACATTACACCTGGAACATTGCTGAGGATTCCACGTGTCAACTAAACATATTCCTGCTGGTTATCAACCTCGTTTAGGCACAAAGTATAAAGTTGATTACCCAGATTTCCCGTCTGTTCGTCTGGTGCCTCATACAATCGAACTTCATCAAAACTCTAAGTATCATGATGAAATAGTCTTAAAGTATATGACCACTAGTAAAACCCTTAAAAAGGGATTAAGAAGTCATTCTCCCGTAAAAGTAACTTGGACAACTGGTTTAAATATAAAGGGTGAGTTTTTTGGATATGTAACAGACGTTAAAGAAACTACTGCTGGTCAAAACAACAGAGAGTTTGAAGTTACCGCTATTGGTCCTTCGTTCTTTTTAAAAGAGACAGACACAAAGGTGTATGTAAACAAAACTATTAGTGAGGTTGTTTCTGATATTGCAAAGAAGAACAAGTTAAAAGCCGTGGTTACTCCTAGTGCTGCTAGATACTCTGTTTTGTCTCAGCATGGAAAAACCTATTGGCAATTTTTAATGGAACTTGCACATCGTGCTGGATATGTGTTTTACGTTAAAGGAACTACTGTTTACTTTTTAAAGTGGGACACACTTATTGACAAATCCATGGGAACTATACCCCTGCTTCATTATGACAATACACTTGCTGCACCATTTCATTCTTTTTTGGAAAGAACCCTAGATAAGTTTCGTCCAACTACTGGAGATTGGTCAGATGACCCAGACTCAGCAAAAAAGACCGTAAAAAACATTACTGGTGTTGACCCAATTACTGGCAAGTCTTTTTCATCTCAGGAAAAGCCAACTAGTAAAAAAGGGCTTAGAAGTCAGCAAAATAAGGTTTTGTTTTCTGAACAAGGAAGTAAGCAAGTTGTAAATAGTTTGGAGTTTGCAAAAACTGTTGCTAAGGCTAAAGCCGAACAAGCACGTTTTACAATGCCAGCACATTTTCAATCTCAGGGAGACCCACGTATTGCTCCGTACCATGTTGTTGAAGTTTCTGGAGTAGACGACACTAATGATGGCTATTGGATTGTTAAGTCTGTAACACACGTTTTTAACAAAACAGGGCACTACTCATGTAATGGGGTTGTGGTTACTGATGGTCGAAATGAAAATAGAGAAAGCAGTAAGCGGTATAACAGAAAAGGTGCTGTACCTGTTTTAAATCTTTCTGATTTTGATGATGGAGATACCTTGTCTTTACCACAGCCACCTGTTTTATCAATTAAGTCATCCATGTTTAATCAAAACGACACTGGGTACAGTACCCTTAACTCTAGAAAGTGGGTGTAGTAAATGTCTGAAAAAACAATCTCGTTGCCTTTTCGTTTAGATACGTATGGACGTATATCTACAGCAAGCGATTTTTCTAAAATCTGGGCAGATAGAGTTAGGTCCGTTATTTGCACCATGGTTGATGAACGTGTGATGGAGGTTGGGTTTGGCACCAAGATTGCTGATTACATGTTTGATGGGGTCAGCGTAGCAATCCCAGCAATTAAAACTGAGGTAGAACAAGCCTTTATTAAGTATTTGCCTACCCTAGAATTAGACAGAGTTGACGTTACCTTTGATGAAAAAGCCATAGATGCTTCTGGGTTAATAAACATCGAGGTGGAGTACACGCTCCCTAATAACAAGACTGATTTAGCAGTGGTTGCTATCACCGCTATCTCTAGAAACCAACCAGCGTATCAGGAGAACTTATAATGGCTGATGAAGTACCAGTAACCGTTGATTACACAAGCCGTGATTATTACGCTATTCGTGAAGAACTAATCGCTAGAGTTCAGAACCGAATTCCTGAATGGACTGGAGCAGACCAAGCAGATTTTGGTATGGCTCTTATTGAAGCCTTTTCATACATGGGTGATATAGCGAACTACTATATTGACCGCATTGCAAACGAGTCTTTTATTACAACAGCCACGCAACGTGAGTCTATTTTGGCTATTGCAGAAACGTATGGGTATGTTCCATCTGGATATCAAAATGCTCTTATTGATATTACTTTTTATAACAACTCTAACTCCGCAGTGACTATTCCTGCTGGTACACGTGTTTCTGGAAATGTTACTGTAGAAGACGCTGTGTACACAGTTATCTTTACTACAAAACAAACGGTCACTGTTCCTGCGTTTGCATCAGGTACACGTGGTCAAATTACTGCTTTTGCTTATGAAGGAATACTTAACACAGTTGAGGCTGGAAATACCTATGGAACGCTTTTAGGAAGTTCTACTGGACAACCAGACCAAAGTTTTATTATTGAAGATTTCCCAGTTGTAAGCGACACCATTGACGTATACGTACAAAGCGGAGTTACTTACAAGAAATGGACTGAAGTAAAGCATCTTCTTGACTACGGTCCAAACGACACTGTGTATAGCACTCGCCTTGATAAAGACAACAACGTTTACGTTTTATTTGGTGATGGTGTGTCTGGTGCAATTCCTACACGCTTATCGAGTATTCGTGCCGTGTATGTTGTTGGCGGTGGAACTTTAGGAAACATTGCAACATCTACTTTAGACACAATCACTTATGTTCCTGGATTGTCTGAGTCACTAACAATTGCTTTAAACGGCACAATTGACGTAACCAACACAACAAACGGTTTGGGTGGTTCTGAACCAGAATCAGACACATCTATTCGAAATAACGCACCTGCATACTTAAACTCTCAAAGCCGTGCAGTAACGCTTGCTGATATGGAAAACCTTGCACTGTCTGTAACTAACTGTGGTAAGGCTAGGGCTATTGCTTCCTCGTGGACAGCGGTAACTCTTTACATTGCTCCTAGTCGTGATATCAACGATTCGGACCCAACACCTGGTTTAGTAGAAACTGCAACGCCAGGAGTTTATGAAGCAACTGTTGAATGGACTTCTTTACGAGATGCTGTTAAGGCTTACCTAGAACCAAAGGTGCTAGTGGGAACAACAGTTACTTATGTTAAACCAACGTATAAACCAATCTACATTGGTATTGACTTTACTCTTGACCCAACCTATACAGAAGAAGACGCTATTAAAAACATTAAGTCAGCACTTCTAGACAACTTTAGTTACAACTATGTTGCTTTTGGTGACACAGTACAGGCTGAAGACATTACCTTTGTTCTACAAGGTGTTGCTGGTTGCAAAAAGCCAAAGGTAACTTTCTTGTACATAGTTGGTGGTACCCCAAGCATTGTTGACATTACTGCTGCAGATTACGAAATCCTTACATTTGCAGAAAACGACATAATTGTTTCAGCGGTGTAACATGGCAGAAGAACTTTTTTATGGCATGTACCGTGGGACGGTTGTTTCAAATAAAGACCCAGAAAACCACCGTCGTCTAAAAGTAACGGTTCCTCAACTAAGCGGAAGTGCTCTTACTAAAGAACTCCCTTGGGCTTGGCCTAAAGAAACTTCGGCTCTTAAAACTGAAGTGCCTGAAATTGGTGATGGAGTTTGGGTTATGTACGAAGGAGGAGACCCCTCCTATCCTCTTTGGGTTGGCACATACGGAAAAAAGACAAAAGGCAAAAGAGTCAATGTAAAGGTTCTTTCAGATTCCGTTTCTTTAACGGGGCTGTCCTCTCACATCATTACCGAACGAATTGACAATGGAACTACAGAAGTAGACCTAGTAGCCACCATAGTTGCTTTAGCCAATAAAGTTAAAACTTTAGAGGCACAGATGCTGACAAAAGCGAATGTCAGCCATACTCACCCGTAGTTGAGGAAGTTTTTTAGTACAAATACCGTCAGAATTGACCAGAACTGTTAGGAGACGAACATGGCAGCAGATTACCCATCGGGTACCAAGCCCTTTCAAAATAAAACCGATTATACGCAAATCATTGTTGCAGAACATATCAACAGCCTTCAAGACGAAGTTATGGCTATTGAAAACTACGTTGGTTCAATGCCACACGTATCTTCTGGATATGTTGGCTCTTTTGATGATACAACAACCACTTTTTCGTCTTTGGCTGCTCGTGTAGCAAACATTGAAAAAGGAATTAAAGGAGATGTTCACAATCAGTATGTGCACTTTACTGGTGGGGAAACAATTCAGTCTTCTAACTCAACAGTTGTTGGTCTAACTATTCAGGGCTTTACAAGCCAAACTGCTGACCTAATTCGCTTTAAAGATTCAACAGGAGCCATTTTAACTAAGGTTGATAAAGACGGTCAGATTATTTATAAAAATCAAGTTATTAAACCTATCCTTATGCAGTCAACTCAACCTGATGCTTCTGCTTTGGGACTTCCAACAGGAACACTTTGGGTTGACTCTGATTCAACACCTGCTGTCCTTGCTGCTGATACAACCATCCAAATCACTGGTGGAACTCTTACGGGAGACCAAGCACTAACCTCACGTCTTCGTAACATCACGGTCTCAACAGCAGACCCAACTGGTGGTAATAACGGAGACATCTGGATTAAGTACACTGCTTAGGACATAAGATGGCTATTGGTTCTAAGGTATCTGGCAACTTTAAGTCTGCTTCTGGTCTATTTGCAAAAGTAGATGGCGGTTGGAAGAAGGCTAAGTTTGGCTATGTAAAAGTTGCTGGGGAGTGGAAACAGTTTTGGGCAGACAAACTTGAAGACCTCTTTAATAGAGCCGATACCACCTCTGGTTTAGGTGCTGCAGATTCAGGACAAGGCTGGACTATTCTAAGAAGCCAATGGCAAATTAACTCTAACGCTGCTAAAACAACTGGTTCTAAATCAGATTACCCATTGGCATCAATTGATGCTGGATTTTTAGAGTTTGACCTTCAAGCCAACGAGTTAACTCCAGGAACTGGAGTTGCTATTCGTGTAACTGACGCAAATAACTGGTGGGGTGTTCTTCCCTATTACAACCAAACTTCTCAAACGTATACTTATTGCGTTCAATCTCGTCCAGTAAGTTACTGCATTACTGCTTGTACTGAGCCGTATGATTACACCTTACGTTGTGACCCGCCAAATACTGAAACAACTACACCAATATATGATTTTACCTGTCCTGGTGGGTACGAACTTCTTTATTACGACGAGTGGGTAGAAATCGACTGTGTACCACCAACTCCATCAGGTAGAATTGTACAAAACTGTGTTACCGAACCTTATGACACAGTAAACTGTGAGTGGGTATACCAAATTGGTCGAGGTGTGGTTAGAGTCTGTACTCCAGGAACTGGAACAAGACAGGTTTGCACAAATACATGGGAAGACTATCCCTGTGAACCAGTTTATGATTTACAAGAGACGTATATTGAGTACTGTCCTAGTGGAGAAGTTTTTGGGCAGATAGGAACAGAGTACGAGTGTGCACCTGACGGCTATACAAATGTGCCGTTGTACGCTTGTTGCCAAGCGGGTTCGTACAATGAGTGTATCCAATCAGCCACAGGAACTTCGTACACAAACTACTTCTATTTACAGATAGTAAAAATGGTTAATGGGGTCTTCTCGGTTGTTGAATCTGTTCAAGTTCCTGACCGTTGGTCAGCGGTAAAAATATCCGCTAATGGCACAAACATGACTGTCAATGCCTACACAGACAGCCTTTATACTAATCAAATAGGGACATACACAACCTCCGAATTTCTTGCAACGGGAACTGGGTATGGGGTTGTAGCACGTCCAAGTAACTTTGAAGATGGTCGTACAATTGGCTCATTAATAGTTAAACCGTTAGGACAATAAAATGGAAAAAAGACCTTGGGACATTTGGAAAGAAAAGAATGGTGGCGATTCAGTTCGTCCTTGGGATTTACTCAACCCAAAAATTGGGAGAGTAGACGACGAGACTTACGAGTACAGATACACAAACCACTGCCTTAACTGCCCGTTCCTTATTCAAGCAACAAAGACTTGTAAAAAATGTGGTTGCTTTATGACTAAAAAGGCTGAATTGCCACACGCTTCATGCCCCGTAGGTAAGTGGGGACCTGTTACAGTAAGCACTAACGAAGGAGAATAAAATGAGTGAGCCAGTAAATAGCCAATTTAAACGTGAACAACCTGCTATAACAAAAAGCCTAGCCTTTGTACTTGATGGAGAAGTTGTCCTTGTTATGGGAACAGATGAGCGTAGTGCCTCTGTTTTCTTAAGCAACCCAACAGTCCTTGAGTTTACACGTGGTGCAGAAAACAACCCACAAGTTGGTTGGAAATGGGACGGCACAAACTTCACACCACCAGTTAGTGAGTAACTATGCCTAATTACAGAGAAGTCCGAGTTTGGAGTGGAACCGAATGGGAGCCACTTTCTATTGCCTATCCTGATTTAAGTAACTATGCCCGTTTAAATGCGGCTAATACTTTTACAAGCGGTGCTACATTTAATGGACAGATTATTCGTCCTTCTCAAGTGCCTTATGCAATTGAGGTTGGAACTGTTAATCTAACAACAAGTACTGGCGGAGACCAACTAATTATTGGAACTAAGGCTTTTGATTTAGGTCGTTTCAGTCAGACCCCTATTGTTTTTGTATCAGTTACTTACCCAACTACCGTTAAGAACGGTTATGGAACAGTAAAGACGGTATCAAACGCTCAATTTACATACGAAGTTGAGATGGACACACCTATTACAGACGGACAAGCAGGAAACAGTTACCCACTAAAGTTAAACTACATCGCCGTTCAAATGACTGCGTAGGTACTTTTAAGTGGCAAAGTACACGGGTGCGATATTTCATGGAGCCTACTATGGTCAGGCTCCACGACTTGTCCTGTCTTCAGAACCTATGTCTGCTTATGCCATGGATTACAACCAAGTTTGGATTTTGTGGAATCCACCTGCAGGTGATTTTACAAAAATTCGTTTGGTAAGAAACAACGATAATTACCCAGAGACCGCAGAAGATGGAATTGTTCTTTGGGAACAAGCATCAACAACAAATCTTTCTGGAACAGTTGAACGTGACCGTTTTTATGATGGTATAGACAACTTCTTAGATTCAAACACTGATAATGATTACTACCCACCAACTGGTCAGTTCGTCTATTACACCATGTGGATTTTTACAAGTGCTAACCTTTGGAAACAAGCGGGTTTTGCAACAACCGTTGTTCCAAAAGACTTTGGAACACAAACACGCTTGTTTGAGATGCTTCCAAAAGTGTATACAACAGATGACCAGACACCTACAGGTATCCCAAACACGGAGTCTTTTGTTTATAAGTTTTTAAAGCCCTTCTCATTTTCTTATGATGAGGTCCTTACCTATGCTTCTTTATTAAAACCCTCTTATGGAAAAAGAACTACTCCTCCTCAACTTTTAGGTATTAACCAACTTAATCTAGGTCTTTATCCAGAGAGAGGGTTGCCTAACAAGAATCAAAAGAAGTTAATTAGAGAAAGCGTTTACCTATACAAGAACAAGGGAACCTACTTAGGTATCTCTGGGTATATCGAAGCACTTACAGGATATGCACCGACAGTTACTGTTTCTCCAAATCTCTTTTTAGATGTTCAAGATTCTTCTTTTACTAACGGCATTGGTCGTTGGACTAAAACTCATGGAACTCTAACTTCTGTAAGTAACAAGACAGCACCTACAGGAAATAACGCTATTGATAAGGCTTACTCAGGTCGTTTTGTTACAACTACATCTACAGTAACTTTTAAAGAACGAACCGACAACATTGCTAAACTAACCCTTAGTGCTGCCCACGGTCTTGACCAAGGGGACGTTATAAACATTACTGGTGTTGATGCTGCATTTAATGCAAGTGGTGCAACCGTTGCAACTGTTATAAGCCCTACAGTCTTTACATACGCCAACAGTGGTGCAAACCTAGGCTCAACTGCAGCAACTGGAAGCGTTACAAACACCTCAAACATGTTTATTGGCAAAGACTCTCCTCGAACAAAAGGAATTCCAGTTACAGCAGGTACCGCATACAAGTTCAGTTATTACGCTGCTTCAGATTCAAATGGAAACGTTGAAGGACGTATTTATTGGTATGACGAAGTTGGAGCACAGATTGGGTCTCCAGTAATCGGAACTGAATACGGAACTACAGGTGTGTACCAACGCATTGAGCAAACTGCTACCGCTCCTGCTGGTGCGGTTTATGCGGCGTTTCGGTTAAAGTTCAGAACACAAAACTCATATAACATCGACTGTGTACAGATGGCACCTAGTGCAACTGCTACCAATTACGATGAAGCAAGAGCATTAGACGTATTCTTGGAACCAAGAAAAGTAAACATCCTTGCTAACCCATCATTTGAAACAAACTCAACTTATTGGACTACCAACTCTTCAGCAACAAGAGACAACACAACAATTCCACCAGGACTTCCTGGAACCTATTCTTTACGACTATCTGGACAAACCGCCTTTTCACTGTCTACAAACGCTAATAAAAACCCCAATACTTATAAGTTGACTCAAGGGTCTTTCTACACAGCGTCTATCTACATGAAGGCATCTGCCAACTCCACCTTGACTATGACCTTAGTTGCAGACGATGATGACTCTACAAACGTGGTCAATGCTTCATCAACCCTGGCTCTAACCTCAACATGGCAACGGTACACAGTAAGTCTCTACATACCTGAAGACTTGTCAGCAACAGGGAACATCACTCTTTCACTCAATATTGCTGGAACACTGTCTTCTTCATCAGTGAGCGTATACGTTGATGCTGCACAGGTTGAGGCTGGTTTTAATGCCACCGATTACTTTGACGGCTCTCTTCCTGCTGCAAGCGGTGTCTATTGGTCAGGCACTGCCCACGCTTCCTACTCCTACTTTTACCAGAGCCGTACTATCAAGATTGCTCGTCTTCTAGACAGCCTTAGCCAGTGGGTCCCTATGGGAACTCAATGGCGTGTCCGCTCTTTCAAGGGTGAAGAGGGAACTTCCTAGTCGTAGTAGTATGCGGTTATGGAAACCATAATCGACTTAATTATCGCAACATCGTTTATCTCTTTTTTTCTTGGGGCAGTAGATGCGTTCTATGACCTTAAGAAATTCAAGGGTTTTCTAGCCCTTGCACTATCCGCAGGTGTCTTTTACCTAATCGGGTACCTTCCTTACGACCTCATCATCATGGCTCCTGCAGGAGCGTTTTTGTCTCTTGCTGTTATGATGCTTTTAGAAAAACCAGTCGCAGTAACAACCCGTCGCCTCTAGGAGAATAAAATGCCAAGACTATTAGTAGTTGGCACTTCCGATGATGTAGATGTAACCCACGGCTTTCGCTTGCTATTAGCGAAGAAGGTAATCAGTGAGGTTATTTTGCCATCGGCAGAACCAAACGAAACACACGACCAAGTACTAATCACAGCCTCTGAAAAGGGAATACCTGTAAGAACAGGTGATGACCTCATGGTTGTCCTTGCTTCATTAGACGAAACAGACCTCGTCGCCGTGGCATGGGATGACTCAGATGAGTGCTTTGATGTTATTGAGTGGTCTGCAGATAAGAAGAATGAGGTTTGGGATATCTCAGACGGTCTCAACCTTATTGACATGGAGACAGCCGTTCTTGAGGAGCGTCTAGAGGAAGTCCTATCAGACTTCACTGACACCCTTATCGCTGTTGTCTACAAGATGGTTATGGACCAGATTGACGAAGACGGAAAGCGCAAGTACCGTCGCCCAGAATGAACATCCCTGACGAACTACTAGAGGCGGAACTGACCCATTACCAGTTCCGTCTCTTAGTCGTACTCTGCCATCTAGCAGACCGCAAAGGGGTCATAGAGACCTCCGTGGGTCATCTCGCCGCCCTGACTAAGGTCTCAGCACAGAGCCACGTCAAAGCCTCTCTGAAGGCTTTAGAGGATGCGGGTTATCTCGTCGCCACGAGACGGAAACGCAATAGGGGCCTCTATACGACTTCGCAATACACCTTGTGTGGGCCTCTACAGAGGCTCACGTCCATAGGCTCTAGTGAGCCTCCACAGAGGCTAACAACACATGAACCAGATGGTCTAGTGCTCCTACCTAATAGCCATATAGTTAATAAGTTAATAAGTAATGAAAATATAAAAATCCAAAAAGTGGATGAGGAGACCATGAACAAGTCGTGGAAACAAGAGCAGCAGCAGGATGAGCAAGTGGGCGGAATCGGAAAGTTTGCCGACGAGTCACCGAGGTCCACGCCCTCCAAGAAGGACACCAAGACCCGAGGCAAGCGACCCGTAACAGAGTGGACAACCCGTGATGTTGCAGCCGAGTTCTCCTTCCTTGTAGGTCGTAAGTTCCCGTGGCTGCCAGGCACCGTGAATGTAAACCATCTGGCGGGAGCACTCGCAAAGATGCGGAAGCAATACCAAACGACAGCCCTGGTCGAAATGGAAATCCTTAAAATGTTTATGGTCGATGAGAAGAACTTCAAAGATGTTGGCGATGAGGCACCACACCTCTACAAGCGATACCTTGCGATGTTCCGTACTCACATGAACAAGGCACGAGAGAACATCGGACTCACCAACCCAGTAGATGACGACGGCGAGCAATTCGTCTATGCTTCGGATGGTCGGGCATTCGATAACACCATTGTCGGACGAAAATACTTAGAGCGATATGAAGGGAAACTAAACAAATGACAAACCCACTTAACCCACATGTATTTACTGTTGAGGTTTATCCAAAGTACATGGAGTTTACATCAGCAACAGTTGACCACATTAGAGACTTCTTGTCTTTTGCTGTTCAGGACTACATGCAAGGCGACGACGCACAGATTCCTTTCCAAGGAGTAGTAGTTCGTGCAGAGCCTTACAAGGATAAAAATGTCCAAGACTAAAAAAAAGGACGCACTACCTGTTTTTGCAATTGTTGAGATGCCAAAGTGGAAAGAACGAATCATTGACATCGTGACAAGCATCTTATTCCCAGGTCAGAAGTACTTTGTATTAACGATTCAAGAAACTGGGATGACATCTGATGACCTACCAAATCGATGAGTTAGAACCTGCAAAGAAGCGATGGATACTTAACAACTCAAACATCCCCCGTCGCTTCATGGGCTTGGAACCTAGCGACATGCTCTCTGAGTTCCCACCCATTATTGAGGACTGGCTAGAGGACATGCTCACAGGTCACTGCATTAAAACTGTCGGTGGTCTAGGGCAGACTGGTGTTGGACTCTTGTTTGACGGCGGTCCTGGTCTTGGTAAGACAACCCACGCAGTTGTTGCAGCGATGGAGTTCATCCGTCGTTTGGATATGGAAAAGGCTAAAGAAGTACTTCAGTATTCCAACCAATCCGACTATGGCCTTATGTCACGACCTGTGTATTACCTGACATATCCAGAGTTCTTGTCACGAAAGAAAGCCACCTTTGATGCAGACGCTGAAGAAAAGCGTGAAATGAATCGTCAGATTGAGGGTTTTCACGGACGTGCTAAAGAAGATTGGTTAAACGTTAGACTTCTCATACTCGACGACCTTGGTAAGGAGTACGGTTCTAAATACGACGACGCATCATTTGATGAGATATTAAGAAGCCGTTATGACCGTGCACTCCCTACAATAGTAACTACCAACGAGATGCTGGAAAATTGGTCCGCCAAATACAGCAATGCGATGGCGAGTTTTGCTAATGAGGCGTTCCATAGAGTTCGACTTACTGGTAAAGACTTACGGAGGGCTAAAGGATGAAAGGCTCAAACTTGGATACGTGGCGTACAGTGCAAGTGTTCCTCTCACCGACAGGTGTGTACGAGGTACAACTACGCCCCAACGACACCAATGCACAATGCTCTTGCCCTTCTTACAAGATTAGAAACAAGTGCAAGCACACTCAGTTTGTAACTGCTCGTATGGCAGAGAACGATGGGCACTACGCAATCCTTGTTCCTGATGATGTACCTGAAGATGTTGCGGATAAAGCAAACGAGAGTGCAGAGTCATTCCGTGAGTTTGTTTTAAAGTACGCAAGAGTTGAGGTCCTATGAGGGGTGGAGATATCTCCAATGAAACCCCTCCCCGTTTAATTGTTCTTGCTGATGTAGTAGCAGAGCGTGTAGAAGTTACAGAAAGAAAGTTCCTTTCTAAAGAAACTTCTTTAAAGTTAAAGAACGTTAAAAAGGCAGAGGTCTACCAGTTGTGGATTCTTACAAACAAGTACGGCTTGTCTGTAGAACTTGCTGGCACTGAAGAAAACGGATGGGACCAGGAGTCCCTAGACAAAGTCATGGACATTTTAGATAGACGTGGTGGCAATCCATTTAACCTTGCCCAAACTTATATAACAACACAAGAGTTAGTAGATGACTTGCCTTATCGCATAAATCTTAAAGGTGTGGTTGACTTACCAACTCGCAACGCAATGTACGGCTCATGGGGTATTGACTTAAGCAGACTTTAGAGAAAAGATGGGGCAATGGCAGCAGATAACGAGCATCGGTTAGTTAGTAAAGTAATCCGTGACAGAGACATCCTTCCAGCAATTCAACAAGGCGTTACAAGTGATTGGTTTCTTGATGAAGACAACTCACGTGTTTGGAAGTTTGTTGTTAAGCACTACACAGAGTATTCAGAAGTACCAACTGCAGTAACAGTTAAAGACCATTACCCAACTTACAAAGTTTTAGATGTACAAGACTCATTAGATTTTCTTGTTGACCAAGCAGTCACATTCCGTCGCAAGTTATTGGTTCGTCAAGGTCTTGAAGAGTCTGTAGATAAGTTAACTCACAACGACCATGAAGGTGCATTGGTTGCAATGGAAGCAGCAATCAATCGTGTCAACCTTCAAGGAACTAAAGGCACTAATGAAGTTGACTTGGTTAAAGATGCAGAAGACCGTTTTGCTGAGTATCAAGCACTTGCTAATCACACAATGCTTGGTATTGGTACAGGCTTTGACACAATGGATGAAGCAACTGCAGGTCTTCAAGGTGGTCAGTTAATTACAATCATTGCTCCACCTAAGACAGGTAAGTCTCAGATTGCTATGGCTGTTGCAATCAACGTCCATAAGCAAGGCAAGACACCTATGTTCCAATCGTTTGAGATGACAAACCGTGAACAACAACAACGTCACGATGCTATGCGAGCACAGGTATCTCACGGACGACTTCGTCGTGGAAAGTTATTCCAAGATGAAGAAGCACGATATGTAGACATGCTAAAAGACATGGGACAAATGCAGACTCCGTTTCATCTAGTAGATGCTGTTAACGGATTAACGGTTGCTTCCCTTTCTGCAACCATCACCAAGTTAAAGCCAGAGGTTGTATTTGTAGATGGTGTGTATTTGATGATGGATGAGCAGACAGGTGAGATGAACACACCTCAGTCCATTACAAACGTGACTCGTGCTCTGAAGCGTCTAGCACAACGTCATGACATTCCAGTCGTTATCACCACACAGACTTTGTTGTGGAAGATGCGTGGAGGAAAGGTAACCGCAGACTCAATCGGTTACTCCTCTTCTTTCTTCCAAGACTCAGATGTTATTTTTGGTTTGGAACCTGTTCCAGATGTAGAGGACATGCGTAACTTCAAGATTGTTGCAAGCCGTAACTGTGGTCCTCAAGAAGTATCTATGGTTTGGAACTGGGAGACAGGCTGCTTCCACGAAGAAAGCAAGATGCACACATGTGCTTTGTGTAAGCGAGGGTTGATGTAATGACTGTCGATATTCCACAAGTACTAGAAAAGTTAAGCATTGAAGTTATCCGTGAACGAGGAGATGAGATTCTCTCGTTCTGCCCAATGCACAAGGCTCGAACTGGAAAAGAAGACCACAACCCTTCTTGGTGGATAAACCAAGAGACAGGTGCACACATTTGTTTTTCATGTGGTTGGAAAGGCAACGTATTCTCTTTAGTCGGTGAAGTTAATGAGTTTTACTTAGGTGAAGCCATTGACTACGAACAAGTTAAACAGTGGTTAGCAAACCTCGGTGAAATATCTATAGAAGAACTAGGAGAACGACTAAAGCAAATGCCTACCTACGTATCTGTAAAACAAGAACTACCGATGAATGAAGCAAGGCTGGCATTGTTTACAGACCCACCGCAGTGGGCTTTAGATAAACGCCGTATAACTTTAGAGGCAGCAAAGAAGTACGAAGTATTGTGGCGTGAAGACGACACATGGATTTTGCCAATTAGAAGTCCTAGCGATTACACATTGTGGGGTTGGCAAGAAAAGGGAGAAGGCACACGTAGTTTTAAAAACTACCCTGCAGGTGTGACAAAATCGAAGACGCTATTTGGTGCTCACGAACACAACCCAGACATGGTGATTGTTGTTGAGTCACCCCTAGATGCTGTTCGTATTTCTTCTGCAGGAATTGCTGGAGCCGTTGCTGCCTTTGGTGCAATGGTTAGCGAAACCCAAGCCAAGTTACTGCGATACAGCGACACCGTCATAGCAGCCTTTGATAACCCAAAGATTGATGCGGCAGGTAAGAAAGCCTGTGAAGAGATGATTGTCAGTGGTAGGAAGTACGGTATGACCGTGAAGTTCTTTAACTACGGTGACACGGGCATCAAGGATGTCGGTGACATGACCGATGAACAGATAAGGTTTGGATTGGATAACGCTAAGGACATGATTTATGGAGAGGCAGCGTACCTATAGTGAAAGCAAAAGATACTAGCCAGACTTTGCTAGAAGAACGTGTTCAAGCAGAGAAAGATGCGTTTCAGGAAAGCATTGAGAAGGTACGCCGTGTACTCAAAGCAAACAACGCTTTAGATTTAGAAGACATGATTTTGTCTGACTTAGAAAACCACAATGTGATTACTTCTTTGCCTGGGTCTTTGAACGGTCGTAGTTAATGTTTAAAGGAACATTGAAGCCCTACCAGCCTGAAGCCGTTAACAAAATGGTGGAACGAGGCAGGGTTCTTGTTGCCTATGAAATGGGTCTTGGTAAAACTTGCATGACAATTGCTGCAATTGAGCAGATGCGTGAAGAAGGTCTAAAAAAGCCTGTACTTGTAATTGCTTTAGCCAGTCTTAAGTATCAATGGGCAAGTGAGATAAAGAAGTTCTCTGATGCAACATCTTTAGTTATTGATGGCAACAAGACAACCCGCACTACTCAGTACGCAGATGCTGGAAAGCACAACTATGTAATTACAAATTATGAATCGATTGTGAATGACTGGGACATGTTAAAGCACATTGATTTTGGTGTGGTTGTTTGTGACGAAGCAACCGCTATCAAGGGCTTTAGGTCCAAGAGAACTAAGAAGGTTAAAGAACTTGCTGCAAACATTCCAGTGCGTTTTGCATTGACAGGCACACCAATTGAAAACGGTAAGCCTGAAGAGTTGTACAGCATTATGCAGTTTGTAGAGCCAGGTCTGCTTGGTCGCTTTGACCTCTTTGATAAGACCTTCATTGTAAGAAACAACTTTGGCGGGGTACAGAGATACCGCAATCTTCCATTACTACATGAGAAGATTAAAGCCGCATCAGTACGCAAAGCACAGTCTGACGAAGACGTTGCTCCGTACTTGCCCGCCACTATTCATTTAGACCCAGTACGGGTTAAGTTAGATAAGAAGTCCAGAGAGTTGTACGAAAAGATTTCTATGGATTTAACTAACGAACTAAAAGAAGCACAAGACTTGTTTGGTGGAGGGTTCTCTATTGAGGCTCACTACGGACAAGGGTGGGCTGCTGGAAGTCCTGCAGATGCTCTGCGAGGCTCCATCATGTCTAAAATAACTGCACTACGAATGTTGTGCGACAGCCCTATGTTGTTAGTTGAAAGTTCAACTAAATATAAATCTGGCTGGACCGAAATAGACGGAGAACGTCTTGCTATAGAAGGAGCAAAAGGTGGAAGTGCATACATTGCTGGCTTGTCTGATGGTGGTTATCTCAGTGATATTGGTACAAGTTGTCCGAAACTGGAAGCAGTGGTCAGTTATATTGCGGAGCATCTGGAAACGGATGAGAACTCAAAGGTCGTAGTCTTTGCCAGTTACCTGGGTGTGCTTCCCCTCATCCAGGAACGGCTTCTTCTAAAGAAGATTAAAAGCCGTCTATATTCAGGGGAAATGAATGCCAAGGCCAAAGAAGAAGCAAAGGTAGATTTTCAGACTTCTAAAGAAGTTAGGGTCTTGATATCCAGTGATGCAGGTGGTTACGGAGTCGACTTGCCACAGGCAAACCTCCTAGTAAATTACGACCTGCCGTGGTCTTCTGGTGCAGCAGTCCAAAGAAACTCTCGAATACGACGTACTTCTAGCACGTGGAAGACTGTCATCATTCAGGATTTTCTTGCTTTAAATTCTATTGAAGAACGTCAGCACGAGATGCTGCACCAGAAGAACTCTGTTGCTGACGCAGTTATTGACGGTACAGGTATCAACTCCCGTGGAGGGGTTGACCTAACCGTTGGTAGCCTTCTAAACTTCCTAACTAATAAACAAATATAAGGAGATAACATGGCAAGAGCAGCCGATGAACCACGTGAGTTTTCTGGCGATGACCTACTAAGTCAAACAAAAGAGTACGCATCACTAAAGAAAAACATTGACCAGTTTGAAGCACGTCAGAAAGAACTAAAGACATCCCTTTTTGAAAAAATTGAAGAGGATGGGTTTACTGACGATAAAGGTAACTGGTGGTTAGAACTTCCAGAACCTGTTGATGAGTACGTAAGTTTGCAAAAGCAAAAGCGTGTTAGTCGCAAGATTGACGAGATGATTGCTGAAGACCTTATTGAGAAGAAGGGTCTAACTGACCGTCTTTACAAGACCATTCGTGTAGTTGATGAAGATGAACTTATGGCTGCTTTGTATGAGGGTTTACTAACCGAGGAAGAAGTAGATGAAATGTTCCCACCAAAAATTGTGTGGGCACTTATGTTGAGTAAGAAGTAATCATGGCTGGATTGCGTGGAGAAGATGAGATTGCAAAAGCGTTTGCTGGTTTGCAGTACAAGCCTGGGTCAAAACAAAAACGCCGTGATGTAAACCCAAAGGCTCCACGCAAGAAGTCTTATGAAGAAGATGCTTGGGACTCTAACCCAGTACTTAAGCATTTGGGTGGAAAAGAAGTAGAAGTTTTTACAATCGGTGCTTTAGCCAAAGCGTTAGAGAAAAGCATCATCAGTATCCGCTCATGGGAGAAGAAAGGCTATATCCCAAGAGCACCATACAGGCTTCGGTCTAAGTCTTTAAACGGACAAAAGGTCGGGGGAAACCGTGTCTATACACGGGTTCTTATAGAAATAGCCGTTGAAGAGTTCTCCAAAAGAGGGCTTTTAGGGACTGCTCGTGTAGAATGGTCCCAGCACGAAGACCTAACCATTGCGATTCTTTCAAGATGGAAAGAGCAGACTGCTAACGAGAGTTAATACCTCACAACCAACCGAGTGCGAAAGCCTCATTACCGAAAGAAGAAAAATGCCTATCACACAACCATCAGTCAATGCAGATGCTTATTTGGATGCAGATGACGAAAACGCAACACCAAAGGTCGGAACAACAGTTCAGGCTGGATGGGATGCAGCAAGTAAAATCCTAAAGTCAACCGTTAAAGACGGAGAATATCCAAACGACTTTAAGTTCACAGAAGAATCACAACTCATCAAATTCATTGGTGATGGACCTTTCCGTAGTTACGAACAACATTGGATTGACCGTTCGTCAGGTAAGCGTTCATTTGTTTGCCTTGCAGATTCTGACCCAGAGGGTTGCCCACTATGCGACCTTCTAGGAGATAAGCCACGTGGCAAGTTTGCTTTCACTGTTCTTGTTCTTTCATCAGAAGAGAAGAAGACAATGATTATGACTGCTCCACCAACTTTGTTCCGTCAGATTAAAGCAGCACACGAAGACCCAAAGCGTGGACCGTTGAATAAGTTCTACTATTCAATTTCACGTGCTGGTACTGGACCACAGACCACATACTCTCTAGAGCGTGTTCGTGGAACAGACTTGATGGAAGATTGGGACCTTGACCCTGCTCAGGTTGAGGAACTCGTAGCATCGGCTGAACCATTCAGCCCTGAAGTAATTTGGGATACACCTCGTTCCGAACTACTTGAGATTGCTCGTTCAATCGCTTAACCCCCATTAGCGATTAGTCCCACGTGGTGGGTTAGCAGTGTGCGGATTCCGCTAACCCACCACATTATCAAAAGGAGCATTATGAACATTATTACAACCACAGAAGCATTGACTGAGATGGTCAACGCTTACTTAAAAGAACCCGCTTTTGCTTTTGACGTAGAAACCGTTGGACCTGATGACTTCTCACGACTGCATCCGCTTCTTAACGAAGTAACTTGGATTGCTTTTGCTACAGAAGGTCGTGTGGATGTCATACCTATGGGACATCCAAACGGAGAGTTCCTTCATTGGGATAAGCCTTTACTTGCTTCTGGAGAAAAGCGTTTAGCAGAAGGAAAGGAAATTCGTGAACAGGATTACTCAAAGCGAGAAGATAACTGGACACCAGTTTTTGACGCAGCACCAACACAACTCCTTCCAGGGGATGTGTTTAAAGCACTCAAGCCTTTACTGTTTAGTGACAAAACAAAAGTCGGACACAACATTAAGTTCGACCTCAAAGCAATTGCTAAGTACTACCGAGGAGTAGTTTGTCCAAAGCCGTACTTTGACACAATGATGGCTTCGTTTATTTTAGATAACCGCACTAAGAACAACCTAGGACTTGCAGCCTGTTCTGAGAGAGAGTTGGGGCTTGTTGTTGTTAAGGGTGTAGGTAAAGCCGTTGAAAGACACGCTTTTAGTGAAGTTGCTAAGTATGCAGCAATAGATGCTGAGTCCACTTGGAAGTTGTACAAGGTGTATGACCAACGACTTAAAGAGCGTGACATGCTTACTGTTTGGCGTTTAGAGATGGACCTCATGCTTGTACTGGCTGACATGGAGTTAGCAGGTGCGACTATTGACGAGGAAGAACTTGAAAGCCTTCGTAAGCAGATTGAAAAGGACCTTGTTAAAGTAACTGGGGAAGCCTACAAACTTGCAGGTAAAGAGTTCCACATGAACTCGATTCCTGAAAAGCAAAACATCCTCTTTACTCCAAAGTCAGAAGGCGGTCGTGGTATTCGTCCTAACAAGACAATCAAGATTGCTCTTACACCTAAAGGATTAGAAGCAGTGAAGAGTGGGGTTGAGGTTGGTCCCCAACACTATTCTGTAAGTGCAGAAGCACTTGAGTACTACCGTGAGAAAGACCCACTGGTGGGAGCAATCATGAAGTACCAAGACTTAAACAAAATCATGACAACCTATGTAACTCCTTACACTGGTGGTTCAGTAACAAGAACTACAGCGGGTAAATCAAAAACCACAGAGCGACAGAGTTTGTTGGTAAACGGAAAGGTTCACACGAACTTTAAATCCCACGGTGCTGAGACTGGGCGTTTCTCCAGTAGTGAACCAAACCTGCAGAACATTCCTAACGGTGGTGAGTACGGCAAGTTAATCCGTAACTTGTTTATCGCACCCCCTGGGTACAAGTTAGTAGTTGCTGACTACTCTCAGATTGAGCCACGAATCATTGCATCGTTTTCTCGTGACCCACGAATGGTTAAGAACTATTTAGAGGGTGGAGACATCTACACAACTATTGGTGAGAGCATGGGCGTAGACCGTAAAGCAGGAAAGGTACTTGTACTTGCTATTGCTTACGGTATTGGTCCAGAAAAGATTGCAGACCAGATTGGCTGTACGGTTAAAGAGTCTCATCAGTTGATGGACCGCTTTAATGACTCGTTCTCTTCTGTAAACAACTACAGAGAAAGAGTCATCCGTCTTGCTCGTCAACAACGACCACTCCCGTATGTCTCAACAGTTCTAGGGCGTAGACGATATATTCCAGAATTGTTGAACAAAGACTTGGGGCAAAAGTCACGAGCAGAACGACAAGCATTTAACACAGTTATTCAGGGTTCTGCTGCTGACCTAATTAAGTTGGCTATGGTTAGAGCACACTCATGTTTTGTTGATGAGCCAGAAGTTAATGTTCTTCTTACAGTTCACGATGAACTTGTGACTATTACTCCAGACCACTTGGTTGAGGAGACTGCTGCAGCAATTAAGTCATCTATGGAAGGTGTTAAACTTCCAGACATGATTGTTCCCTTGATTGCAGAAACCTATGTTGTCCAGAAATGGGGAGAAGCAAAGTGAGTTGGTTTAAGAAAAAGAAAGACCCAGAGTTAACTTTAGATGAGTTAACTACAGAAGTGATGTCCCGTATTCGTGGTTTGTATTTAGACGCACAGTTTAAAGAAGCCTTTGCTTTAAGTGTTTTATCAGGCACATCCATGGTTAGCGATGAAGTTGCTGAAATGGAGCAAGCAGCAAGTGATAAACGAATTAAACGAGTAGAGCATCTGACACCCCTCATTATTGCTCAGACTTTTGCTATTGCTAAGTCCAGTATGGAGTTAGAAAAGACAAGCATCTCAGGAGACCTAAGCCAAGTCCCTGATGAAGTCTGGACACGCATGGTTACACACAATCATCAGATGATGTTGGGGGCTGTGCTAGGGTCTATTTCCCAGATGGTAGATTTAAGGTTATTAAGCGTAGGACCAAGGAGACCAAGATGAGCAGTGCAGACTGGTGGGCAAGACAATTGCAGGGAAACGCTCCTGCACAACGTCAGGACGTGTCACCACCTATGCCACCATCTCAACAGCCCATGACACGGTACGAAGCACCACAACCTCAAACACCTCAGTTGAGAATAGGAAGTGCTCAACAAACACAGACTTGTCCTGAATGTAATTCCAATAATTACATGGCAGTACAGAACTCAGCACCTCGTTGCTACGACTGCGGATACCCAATTAGTCAATCGGGTTCTAGGTACGGAGCACTTACAGGTGCAAAGGTTGAAGGAACTACAAAGTCCTCTATTGGAAACGACGTTACAAGCAACTGGAATCCACAAGGCATCATAGGAAGAATTGACGGATGATAAATGATGAAGCAAGAAAAGTCGCAGCACAACTTAATAAACGGTTTGGTGAGAACGTCGTTGTGGTCGGGTCTGATATTAGGGCTGACCTTATTCCTCGCATTACCAGTGGTTCTACTACATTGGATTACGTCCTTGGAGGAGGATTTCCTGGAAACCAGTGGAATGAACTCATCGGAGAATCCTCACACGGAAAAACAGCCGTAGCATTAAAGACGATTGCTGCTAATCAAAAACTAAACCCAGAACACACAACTGTGTGGGTTGCTGCAGAGCAATGGGTTCCAGAGTACGCAGAGATGTGTGGTGTTGACACCAGCAAAGTAATTGTTATTGAAACCAACATTATGGAAGAAGCCTATGACGCAGTGATTGCTTTTGCTGAGTCTAAGGCTGTAGATGCAATTGTTATTGACTCCCTACCAGCCCTCTCACCTGCTCCTGAAATGGAGAAGAACATGGATGAGATGACCGTAGGTCGTGGAGCCTTGCTCACCAATAAGTTCTTTAGAGTTGTTGGTTCAGCCATTAAAAGAAGTTTGGTAGAGGATGAACGTGCCGTACTGGGTATCGTAATTAACCAATACCGTATGAAGATTGGCGTAATGCACGGCGACCCTCGTACAACTCCTGGAGGAGAAGGAAAGAACTATGCCTTCTTTACTCGTTGTGAGGTTCGTAGAGATGAGTGGATTGAGATTGGTCCTAGCGGTAACAAGACCCGTATTGGTCAAGTCATCAAGGTTCGCAGTTTAAAGAACAAGACAGCACCACCACAGCGTGTGGCTTACTTTGATTTCTACTTTGCCCCAGGAGGAGATTGTGCTCCAGGAGAGTATGATTTTGCCAAGGAAATTGCAGCGATGTCAGTGCTCAATGAGATAGTAGAGCGTAAGGGTGCTTGGTACTACTACGGTGAACGTAAGTGGCAAGGCACAGATGCACTCATTGCAAGTATCCGAGAAGAGATTGAACTCAAAGAAGAACTAGCAAAGAAGGTGTTGGAACTTGGCTAAAGAACCTAAGTGGTACTTGTCTATGGACCAGTACCTAACCATTCTTACAGAGGTCGTAAAGAACTCTGATACCTATGTAACGGGTAAGCATCTGCACGATAAGATGCACCCAGAAGATTTATCGGTAACAGTACAGTCCACTGCAGAAACAGTTGCACTGACAATTGCCGCCATTGGTCACCACAAGTCACACATGCTTGAGGACTAATGAAGTCAGAAGGCCAGAAGCAATCACGCAAACACGAAAACCGTTTAGCAAAAAAAGTTGACGGTTCTCGGACTGCTGCTTCTGGTGCTTTCTGGTCAAGGAAGGGCGATGTCCGTTCTAAAGACCTTTTGATTGAACACAAGTGGACAGGCAAAAAGCAAGTCACCATTAAGTCAGAGGTTCTAAAGAAGATAACGAGAGAGGCAATACTAGATAGCCGAACACCCGTACTCGGTTTGCATTTAGATGGGGAGAACTACGTGGTTCTCCTTGAAGACGATTACCTAGAAATGAGAGAGACCATTGAAAAGGAATCGTAACAAATGGATGAACCGTCTTACGCATGGCGGTATAAGGCAAAGTGCAAGGGAGAGGACACTGACACCTTTTACCCACCTCGTGACAAAGAGTTATACACAGTTATTGCAGACAGGGCTAAAACATTTTGTTTTGGGGAAAACGGCAAAACGCCGTGTCCAGTACGAAATGAATGTCTGTGGGATGCTGTAGAAAGGGATGAGCCACACGGCATTTGGGGAGGACTTTCACATCGTGAAAGAAACGCTCAAGTAAGAAAGTGGAAGAAGTCCTACAAAAAGCAGATGACTTTAAAAGAGTACATCTTGAGATTGGAAACTGAATGACAGACCTAAAGAAGTTCTTAGACGCTAAGAAGACAAACCCTCGTCTCATTGGCGACATTGAACGACACTTGATGTCACGACCACCAGAGGTACGTTCAACGACCGTGTTGCATCCTTCTGAGATGGTTAAATCAGACTGGTGTCTAAGAGCCTCTTACTTTGCACTTACAGGTGCACCAGTAAAGAAAGACAAAGCAAACCTGCGTTTGCAATCTATCTTTGATGAAGGCCACAGCATCCATGCTAAGTGGCAGAACTGGTTTAGTGAGATGGGTGTGTTGTACGGACTTTGGCAGTTTGGACGTGACGACAACATGACATGGGCAACCTCTAAGGACCTTGCAGGACAACTTAGCAAGGTTTATAAAGAAGTGCCTTTAGTTCTTCCTGAACTAATGATTGCAGGTCACGCCGATGGTTGGATTAAAGGGATTGGAGATGACTGCTTAATTGAGATTAAATCGATTGGTGCAGGAACTCTACGTTTTGAAGCCCCTGAGTTACTTGCAAAAGCAGACGGTGATTTAACTAAAGCGTGGAGGAGTATTCGTCGCCCATTTAGAACTCACATTTTGCAGGGTCAAATGTATCTAGAGTTAGCAAAACGTGTTCACGGTGATGCTGCTCCTAAAGAGATTGTGTTTATCTACGAACTCAAGGCAGACCAGGATTACCGTGAGTTCACAATTAAAGCAGACTACGAGTTTGTTGCACCTATCTTTGAAAAGGCCCAACTTGTAGTTGACGCTTTTAAAGCAGGAACACCTATTGAGTGCAGCAACAACGGTGCACTAGGATGTAAACAGTGCAACCAGTTTGGAGATAACAATGCTTAAGTTTGGACCAGCCTCACAGAAAGCGGTAGATGCTTTGACAGAACAAGGATTTTTCCACGCTGCAAAGCAGTCAGAGTTTCCTACTATGCCGAAGGAACTCACAGACCTTGACGGAGAAGAGTTAAGCCATTTGTTTAGCAGTTTAACTGCGTGGTCTAACTACATTGCTACTCAGTTGTCTGCAGCACAGGTTGATGAACGATACGCAGAGAAGGCTGTTGACTCTGCTTCTGCAAGAATCATGGTTACTCGTATGGGTCAAAAGACCACTGGAGAACGAGTTACTGCAATCAAGGCAGAGGTTGCAATTGACCCAAAGGTTTTAGGTTTGGCTGATAAGTTGGAAGATGCGTATGCCTATCGCAAAATGATTGAGGTTATGTTTTACAACCTAGAACGAGATACCGCTTTGGTCTCACGTGAAATCACTCGTCGTTCTTCTGACTTCCGTTCAATGCGAAAGGACAAGTTCTCAGCATGATTATTGGTTTATCAGGATTTGCTCGTTCAGGTAAAGACACCGTTGCAGAAACGTTAGTTAAAGAGTGCGGTTACGAACGTGTTGCTTTTGCAGATGCCATTCGTGAGATTCTGTATGCAATGAATCCACAAATAGGTTCTGACAACTTAGTACCTTTAGTTGATGAGTACGGTTGGGATGTTGCTAAAGCAAAAGAAGAAGTACGTGGGTTACTGCAGTCTCTTGGGTATGCTGCACGTAAAGTAATTGGAGAAGGTGTTTGGATTGAAGCAGCGTTAAACAACTTAGACCCAGAAAAGAACTACGTAATTGCGGATGTTAGATTCCAGAATGAAGCAGACACTATCCGTATGTTAGGTGGAGAGATTTGGCGTGTAGAACGTCCAGACGTAACTGCTGTTAACAGTCACATCTCTGAAGTGGAGATGAGTGGTTACACATTTGACGAGGTTCTACAGAATGATGGGACACTAGAACAGTTAGAGTTTCTAGTGAAAACCCTTGCCTACAAGATTCTTTGATAACGGTCTTACCCGAAAAGACGACGTTTACATAGGCATTGACCAATCCTTAACTGGGTTTGGTTTAACAGCCCTGTCATCCAAAGACCCAAAGCAATACAACACATGGGTTTATAAGTCACCGTACTTTGGTATTGAAAGACTTGTAGATATTAAAGAGTGGATAGGCGACACACTTGACTACATCCAAGAACTAAATGCCGAGATACTTGATGTTGCTATAGAAGGTAGCGTTTTACAATCCCCTGCTGCTCTAAAACTAGGTGAGTTAGCAGCCATCGTTAAATTAGAACTGTACGAACGAGACAAGATATTCCCGTTGCAGGTAGCCCCTATGACCCTAAAGAAGTTTGCGTCAGGTAAAGGAAACTCTAAAAAACAAGAGATGCTGATGCAGATGTACAAGCGTTGGGGTGTGGAGTTTAGCGACGACAATGCTGCTGACTCTTACGCCTTAGCCAGGTTAGTCTCAGGTACTGGGATAAATGATGTAGAAAAAGCAATAATTAAACAAATGTCTGACCCAAAATATAGAGATGAGAAGCGTTTAGACTGACGTAGGTGGTGTTTTTCTTTACCTTTAGGGGTTAGGTGGGCACCACAAACTAAAGGGATAATAAATCGTGACTAATGTTGAACCAATCGTCTCTCCAGAAGAGCCGTTTCTCCGTGTAAGTGCTGGCAGCAACCCACAAAGCGTTGCTTCCGCTATCGCTCATGCCTTGTACGCAGACCGTCAGGTCAAACTACGTGCCGTAGGAGCAGGTGCTGTTAACCAAGCAGTTAAAGCCCTAGCCATTGCCCGTGGATATGTAGCCCCAAGAGGGCTAGACCTAACCTGCAAGCCAGGTTTCACAACCATTGAAAGCCGTGACGGGGAAATCTCCGCCATCGTGTTTAGCATCCAAGCAAGTTAAAAGAAGGTATCCTTCTTTTAGGGCACAAAGGAGTTCCAATGTCAGACTACAGAAAGATGGGACACGCTATGCGTCGTCGTGCAGGAGCAGCATCAAACCACATGGACGCTGCAGGAAAGAATACGTCAGTAGACGTTCCAAGCGTTATTGAACAACACATCACTGCAGGAAGTGCAAAACTTGCTGTTGGTGCTGTAAAGGGAACACTAGTTCCTAAGAAAAACACACAAGCAGCAGACCCAACCGCAGGTGGAAAGAGTGGCGGTCGTCCTGCTATTCTTAACGCAGGTGGAGAACGTCTAGGTGCGGCATACCGTGTCAAGTCAAAGTTCTCAGTCTCTTCTCCAGAGGCTGCAGCAACAATGTCTGCTGGTCGTATTGTTCCTTCTACAATGGGTTCTCGTCAGAACTTCTCAAGCGGCTCTGACAACTCAATGATGTAATTTGCTTTTATGAGTAAGAGACAATCTTCTCAAGACGAAGGTGATTCACGCTTCTCAGCATATAAGTATGAGGGCGTGACATCTCCGTCTGCTTTAGGTTCCCAAAATCTTTCAAGTGCTCAACAACGCACTGCATGGAAGAATGAGAACAACCCTTATGGAACCCCTGCTCCTTATTCAAAGCAGACCCGTGGCTCGTACTACAACTTTGACGAATCTTCAAGTACGACACGTGAGGAAAAGTAAGTCCTCGTCCAGAAGTTCTTTGCTTTTTTCGTGTACTATTTCTTAGAGGAAATCTCTAGGAGAGGAACACATGCCAAAAGCATTTCAGTATCCAAGCGAAGAACAGTTCGAATCTTTTTTTAATACCCCACTTCATTTACCAGAGACAAAGCGTTGCCGTTTTGGAGACTGGTTGGATTTCCTTTCACCAGAACACCGTGAAATGGTTGATATTTGGATTAAAGCCAATCACGATGATGTTGTGAAACCCAACTATGTAAAAATCCATGAGAAGTTTCAAACAATGACTGACATAAGTAGGGACACTATCCGCCACCACCTGAAGGGTAAATGTGCATGTCGCTAAGTGATGAGTTTAAAAATGAGGTTGCAGATATACAGCAACGCAAAAAAGTTCAAGAACTTCTAGAAAAGCAGGGATTAGACCCAGAAGATATGGGACGTATCTCAAAGGTTAGCGTTTCTACCTATCAGACTGTTACAAAGGATGAAGAAGGAAACGCAACTGTTCACGACCTTGAGGGTTACAAGTATGTAATTCATCCTGCATGGGAAGGTTACGAACCACTACGACAGGCAGACCCAGTAGAGGTCAAACTGGATTGGACACCAACTCGTCACGATAAGACAAAGACAAAGTTGAAGTGTGCAGTTATTTTGCCTGACCCACAGATTGGTTACCGTCGTTACGAAGACGGAACACTAGACCCATTCCACGATTTAGCAGCCATCGATGTTGCATTGCAGATTACTGCTTACGTTCAGGAAACATACGGAGTCGATGACATCATCAACCTTGGTGATTACCTAGACCTTCCAGAACACTCACGATTTGCACAAGAGCCATCGTTTGCTAACACCACACAGTTGGCAATTAACTATGGATACGAGTTCTTAGCAAAGCAACGTGCTATTGCTCCAGATGCTCGTATTGCTCTACTGGAGGGTAACCACGATGACCGTCTAAGCCTGTACGCATTTCGTAATGGCAAAGCGTCATACGGATTAAAGAAGGCTGATGCGTTAGATGGAGACCCTGTACTTAGCGTTCAAAACCTATTGTGTTTAAAGGAACTAAACGTAGAGTTTTACGACAAGTACCCGTCACTTGATTCACAGATTTGGTTAGGCAAATACCTACGTGCAATGCACGGAACAAAGGTACGAAGCAATGGCTCAACTGCTGCAGCCTATACAAACGACACACCGCACCTATCAACTATCTTCGGTCACATTCACCGTCAAGAGTTGCAGTACAAGACTACCTACGACCAAGATGGTCCAATCCGTAGCGTTGCTGTATCTCCAGGTTGTTTATGTCGTGTAGATGGTGCTGTTCCATCTGTTAACTCAGGTGTCAGTGCTGACGGTAAGCCAGGAAAACATTGGGAGAACTGGCAGCAAGGTATTGCTGTTGTTTGGTACAACGAAGAGACAGGTCGTTTCTCAGTTGAACTTGTACATATTATTGACGGGGCTGCTCTGTACCAAGGTCAAGAATTTGTAAGTAGTGCATCTCCCGCTCAAACTCAGCCATAGATTTATCGGTAACTGAACCAACCCATCCACATTTTGTGGGATTGCAAACGGCTTGAAATGTCAGGTCAGTAACAACTGCAATAGCCACGTGGTGGGTTGGTTCAGCCATTTACCGCTCCTTTTACTAAGACAAACACAGGTCTAGAGTAGACCATAGGAGCATGGAATTAAACAACGAGCAGTTTGCTGCACACATCAACAACCCTAAAGAGGGTGGCGGTTCCATGAACCTCACCACAGGTGAAGCCCCTCAAGGTCGTGGATTTATGACTGCATTTGATGGTGCAGAAAAACGCACACCACTTCCAGCAACCTCAGAGCAGTTGTCGTCATATCAGGCAGAACACGCTGCAAAGGTAAAGGGCAATCAAGGTGCATTCCATGGTGCATGGAAGAACGAGCCAGAGCACTACACACAGGATTTGTCTGTACAAGTAAAGACACCTAAAGAATCACAAGCAATGGGTGAATCAGAGAAGCAAGAGGCTGCATACGCATTGCCTCACACACCAGTTAACCGCAAAGGTGCAACTGTTGGTCCACATGGTGGAGATGTCTTATTCCACACAGCAGACTTAGGTAAGAACGATGTTGACCCTAATTATCAGCCAGGTGCTATGGATATGAAGGGTGGACGTGGTTCATTTACAAAGAACCAGTACGCAAACAAAGACTGGGACAAAGTCGGTGGACACCTAAACGGTCAGCCAGTTACTTATGGCGAAGTACTAAGAACTATTAACAAGAACCGTGTCGAACGTCTAAGAGGTACAGGTAACTAATGGCACTAGGCAACATGTCGCCTAACCAAGACTGGCAGTCACTAGGTGCTGGTGGTCTTAATGGCTACAACAATCAAGGTGATTACGGCGGTCCATCCGTACGTTCTAACCTAGATTTCCAACGCCTTGGTGTAGGTCGTGTACCTTCTGCAGAGTATCCAGATGGATACCTAGGTTCTTTAACAACACGTCGTCGTGATGACAGACTATTAGACTCATTAAAAAACAATTTAAATAAAAAGGCGTACCAACGTGGAGTTCACAAAGGTGAACGAGTTGACGCAGCCCAGTATTACTGGCCCTCAGAATTACAACCCACCCGTGGAATCTCACGTCAGATGAAATCTCAATTGGATGCCAGCCGTGGTGTGGTTGTATATTATTCAGAAAGAAATAAACCAGAAGTTGAATTAACTCCTGCACCACATCTAGTTAACGACGGTAAAACCAACAAACGTGCAGATGAGCCAGGAGTTTTGTATGCAAAAGCAAATAACTCTCGACTCCTAAACATGAGACCATCTTGGAGATAGCATGACACAAAAACCAGATGGCGTTTACGGACGCAAGCCATGGAATCAACGTCCACCATTTCAACCTGACCAGGTAGCAAAGCGTTGGCAGTACAACGGACCATGGACAAGCAACATGGAGAAGTTAACCTCTCAAGCCCTAATGGTTATGAACATTCCAGGTGCTGAAATCTCTAAAATGGTACGTCCACCGCTGCCACAAATCAGATTATTTCCAGAAAAGTACGGGTATGACCGTCGTGCTTTTGGCATTGACGATATCGTTTCTATTGACCGTAACTACGTAGAGCCTCGTATTTCTTGGTTCTCAGGTGGTGTCGGTGAGTTCTCAGGTTCATCACGTAATGATTTAGGAGCCAACTAATGGATATGGAAGGCGGAGCATTTCCTCTTGAAATGCAAGCAAAGACTGTTGTAAATAACATTATGAATTACAACGGCTCACACCCATGCCCAACATGTGGGTTAATCATGAACCCAACAGAAGCAATGTACAGCAAGGGTATGTGTGCAGAGTGTTTCTCACAGCATAGTGCTCGTCGTCTAAAGAATCGGATGGCATAATGGCACGTAAGAAAAAAGACCCTGTTCAAAGAGTAGGAATGACTCCTGAACGTTCAGCCGAGATTGATAGAGAAACAGCAGCAGCATTAGAATCTGCACGTGCATCTGAAGAAAAAAGAATTGCAGCAAAGACTGCTGCTGAACGACCAGCACCTGCACCTGCTGCACCTGTTGAACCTAAAAAGGTTCGTGGAAGACCGTTTCCTAAAGCACCTGTAGCACCAGGACCATTGGATAAGCCTAATTTTGTTGGTAACACTACTGACCCAAAAATGCTGCCATCTCAACCACAAAAGAAGAGAAGCAGAACTCGTAGTGGTAAAAAGATTGATAGAAAAACAGGAAAAGTAGTTACTCCTAAAGCAGGACGTTTAGTTGGTACAGGCGAAGGCACTGTTCGTAAAGTAACTCAAGAAGATGTAAAAGCAGCACGAACAACCGCACTTCCTGATGCTCCTGTAGTAAGACCAGAAGCAGCACCAAAGACAAGAATTGTTAGAGATGCTACTGCTAAACGAACTGGTGCTGCTGTACGAGTTGATTTGCTAAGAGGGTTAGTAAAGCAAGCACACACACATTTAGACCGCATGGACGCTACTCGTGGAAACCCTGAGTACTTGGTTCATCAAACAAGTTTCCATGAGGTACACGCAACTATCGCTGCTGGAGACCATCAATTGGGAAGCATCCTGGGTATCCACCATCATCTGGTCCACACCCAAGGAGACCCACAGACAATAGCCGCTGCCAAGAGTGCAGCCAAAGACAGGCTTGCTGGGGCAGGGGAAATAGCCCAAATCCGCTCAGATGCAGATGCAGCAAATTCAGAGAAAAGAAAAGCCCGAATTCAGGCATACAAAGTAGGCCGTGGTGAGTAATAATCTCACTACCTATAGGAAAAGGAAAAACCATGGCAGCAACCAATAAGAAGACCCCTGGTCAGTACACTGTTAAAAAAGGTGACACTCTGTCAGGTATTGCTAAAGCAAACAACACATCCCTTGCTGAGATTCGCAAGAACAATCCAAAGTTTGCTAGTGATTCAAAGTACGACAATGGAAATAAGATTTGGTCAGGTACAACAGTTAACCTAGGACCTGGTGGTGGACGTGGTGCAGGTATGTCTCCTGCAGGAAACAAGCCACGTGGTGGTGCTAAAGCAGGTAACACGCTCCTTGGAAAGATTGGAAGCGTTGTTGGTGCAATTGGCGGAGGTATTGGCGGAGCAGTTCTTCCTGGCGTATCAGTTGCTGGTGGAGCAAAGTACGGAAGCAAAGCATTAAACAAAATAGGAAATGACGTAAGCCCAAACATTAGCAAGAAGCAATTTGGCGGTGCTGCTGGTATTGCTGGTGGTATTGCTGCTGGTGCTATTGGTGGTGCTGCACTTGGTGCTGCACGAAGTGGTGGAAGCCCTATGGGTGCTGCTATTGGTGGTGCTGCTGGTCTTGCTAAGGGACTTGCAAAAACTAACGCAGGTGCTGCTGCTGGTAAAATTGCTGGTGGTGCAATCGGTGGTGCTGCAAAAGGTGTTATGAAGGCTGGACCATTAGGTGCAGGAGCAGGTGCTGCAATCGGTGGTGCTAAGGCTGCTAAGGGACTTGGTACCGTAGCAAAGGCTTCAAAGCCCGCTGCTGGTGGTGCTGCAACAGGTATGGCAAAGGGTGCAGGTAAGATTGCATCAAAGCCAAACGTTCAGACCTTGCCATACAAGTCAAACACCCCAGCAAAAATTCAAACTCTTCCAGCAACTCCATCAACTGGTGGAAACATTGTTCCACTTTCTAACCAGGTTAAGAAGAACGCACAGGTGGCAATGTAATGGCTGTTAATTCATCACGTTCAATGAACAAGTCCCTCAATGATGGGGCTACAGACGGTAAGTACCGTAAGGCTCGTCCAGATACTGAGGTTATGCCTGGTTCTGGTGACGAAATCACTATGGAAAACCGTCAGTCACTTCACCCATTCTTTAACTATGGATTCGTCACAACTGAGCATCCAAACATGGTCAACCCAGGTAAGTAAATGCCTAAAAAGACCAACCTAAAGAACATGGGCGAGGCAATCGCCAATAAAGAAAAGTTTCAAGGCTCAAATATTCAAGGTGGAGACCGACCAGGTACTTTTGGACAACTTCCAAAGGAACACCAAGACGCTTATGTAGAGCACAACCCTAATTATGTTGTGTCTTCTTACTCAACACCTATTGCATGGCACTCAGAAACTCACGGATGGCATGTTCCAGACGTTAAGTACAGCCAGACAACCTCACGTCAGCAAGGCGTAGTTCGCCGTGCTCTCAAAGGAGAGTTCACAACAGCCCATGATTCAGCAAGAGACCAGGAACTCTGGAACTCTTAATTTAATCTGCTAGGCTGTAGGTAACACAACAAGGAGCACAACATGTCTAATATCCCTCTATTGGGGTCTCGTCAACCAGATGATAAGAACACAGGGCCAGTACTTAGAGTTCTTTATTGCATGGTGTGTTCTTCTATAGAAGAACTGCCTCCTTATAGTGGACCTCCAGAACAAGACCACCTTTTACAAATTGCTTGTGAAAATCATCGTTTTCCTTCAGGTGATGAGCACAAGGGTTTGCTATTTATTGTGCCAGTTAAAGTGTGGAAAGATACTGAGACTAGAAAAGACACAATTAGGCAGATAAAAGGTGGAGGCTCCAAAGGTCTTGCCGAAATTGATGACTCGTTTTATGACACCAAGAGTCAGTTTGGCGAAGACGCATTAAATTGTTGGAAGAGCCGTAATAGACCACAAGACTCTTGTACTGATTACCAGTCAGAAGGCAAGCGACTTCTTCCAGACACACTCAAAGAAAGAAAAGAATTGGGTATGTCAACAGAAATAGGCGGTCCAAAAAACTACCTCTGTCACTTCTGTCCAATTCACGCTAAGGTAGTCCAACGTAAACGACAACTGATGGGAATGTACGACTAATGGCAAAAACTGATTTCTACTTCATCATTGAGGTACAAGAAGACGGAACAATTCAGACACACAAGGACATGCCAGAAGATGGCTTGGAAGCACTTCGTCTTCCAAACACTTTTGACATCTACAAGGTGTGCCGTGAAATTTCACAAGATATCGAATCACAACTACTAGCAGACCGTGTAATTGGCGGAGTTCTTAGCGTTCTAAACCAACGTGAACAAACTGTTAGTGACAAGGTTGCTGAGGCTTTGAAGGCTCGTGGAGTTGAATTTGATGCTGGCTCTAAGACAGTCGACTTTGCAGCCGATGCTGAGGTTGTTGAAGACTAATGATTGCTATTGAGATGTCCTGTGGGGGCTGTGAAAGTTCCCTTTCTATTTCAGGAGATGACAAAGAAAGCGAACAGGTTTGGCATCTCACACATCGGTTTACTGCTGCTCATACAGAGTGTGGTTTCGTAAAGCCACCTGCTGTAGAGCAAGAAGCACACCGTAAGTTTAAAAGACGAGTCATCAAGCCTTTCAACGAGGAAGATGACGAGTAAACTTAAAGCATGAACCGTAACGATGCTTTGAATCGGGTGGTTGGCTCAGTCACTTTGGCAGAGTCAACCACTTCGTATTTCAGCAAGCCTGAATCAACACTTGACCCAACTTTGTTTGATGGTGCAAAAATAAAGTCATGGGTACGCAACGCATTGTTACGCATGTTGCATGGTTTCTTAGAAAAGACATACAGCAACCCAGAAGCATGGGCAACAACTTGGCTTGCAGGTTCTGCGGTTTCTTACCAATGGCATGTACAACGTGAGCCTGGTGACTTAGATGTTTTAGTTGGCGTTGATTACGTTACCTTCAGAAAAGCCAATTTAGATTACAGTGGATTAACTGATAACGAAATCAGCAAGATGCTCAACGAAGATTTCCGTAGAGGTTTAATGCCTGACACCAAAAACTGGGAAGGGTTTGAAGTTACCTTCTATGTAAATCCAGGTGCTACAGACATTAGAATCATTAAGCCTTACGCAGCATACGACTTAACACACAACGAATGGACAGTTCATCCTGACCCAAATGCTCAAGGTCGCCCTGTTCCTGCATGGGAAGAAGCAGCACATAGAGACCATCAGAAAGCCGTTGAGATTGCTGCTCGTTACTCACAAGCAAGTGCTGCTTTAGAAGGAGCACAGAATCCAGCAGCAAGACGCAATGCTGAACACATGTTGCTAACTTCTTTAGAACAAGCAACTGCTTTATGGGATGACATCCACAGCAGCCGCAAGAGAGCGTTCTCTGAATCTGGTGAAGGTTACGGAGACTTCTATAACTATCGTTGGCAAGCAGGAAAGCGTCTTGGAACTGTTGCCGCATTAAGAAGATTGAAAGAGTATTACGACTCATTTAAAGAAGATGTTGAGTCAGAAACTTACGGCGTGACACTTCCAGATACCCAAACCCTTATTCGTAGAGCAGCGATGTACAGAACAGGCAGATAACTTGAACATACTCGTAGCATTAGAAGGCGTACTTAGTTCTGCTCACAACGACACTCCTAGCAGAGTGGGGGCTATGGTTTATTACGGATTTAAGCCAAACCATAGAGTGGCTATCTTTACCTCTCAAAAACGAACAGACGCAGAGCATTGGTTAAACGTAAATGGGTTTATTGCCTACGATGAACTTATAGACAACACCTACGACCTTATTGGTGATGAGTTATCTCAACGCCAAATTACCGTTGCACGGTCAAGACAACAGGTAGAACTGCTGGTTACTGGTGACCCAAAGTTAGCAGCATGGGCATTTGAGCAGGGGCTACCTTCTTTAGTGTTAGCCCACCCAGACACCATGCTTGTACAAAATCGCCCAGATGCTCCTAAGAAGATGCGGGCCTGGACAGACATTGAAGAAGTAATCACCAAAAGAAACATCAAACGTTCTTTAGACCAGTCTAAAGACGATGCTGGCTTATTTAGATTCGATGACTAGTCATGAGAATCATTTATGGTGGGGCCGAGGTTGGCAGTAACCGCACACTTCTAGAGGCAATGTCTGTAGAAGTTATGGGGTTCTCCTTCTATGCTCTTAAGAAACGGTACCTTCCAAAGAACAAGTTATGGCTCGTTTCTGAACACTTCCAGGACGGGGTCCAGGTAGTACTTGACTCAGGTATTCACCAATTAGAAGGTTCAGGGGCTTCTAAAGAAGAGATAACTTCTTTTGCTGCCGAGTACCAAGAGTTCGTGGCTAACAACCTGGAACGCATCTCTGGCTTTGTGGAGATTGACTCCCAAATCATGGGGTTGGACTGGGTACTTCAGCAAAGAGCCTTCTTTGAGCACGACCCCAAACTCTGGGTAGTCTGGCACGACTCCTACGGGCTTCAGAGCCTCAGAGAGTGGTCTAAGACCTACCGAAACGTGGCTATACCCCACGCCTCTATTGAGGCTTCTACGAGCCTTGCAGGGGTCACTAGAGCACTTGTTTCCCAGCAGGGAACACGCTTCCATGCCCTAGGCTCTGCCAAGCCTGACAACCTCCGTCAGATACCTTTCACCACCTCTACCACCCTGTCTTGGCTCAGTCCTATGCGTAATGGGGAAACCATCATTTGGGATGGCAAGCAGGTTGTCCGTTATCCAAAGAAGATGATGGCTCAAGCAAGACCTAGATACAAAGCCGTAATTAGTAAAGCAGGACTAGACTTCGAGAAGTTCCTACAGAACGATGGGGTCGAATCCTCTAAAGTAGCAGTCTGGTCATACCAACAGTTGGAGAAGTCAATGGACAAGAAACGCCCTGATTTGCACGTTGTAGATGGTGGGAAAGACTCCCTATTATCTGATAACAGCGATACACCCCTTATGAGTACTTTTGCGGAAACATGGGGTGACCCTTCTGATAACAGTGACCTTGAGATGCGGAAACAATCTGCAGTAGAAGAGCCTAAAAAGTTGGTTGAAAGAGACCCTGAAGAGGTTACAAGCCTCCCTGTTTTTGGCTACAAGATGAAGACCATTGTGGATGTAGATGATGAGGGTAACGAGGTCCTCAAAGACGTTCCAATGGTGCAAAGCACAGGGGCTTCTTTAAGACAATGTGACACTTGCTTTGTCGCCGCCAACTGTCCAGCCTTCAAACCACAGAACACTTGTGCCTTCAACCTTCCAGTTGAGGTTAAGACCAAAGACCAACTAAAAGCCCTGTTAAACACTGTTATTGAGATGCAGGGAGCAAGAGTTGCGTTTTCTCGCTTTGCAGAAGAACTCAATGGCGGTTACCCTGACCCCAACACATCGCAGGAAATTGACCGTCTTTTCAAACTCGTTAAGGGCATGAAAGAGTTGGAAGAGAACCGAGAGTTCATTAGAATCACTGCCGAAAGGCAGTCGTCAGGAGGGGTACTTTCAGCCATTTTTGGTGACAGAGCACAGGCTCTAAAAGACCTCCCTAACGGTGGTTTGAGCGAAGCAGAGACCACCAAAATCATTCAACAAAGTCTTGAGTAGTATCTGATAACAGTGCCACCTTGTGCTTGGAACAAGGTAGGCACTATTGTCAGAAGCATTGCAACACCTTTTACGCTTTACTTAGCACTTCCCCCATAACCCGAAAGGCTTTATAAATGTCTCTTTTCTCTTTCCGTTTGACCGAAGATTTCGTAGCAGGATACCGCTCTAAGAAAGCCCCATTTGGCTATCGGGATGCTGCAGGTAACTCGGTTGGAGAGATTACCTTCTTAAGAACCTACTCCCGCTTAAAGGAAGATGGGACTAAAGAGACTTGGGTAGATGTGTGTGAGCGTGTCATCAACGGCATGTACTCCCTTCAGAAAGACCATGCTAAATCTCAGCGTCTTCCATGGAATGATGCTAAGGCTCAGGCTTCTGCTAAAGAAGCCTTCGACCGTCTTTTTGAATTGAAATGGACTCCGCCAGGGAGAGGTCTCTGGGTTATGGGAACTCCCCTAGTCAATGAACAGCGTAACTCCGCAGCACTACAGAACTGTGCATTTGTCTCCACAATGGAGATGACCAAGAACAACCCTGCCAAGCCATTTGCCTTCCTCATGGAAGCCTCAATGCTAGGCGTTGGAGTTGGGTTTGACGATAAGGGTGCGGACAAAGAGTTCGCTATCTATGAGCCACGAGTAGAACTAACCGAGGTCTATCAAGTGCCTGATACTCGTGAAGGCTGGGTCGAGTCTGTGGTTCTACAGATTAACTCCTTCTTAAAGCCTGACCAACCTCTTTACACCTTTGACTACTCTTTGGTTCGACCTGCTGGCTCTCCTATCAAAATCTTTGGTGGTACGGCAGCAGGGCATGAGCCTCTAAAGAAGTTACACGACCACATTGAGAAGTTGTTTGCTGGTCGTTCGGGACAGAAAGTTACACGCAAAGACCTTGCTGACATTGGCAACATGATTGGTGTCTGCGTTGTATCAGGCAATGTTCGCCGTTCAGCAGAACTTCTTATCGGTCGCATTGACGATGAGGACTTCCTCAATCTAAAGAACGCCGAGGTTTATCCTGAACGTAACTCTTATGACCCTAACAACCCAGGCTGGGCATGGATGTCTAACAACTCTGTAGAGGCTAAGGTCGGTTCAGACTTCTCAAAGATTATTGACGGCATTGTCCGTAACGGTGAGCCTGGGGTTGTGTGGATGGATGTATCACGCAAGTATGGTCGTCTCATTGACCCACCTAACAACAAAGACTGGCGTGTATCAGGGTACAACCCTTGTGCAGAACAAAGCCTTGAGTCTTTTGAGTGCTGTACTTTGGTTGAGACCTATCTCAATCGCCATGATTCTTTAGAAGACTTCAAAAGAACTTTGAAGTTTGCTTACCTCTATGCCAAGACTGTAACTCTTCTTCCAACTCACTGGGAAGAGACCAACGCAATCATGCAACGCAATCGCCGTATTGGAACTTCAATCTCTGGTATTGCTAACTTTGCTGACAACAATGGCTGGACTGTGCTTCGTGATTGGCTTGATGCTGGTTACACAACCGTCAAGGCTTACGATGAGTCTTACTCCGAGTGGCTTGGTATTCGTCAGTCAATCAAGATGACAACTGTTAAGCCTTCAGGCACAGTCTCAATCCTTGCTGGTGAGAGTCCTGGAGTTCATTGGGCTTCAGGTGGAAAGTTCTTTAACCGAGCAATTCGCTTTGCTAACTCTGACCCAATGCTTCCTCTTTTCAAGATGGGCAACTACAGAGTTGAACCTGCTTCAGAGTCTCCTGACACAACCTCTGTGGTGTTCTTTCCTATCGAGACAAACGCAAAGAGAGCGGAAAAGGAAGTCTCCGTTTATGAGAAGGTTTCTTTAGCAGTTGTAACTCAACGCTACTGGTCAGATAACTCTGTATCTGTAACTGTGACCTTTGACCCTGAGAAGGAAGCAGACGCTATTGCTTCAATCCTTCACATGCACGATGGACAACTAAAGACAATCTCGTTCTTGCCTATGGGTAACACCGTCTATCCTCAAATGCCTTACACACAGATTACCGAGGAAGAGTACGAAGAAGGTCGCATGACACTTATGCCTATAGACTTTTCAGGTGTGTATGCAGGTATGGCTTCTGACGCTATCGGAGAGGCTTACTGCACTACAGACGCTTGCGAAGTTAAACTGATAAAGGACAACCAATAATGCCTAAATACGATTTTGTTTGTATGGCTTGTGACAGTACTGTTGAAATCCATTTAACTTTTGATTCAACAGAACGACCAGTCTGCTCAAAGTGCGGGAACTTTATGAACAAGTCTTTCACTCCACCAGCAATCCAGTTTAAGGGTGGAGGCTGGGGAGGCAGTTAAGCGTTCTTGTTATTTGCTTGAGCAGAACGAAGTTGCTTCTTTTGCTTTTGCATCTTTTGACGCTGTGCTGAGGTTTGTGCTCTAGCAACTTCTTTATGTGCTGCAGCAGCCTGTTCAGCAGAAAGATTTGGATTGAACGGTCTTGATGTATCTCTAATTACTGTGATTACAGTCTTTGGTGGATTGTCAGTAACGATTCTAATTGTGTGGTCTTTTTGCTTTGGGTCACGACCTTCTGTAACCAACTTACCTTCGTCAGACTTATGAGGAACGCTTGTTCCATGATTTGCCGCATGTTTTGCAGTATCCCAATCAACGCTTCTATCCCAAGAACGACCTGAAGCATGAGCACTAATAGTGTGAGGTGTTGGGTGGTTGAACATGTGAGCAATCTTTGACATGTGAAAATGATAAAGAAAAAGCCCCAATAGCACAGGCTATCGGGGCTTCTTCTTTAGAAACTTATTTAGCGTTATTTGCCTTAACGCCGTTGTATCCAGTCTTTTTCTTATTCATGCTTCCAGGCTTTTTATAACCTTCGCCTTTTGGCATGTTGGCAATACGGATTTCTAATGACTTGGCAATCTTGTCGTGGTGCTTTCCCATTTGTTTCCTTTCGGTGAGGCTTTTAGTCTAGCAGAAAGCCCTCCTACCACCAATGTAGGAGGGCTTCTGTCTATTTAGTTTTTAGGAAAAGATTTTAGCCATTCTTTAGCACGAGGGGTCATACCCTTCCATGCAGACCAATCTTTACCACCATCGCTCATGTAATAAGCGATTTGGGCATTTGTCACAGGGTCTAGAAGCATTGCATTAGACACCATGCTGAACTTATCTCTGCGTACATCTCCCATTTTCCCAATCATGTTTATCTGAAAGAGTCCATAAGAGTTATCGCCTGTCTTTTCATTGCCGTTGAAGGCAATAGAACGACCACGACTCTCACGCATAGCAATAGCCCACGCTTGGCTTAAGGCTTTACCCTCAAACCCAACTTCCTTAAGTAAGGCTTTCAATTCAAGTCTTGTTAGTTGAGGCTTTTGTCTCAACAACTCTAACTTCTTTGTAGGACTTATTCTTAAGGCTTTCTCGACTGTTGATTGGGATAGTTGGACTGGCTGTACAACCATCGCCTGATTTTGCTCTAATGCTCGGGCAATCGCAAAACCGCTACCGAACAAAGAACTTGCTACTGCGATAGTGGCTATCACCACTACCTTTTTTCCACGTTTTGTTAGTTTCATAGTTATCACTACTCCAAATAGTCTCCGACAACCTCGGCTGCCTTTGACTGCTGGTGACGGATACGGTGTAGATACCGCTCTGTCGTTGTGATTGACTGATGACCCAAACGCTCTTTGACCTCATGCACATCTACCCCACTCTTTAGGAGTTGAGTAGCGTTGGCATGTCTTAGGTCATGCGTTCTTGGATACCAACCAATACCTGACTTTTCTATGGCTTCGTTCCAAATGGCTCTCCACTTGTCACGACTGAGATGGCTTTGGTCAAGGCTTTGGCTTTGACTAAGGCTTTCTCTGCCTTTCGGTTTGTCCTTTCTGTATTGTTTTCGGTACTTACTGACCGCTTGCTTACACAGGTCACACCTACACCCACCGACATTGTACGAGTACGGAGTTGCGTGTTGGAATGTTCTACTTCCAACGGTGTAGGGCTTTGTAGTCCTTTCTTTGAGACTCCCTGCTGGCTTTATTTTACACGCCTCAACCCTTTGTTTGGCAAACAAGAGGTCATCAGCGAGCAATTTTCTATCCCGAACATACGCTTTTATGGTGTTATTAAGGCTTTCGTTAATAACAACTGTTCGCTTGTGTCCGTTCTTTGTTGCAGATACAACTAAGAAACGCTCACCATTGTTCAAGGCTTTACCCACATCACTAACGGTTCGTCTGACATAAACTTCTTTAGAACGAAAGTTAAAGTCTTTAACCCTTAGTTCTGTGGCTTCTCCAAATCGGCAGCCACTCGTCACTAGGAATTGAGCGAATAGTCTTGCCCCTTCTGTTTCCAGATGGGACACGATTTTCTTGAAGTCATTAGGCTCTAAAGAAGGCTTTGGGTCTGCTTTAGAAGTCTTGACCTTTACCCCATGCGTGGGATTGACTGCTATGACATCTTCTTCAACCAGTTGGCGGAAGGCAGAACCCAAAGCAACTTTGACATGGGATACGGTGGCAGGGCTTACGCCTTCATTAAGCAACTTCTCAAAGAGTTGTCTTACATCTCTCCGAGTAATGCTTGTGACCCGCTTAGTTCCCAAAGAAGGTAAGACATACTTCTTTAAGGCGGTTGCGTAAGTTTTCCTTGTTATGACCCGAACATCTGTTCGGGTGGTCAGCCACTCTTTTACATAGGCTTCAAGTGTGGTCATTAGTTCAGGGTTATCGGATACAACCCCTTCCTCTGCCATGAGAGCAGAGTTCAAGGCTTTAGACCTTGTGGGGTAAGTTCCAGCACTCACGACCTTACCGCCTCTGCGGTAATAGCCTGTGTGCCGTTTGTTTCGGGTTACGACATACGCCATTGGCTTCCTCCTTCTCTCGTTCCCTACTTTATCAAGTTACTCACCAGTAGCAAAATGACACAAAAAAACCACCCAACGGAAATCGTTGGGTGGCTCTCTTGTTATTCTTCTTTAGAAGGTATGGGCTTTATCTTTCTGCGTGTGTTAATCCAGTTCTCGATAGTCTCCTCTTTCCAAACAGGTGTTCGAGAAAAATAATGGTCGGGTTGAGGCATTTGCTTCTCATGTAGATAAGTCTTTAGCGTGTCCTTCTTTAGACCTGACCTTTCAGAAACTTCTTTAGTAGTTAGCCAGCCTTCCACTTACATCAACTCCTTGTAGTGAGGTAGAACGGTGTTCATGAATTGGAGGGTATTGCTCTGTGCTTTTAGAAGGTTGGTCAATGCGTCCGCCGACAACTTGATACCAGCCATGAACACAACTGCGTTCTCTGTGCTTTCAGGTTGATAGCCCTTGTGGTCAATCAAGTCACTAAAGGTCTGTGCCGTTTGTCTTAGTGTCTCGGCTATGTCAATGAGGTCTTTTGCGATTTCTGTTTCCTTGTATGGGTTCATTTAGTTCTCCTTTGGTAGAAGTAGGTGGGGGCAACACCAATCTGCCCCCACCTCACTTGATTACTTTGTTGTTAGTGCCGTACGGATTTGTGCCAATCGCTTTTCGTGAGATTGGGCTAGGTCTTTCCAGTATTCCAACTCTGCTATGAGTCCTTGAATTGCCTCAACAGGGTTGTTGGTAACGACTTGCTCATGGGCTTGCTTCTTTAGTTCTTTAGAAACTGTCTTGCTACCCATTTTCTGTCGGTTATGGACATGACCAATGTGTATGCGTATTCCTGTCAATGTTGAGGACAGGCTTAGGCAATAGTCGCACCCATACAGTTCGAGTGAAGTCTTGTCTGTTTCATGCTCTAACAGAACACGACTCAGGCTCTTGAAGTAACTGCCCGAAGGGTTCATCACTCTTTCTTTAGCAACAAGGGTGTAGCCCTTCTTGTTGAAGTCTGTGTGATTTGGTTGTGACGGTGTGACAGGTTCTTTAACTTGAACCTGTGGTGTGGTGATTTGGTTTGACATAACCTGTTCTTTCTCTTGTTTGCGGACTATGACCGCTATGTCTTTTAACTTAGGCATTTTCTAATTCGCTATCACTAGCGTCAGCAACGATTTTCATAGAAAACTGCTCATCAGTATCTATGTATTCGTCTATGTACTTCTGCGTAGCCTGAAAGACAGTTCTATAGACAGAATTGTCAATTAGGTCGCTATCGTTGATAGTGATTGGTACTTCCGTAACCAACTCCACTAGGTAATGTTTAATTGCCATAATTACTTTCCCTCACCTTCGGTTAGTTCTAACTCCAAGTTAGTCTCTTTTATTCCTTTATGCAAATCCTTAGCCGTACCTTCTTTAGAAGGTGTGCTTACGATTGGTATGACGGTTTCATAGTCCATTGTCGCCGCCAACTTCAACAACATCTTTATTTTCGTTTCGACTTGCACAGGTGTAGCAGATTTTTTCTACTTGTAGAGTAACTCCCAAGCAAAAAGCATCAACGCCTGAATAGATTACAGAGTCGGTGTTACCGCATTTTAAGCACTTAGCCATTTTTATCTCCTTTGTTAGATTTTCTATCCCGATTAGTTTTCCCATAGCAAGGCTTCGTACTTTTCCTCACGAAGCAATCGCTCTATTACTTCAACACAGTATGACTTTGTTGCGTATTGCTGGTCGTCTCCATTGGTTGCGGATACGAAGTTACCGTTACTGTCGTTGTAACCGTTGTAACCCCATACCCATAACTTGTCCTCGTTCCTGATAATGTAGAAACGACCGTCCGTTGAGTGGTAGTTGCCCCCACCTTTGTCTTTGTTTGCTTTACGAAGTTGGATAAATTGCTTTGGCACATACAGTTCTCCTCTAACTTGCGGTGATAGTGGTTTCAAGTTCTTTCTCCTCCCATAGTTCTTGTTCTTGTTCGTCTAAAGAAGTCTTGCAATCATCACAAACTTCTTCAAAGAAACCTGTGTAGTTTGTATCAGGACACTCGAAGTAGTTAGAACACTCGTTACAACAATGGTGTTCCGTATCCCCCCAGTATCGAGTCCTTACATCACAAGTGAAATCATCTCCTTCCTCATCAACGGAGAGTTCTCCACCCTTGAAAGAGTAAGTTCCATAGAACCCAGCACCTTCATCATGGAAGCGATAAGTCATTTCTAAAGACTTATGTTGTTTAGATAACTTCTGTAGAACATCAGGAATAGGACTCCATGCCGTCCAAAACTGTGCATGAACAAACCCTTCCTCCCAATCATTAGTTACCCACTCGAAGTCGCATAAATCCCATTTGCTTCCCCAGTTAGTTGTGTTCCAGTTGTACCAATCGTAATCAAGTTGAGCAGGTCGAGGAATAACTTTCTGACATGAGAACGGTGTTGCACTATGCACATCAGTTGCTTCACTCTTTGTAATCTCAACTTGCTTTAGAAGTTTGTGTAACTTCTTTGGCTCACCTGTGATGGTAAGTTGGCTTATACAATGATTTGGCATTTACCTAACCTTTCAATGGGATAGTTGATAGTCCGTTGTTAAGAACGGAAGTTGCTTTAGCAAGTAGTTCATTAGCACCAATTAAAAATTGTGCTTTTGCTTGTTCGTGAAAGTGGTCAGGGATTTGAGCAAGGATTTCAGGGTACTCAATTAAAGTCTTTCCCCAAATCGCTTCATCTCTTACTCGCAAAGTCTTTGCTTTTGTAAATCCTCTGCCTTCAATACCGTCTATAGAACATTGAGTATCGTAATTACTCAAGTTATAGCGGATTGCTTCTACACGCCACTTCTCTGTTCCCATGTTATGTCTGCCCCACACACCGTTTTGGTATGAGTATTTAAGAATAGGAACATCTATAACAATCTTGTCGAAGTCCGATAGGTAAGTGGTGATAGATAACCCAATACCCGAGTGTGTTATCTCTGCTTGTGTTGTTGTTTGTAGTGTTGTTGTCATGTGCTATGCCCCCTTTGTTTTCTTTGCTCGTTCTAATCGGTTTTGTATTGTTTGTTGAGATAAGCCAACTGCTTTAGCCAAGTCGTAACTGAATACACCAGCCTCAACTTCTTTAGCAAGAAGTTCGTTAAACTCATCATCTCTTTGTACAACATCAGGATTTGTCGTAAAGTTTTTCTTTAGACCTAACTCTTTTAACTCTAACAATCTTGCTAAAGAAGTTGGGTTAGGCTCTACGAAACGCTTTGCTCTGTTACTAGCGATAATTGGTTGATAAGCCTTTGTCTTACCTGTACCAATCGGCTTGTATCCATAGCGAGTCATACGGAAGTTAATCGCACCATGAGTTACACCAAGTGCTTCCGCAATTTTCCAACTAAGAACACCACGCTCTATCTCACCAGCAATTAGTCGTGTGTATTCCTCACCCTCTGCACGATAGCGAGGACTATGGCTACGAACCTGTTGTGCTAATGGTTGAAGTTCTTTTAACCTCTTTAGAACCTGTGGGTCAATCTCCACCCATGTACGAACATAAACCTGTTCTGTAATAACAGGTACATCAGGTACAGGAAGGTGAGAAACAATCTCAAACAAGTCGCTATCCTCATGCTTTGTGTAGAGTCTTACCATTTCTCTAGTGACAAACAGTTCGTTGGCAATACTTTGTAGTGTCCAACCTTTATCAACTAGCAATCGGCAATAGGCTCTGCGTTCAGCAAGTGTTGAGAGTCCTCTAAGAAGGTCTCCAGTTTCTTTAGGCAACTCTTGGTGTTGGTTCTGTACCTTCTTTTGACCTTCAACAAGTTTCCAACGAAGTGTTATGTTCTTGCTTGTTGTTCTAACTATCTCTTTTGGTTTGTTATCCATAAGGTGTTCATGCCTCCCATAGTTGTTTGTCTAGGTTTTCCTCTTGTAACTGTATGTATGCTTTAGCAGATAGGGTTTCTGTAGCACAAAGAAGTGCCTCATCTAAAGTGTCGTGTGATTGTCCGCAATAGTTATCATCTAAATCGTCATAACACTCATACCAGTTGTTATGAGCAAACTCGATACGACCTTGTTCTATTGCTTCATGTACAGACTTATCATCAGTAAATCTGTTTGGGTTTAATTCATCAAACGAGAAGTGAGTCTCGTAGTTTGTTTTGTTGTTTGTATCAGGGTAATAGGTGAGTTTAATTTCGCCTACTGCTTCTATAGAAATTGTGTTGGTTGGGTTTTCTCTAGTATTAGTAATCTTGGCTACCGCACCGCTATACCAATTACTGTCTTGTCTAGCAGGTGTTAGACCACCAGCAAAAACTTCTATCCCGAAACCATGTTGTGACGGAATACGAAACCCATGCGACCAATCAGATAACCAATCAGCATTACTATCAAACGGCATTAGTCCTCCACTCCTGTATCGAACCCACAATCAGAGCATGACCAAGTTCCTCTCTCGGTCATGCTCTCGTAAGTAATCTTTGCACCACACTCTTTGCAACGCATTACGCCTCCCATAGTTCTTGTTCTTTAGAAGTTTCATTTATGTAATCTTGTATTGCTTCATTACCGACATCTGTTATGTCCTCCCACAAGTGTTCGAGAGAGTTTTCACAACCGTCAATAGAGTTAGAAATTGCGATAAACACATCATCAGGCATTACCCAATTTTCAGGTAAGTCGTGTTGTTCATACGCACTTTCAAGAAACTCTGCTTTAGAAACAATCCCCAAACAATGAACCAACTCGTTCTCATCAGGAAACCATTTCTTTATGTTTTCGATAAGTTCTTTAGCAGTTGTAGCCATGATTAGTTCCGATACTTCTTAGAGCAAGTAGAACCCATGCCACCAGCAACAGACTTAACTGCGGTAAGTGTTAGCCCACAATGAACGCATGAGCCTGTCTGACCGCTTGCTTCGATAGCCTCATCAAGAGTTAGTCGGTCGCTATCCTGTATGTAATACAGATACTTGTACGCACTCTTGTCGTACTCCCACTTATTAGTTTCTGCACTAAGTGAGAACACTTGCCAGTTGCCACTCTGCCGACCTTTGCGAACAGAATAAACAACACCGTTGTATCGGTATGCACCTGTATCGGTGATAGTAATTGACCGAGCATTTGCAGAGTTCTTTAGTTGCTCAATCCAAGTGCTTGCTTCTTTAGCAGTTAGTTCTCGTTGTTCTAATAGACCTAACAAGATTTCACCGCCAATCTTATTTTGAGCAAGTGACTTGACGAACGAAACCTGTCGCTCACTTGCCATGCGTTCGTACTTATCCTCTGCCTTGATAAGTCGGTCAATTAGTTCTGTACCAAACTGAACATTTATCTCATCAAAGTTGATAGCAGAAACATCTACATCATGCTTCTTTTGTTCTAGCAACTTCTTTAGGAAATTGACCTGTGCGTTTGTGATAGTACGAACCTTGAAAGTTCCGTACTGATTACCTGCTTTAGAACCTGCTCGCTTGTGTGTTTTAGTTGGTGTTGTCATGGTGTTACCTACTTTCTGTTAGCGGATTTTCTATTCCGAATTACTTGCTTACTGTTTGTGAGATTAACTCTCTCATTAGAGTTCTTTTGATTTGTACAAACTCTTTAGAGGTAACTTCTTTAACCTCAACGAGTTCATAGATAGAGTTGTACTTTTGGCATTGACGAAGTTGCTTCTCACCTAAATCTTTTCGTGAGTGCCAGTAAGCATACGAGTCGTACTGATTACCTTGTGTAGCGATACACGCATAGGTATAGATACGGCTCTCACTTGAACGGAACGCATAGTATTGACCGTTACTTGATACTGCTACAAAGTAACGCTTGATTGGTTTGTCGGGTCTTGATAAGTCGTACATCAGTTACTCCTCTCATAGATTTTGTATAACTGTTTTACTTCTTTTACTTTTGTATCTGCTAAAGAAACTAAACTGTCACGCATTTTTGTAAGTTCTTTTTTAGATACAACAGACAACAACATCTGAACATAGATAGATACAACATCATCATTATCTAATTCAGGATTTAGAAACTCAATAGCAGACAGAGTTGTTTCTGCTATGTCTTGTTTCAATAGATAGTTTTCTAGTTTGTCCTTCTTTAGCAACTTCATGAGGTCACCTTTTCTTTTGCGTTGTTAGTGAAGTGTGCAAGTAAGTCGGATACATAGTGAGCAGAGTGATAGAACCCACCTTGATTAAGTCGTGACTTCTCACGACCGAGTGACTTCATTACAAGTGATAACTGCTCGCTAGTTAGTGTGATTGTGTATTCCATTTATGCCACCTGTACCTTTCCTTCGTACGCTAGTTCCAACAAGGTTTCCAAGTCGGATAGGTTGATTGTTGCAACTGCAACTGCCTGTTCTCTGTAACCATTTACTTCTACTGTTACACGACCGCAACGCTTACCAATCAAGTCGCTAATAGATTGCGGTACAGAGTCCTTTAGTCGTTCAGCATGAGCCGTTGCCTGTGCGTGTATGCGTTCGCCAACTGCTCGTTGTTCTTGTTCTAGTCGCTCACGCTCTGCTTGCTCTGCGTTCTTTGCGTTCCAAACAGGTTCTAGTTTTGACCACTCCTCAACAATGTCTGCGAGTCGTGCCGTCCAATAGAAGTCGTTTGTACCGTCATTACCTTTCATGATTACACCGACAGAACGCTCACCTTGTTTTGCCAAACTAAAGTGTGTTGTATCAGGTTTTCTTGTAGAAGGTCTGTAGTCATACTTATCAAGTGAAATAAGTTCTGCTTTTACAACATCATTTTCACGAACAGTATTTACATCTCTTGCACTTTGAGAGTTGTATCCCCATGAAGGAACAACTGCGTATGTCTTACCAACTGCGAGTAGTGATAGTTTCATTTTGATACCTGCTTTCTATAGAAGTTGTGTGCGATTTATTTTTTCTATCCCGAGAGGGTGGCAGGGGTATTGAACGGATACCCCTGCCACTAATAAACAAGTGAGGCAACTTGTTTATTTATTAGCGAGTTACTAACTGTCGTGCGATAGCAAGTCGCACTAGGTCACGACCCAATGAGAGAAGGCTTCTTGCGTTCTCAACACCAGCGAGCAACTCGAACGAGTGACGGTAAGGTTCTAAATCTCTTGAACCGAAACCGATTAGTGATTGGCAAGTAAGGACACCTGCTTGCTTCATGGTGCGTACTGCTTCCTCACCTTTAGGACTATCCCAATGTCCGTCAGTAATCATGAACAACATCTTGATTGGTTGTTCTGAATTAGCGAGAACATTTTGTGCATACAACAACGCTTCCTCGGGGTCAGTACCACCGTTCGCACCACCGTCACGAATAGTTTTACCTGCCTTTTCATCAGCACCGTAAAGAAGTCTTGTGTTGTGGTCAAACAACACAACTGTTGTACGAGCATTTACATTTTCTAACGCCTTCTTAATTGCCCACATAGACTTGTAAGCATTATCAGCATTAGAACCACTCATGCTTCCTGAATAGTCAAGACAGATAACTGCTTCTATAGCAGTTACATCATCACGACCTTCTTGCCACTCATCAAAGACGGTATCGAAATCATCACCGTTAAGATAACGAGCAACATTTAAGCGACCACTATCAACTTGCTTATTCCAAGCAGGGTCATAGTTAGCACGAAGTCGCTCTAGTTCTTTTGCGAAAGACTTAGCAACTAGATACAAGTCCTGTGGTACAGGTACTTCGTTGTAATCAGCCTTGCTAGGTTCTTTAGCACCGTTGCCTGTGAGTAGTGGTGAGCCATTTACTTGTACGGATAGACGGTCAAGTTCTTTAGAAAGTTCATCAACGATTTCATCTAACAAGTCGTTGATAACTTGATTGTCTTTAGCAACATCATCAGTACCAGTACCAATTCCGTTGCCACCGTTTGTATTAGAAACAGAGTCAGACTTATCAGAGTCAGAGTCAGAGTTGAAGTCCTCATCATCAAAGTCAAACTCATCATCAAAGTCAGTATCAACATCATCAACATCATCAACATCATCAGAAGTTGGTTGTGGTGTTGTTGGTGTTGATTGTTCTGTTGTTGGTTCTGCTTCTAAAGAAACATCAACAACAACATCTGATTTTGATTTAGCGGTTTTGCTTTCATCACTATCAGCAACATCAGGCAAGTTATCTCGGTCTTGTACTTGCTCTGACTTTGGTGCAGGTCGTGAGTTGCTTGACTCGACACCTTGTGTTGGTCGGTCTGCATGACCGTTAGGGTCATAGATACGAACGGTAACTGTTGTTGTACCTTCGCCTTCTCCACCTTCACCGTTACCACTACCGTTTTGTGGTTGGTCAATGATTGGCAAGTTTTCTAACAAGTTGTGATAGCGAGTGATAAGTTCTTTAGCAACTTCTGTATCCTCGGGGAACAACAACTTGCGGTAACTATCAACAACATCACACAACTCATCTAAGTCAGATTGAATTGCGTAGTTCTCTCTAGCCATAGTGCGGATTTCGATTGGTAGGTATCTGCGACCACGAACAAGTGCATACAAAGTTGTGATTGCTTTTTCCTCACGCACTAAGTAATCGAGAACAGTTGCAGTAAGCCAGTTAGCAACGCTAGGGAAACGAGAAACTAACAAGCCTTCAATTCTCATGTCCTCTAGTGCGTTGAACGCTTGCCACTTGTTTTCCTCAATGACCCAGCGACAGATTTCAGTACCGTTGCGTGGTGTGTAACGAACATGAGCAAGTTCGTGAAAGTTTAATCCTTGTAGTGATAACAAAGATTGTGCGTCAAACTCATCACGCACTTGTGCAGAGTTGAAATAAACATCACTAGCACCTGACCAAGCAGGTGCGTTCTTTTGCTTATCATCAACAACATGAACCTTGATAAGTCGTGAAGTGAGTACAGAGTTTGCACGACTAAACACCTGTGCAAGTCGTGTTAGTTTGTCACGCTTCTGATTTGCAAGTGCTTGTTCTTTAGTGATTGTTTCTTGTGATAGTTGTGGTGTTGCAGGTATCATTTTTTGCCTCTCGATAGTGTGTGTATTTTTTCTATCCCGAAATTATTTTGCGGTGTTGTGGTGGTGAGCAACAACAACTCACCACCACAACTTCTTTAGCAATTAGTTATTAACTAATGCTTCATCACCTGTATCAACAGAGATACTTTCAACTGTGAAACCGAGTTCGCTCATAATGTTGTGTCGCTTTGCCTCAAACAACATACGAACAGAACCACGCTCATCATCAGCGAAGTTATTTAGAAGTTCTGTAACTGCAAAGTTGTAACCGACTTCTTTTGCAAGTAACACAAACTTCTTTAGCAAACGAGTTGATAGTGGTGTTTCATACAAACCACTCAATGCGTCTGCTCGCATAGATTGGAACAACTCCAACAATGATTTAGAAGGAATAAACTTCTTTTCAATGTTGATGTCATAAGCGAAACGCAACTTAGTAAAACGGTCTGCGAACGCTTGGTTCATTTTGTTAGTACCTCGATAACCTTCGTTGTACGAAGCAAGCACTAACAAGTTTGGGTGAGCCTTGATTACTTCGCCCTTGTGGTCAAGCAAAGTTAGATTGCGGTTATCATCAAGACCGTTGTGAAGTGCAGAAGCAAGTTTTGGTGGCAAGAAGTTTGCTTCGTCAATTAGCAATACACCACCTGTTTTCCAAAGTTGTGTAATTGCACCGTCTTGCCATGTTGGTTTGCCGTCATCACCGATAATAACTTTGCCAAACAACTGTGAGTATTCAGCACCGACACTAGACGAGAACGAATAGAACGGTAACTGTCGGAGATACGCATAGTGCTTTGCAGAAGTTGTTTTACCTGTACCTGCTTCACCTTCAATCATGATGTTGATTTTGTGTTTGATTGCGAAGTCATAGAACGCAACTTCATCAACACCATCATCAAAGGTACGAGTTACATAACCTGCAACGCTTTCAGCACTAGGGATAAGTGCAACAAACTCACCATTAACTTCTACAGAAGTTTCTACCCCGAGAGGTTGCGGTGCAGGAACACGAACAACTTGCACAGGTAGTGATTGCGGTGCAGGTGTTTGTGTTGCGATAGCAGACTTATCAGAACGACCGTCAGAACGATACTTAGATAACTTCAATGGGTTCTGTGAAATAAGTTGCTCGACTTCAACAACAACATCAGCAAGTTTGCGATTGCTAATTGTCTGTTGTCGCAAACCAAACTGCTTTGTTAGTTTCTGTAGAAGTATGTTTGGTCGTGTATTACTTTCTATTGCTTGCTCATCAACAATAGATAGTGGTGACGAAAGGATTTCGCCAACAATGCTTTCATCACCGTAAGTAAGTTGTAGCAACTCTTGGTAACTACTATCGAACCAAGCGTTGCTCTCACCACGACCGCCGTTTGTTGTGCGAGTCCATACACGAACATCAGTTGTTGTATTAGCAACAACTAAGTATTGGCGAAGTGTGCCAACGACAGGTGATTGTGAAGTGATTAGAACAGAGTACGGAGTTGTTGTTGTGTTTGACATGGTTAGTTTGCCTCTTTCGTTGTTGTTGTTGTTAGCGGATTTTCTAGCCCGAGCATGATTTCTTTTAGAGCGTCACTTGCAACAAGCAAGTTGTAACTTGATAACTCAAACTCAATCGCAAGTCGCTCTCTTGTTTTGCGATTTACTTTTGGAATTGCGAAACAGTAATCGCAATCTCTTTCAACACACTTTGTTCGCAAGTGTGTAGTTGTTGTTTCTTTAGCAGTTAGGTATTTAGTTTTCTTATCCTTGAAAGTTTTACTCACTTGTTGCCCCCATTAGTAATTGCTTCGTCAATAAATAATTTGCATGAACCGTAACCAATAAAGTTTGCATACGGTTTATCAGTACCTACATAACAAGTATCTCTAGTTACATAAGTGAATAGCGATACAACAAGAAGTATCGGAATAACAATGAGAACAACAATGCCTCGGTTTGTTAGTTTCATTAGCAGAGTTCCTCTCCCTGTAGTTTCTTTAGCAGTTCGTTCATGTGTTCTGTTGGTGTTATTTCATTTTCATTTATCCATTTATCAAGAACGATTGAAAGAAACGAAGCGTCATTAAAGTCAATCGTAATTGTTGGTGTTGTTGTGTCCTCGTTATCAAAGTCGAGTAACACTTCACTACAAGGAACACACTCAATCGCTAAGTTTGTATCAACGCCGTACATAGCAATTTCAATCGGGTGTCCAAAGTGTTCTGATAACTCGTTGTAATTTTGTACGCTCATTTATTTATTCCCCTTTGATAGTTTGTAATCAAGAAACGATTGTGCGATTGAAGCGTTAGCAATTAGTTCATTAACCAACTGACCGATTTCACTATCGTTATCAAACTCGGTTGCAGTTTTAGATAGTTCAATGAAGTCACGCATTAACTGACGAGAGTATGTAAAAGAATTGCGTACATCAGAAACAGTTACTTTGTCGTACATAGTTACGCACTCACTTTCTGTAGTTGTGAAGTTAGTTCGTCAATTTGACGAACGATTGTTTCTTTATTTACAGAGTTAAATAGAAGTTCAATGTACTTGTTGATAATTGTTAATACATAAGACTCACCAATGAGAACACTAAGTTCGTGTGCCTTAGCAATTTTATTTGCTGAGTGATTTTCAATGTGTTCAGAGTGAATAACGAAACGACTACCAGTACCAATACCTAAAGAAGTTTTGTATTCCTTTAGCCACTCACTAAATCCGTCAGGTGTGTAGTGACCCTTGTATGCAACACGAATTGAAGTTTCGTACAAGTTCCAACCTCGTTCCTTAGTTGTTTCTGTAGAAACAATTAAACCGAGAACAGAGTAAGTATCGGATAAACCGTTACGAGAGTTTGGATAGTTGTAAGAGATTTTGTTACCAGTTGTAGTTGTTGTTGTTGTGTTACGGATTAGTGAAGTAGTGAGTGTGCGTGTCATGTATTTACCAATCGTTAGTAGTTGTTGTTGTTGTTGTGCAGTTCGTTCATAACTACACACCACCGCAATCTGTGAATTGGTGTTACAGATTGCGATAGTGCGTATTTATTTATTTACGCAAGGTAAGTAATTGCATTACAGAGAAACAGAGCAACTAATTGCATTAACGCATTTAGCGTTGCAAGTAATTGTTGAGTATGTAACGAGTTGTGTTTCAACAACTGTGATTTATCAGCACCAAAGTTATTTTCCAAATAAGTTTGTGTCGGTTTATCTCGTATCCGCAACGAGTGAGTTCCAAAGAGTTTTGTCGAAGTGTTTTGTAAGAACAACACAACGAAAATTATTTACTGTAAGTAAGTAGTTCGTAATTTATTTTTTTATTCGCACACGATTGCGATTAGTAATTCGTAACTAGATACAAGAAAAAATAATTTTCTCTAATCTCACCGACCTGCTCAACGACCGAGGGGCTGATGAGAGAAGTATGACTGACCCGAGGTAAGTTTGTCTAATCGGGGAAATCTAGGCGTGTTGTGAGCGTGAATTGGGGTCAGATTTACCACCGCCACCACCGCCACCCGACCAAGATGGCTAGTGCCCGTTACATGACGAATAAATTAGTTAAAGAAGTTTCGTTAAGTGTTTATAGAAGTTATTTATTTATTTTTTTATTTATAGAAAGTTATTTAACAACTGAGTTGCTGTAACAACTGAAGTGCGAAGATGCGACAGCAAACTAACTATTAGTAAGTTCTTAACGAGTCGCACAGTAAGCGTTGTGGGCAGATAACAATTACTTCTAAAGAAGTTTGATTGACGAGTTATTTATCTTTACTACATTACTAAGAATTAAAGCGGTGGGGTTCTAAAGGGGCGAAGCCCCTTTCAGTAAATAACAATGATTGTTACTACTTATGTAGAGAGAGAATAGATAAGAGATAGATACAGATAGATAGATAGATAGTTGTTATCACTTGGTATTTAGTAATTGTTTTCAATAGATAAATAGTTAGTTGTATGTACTAACAATTAGTAAGTAGTTATGTAGTAAGTATCTGATAACAACAAAGTAAGTGTGTCTGTAGTCTGGTCGTATCAACACAAGCCAATGTAATTGAAATACAGTAGCCAAACACTTGCTATCACTACTGCTATCAAACTATTTATTTACAGTTGTTTTACACATGGATAGAACAACAACAACTTGCTTTAGAAACAAGTAGTGAGTGTAATCATGCGTGTTTATGCGTAGTACCCCCACCCTTAAACGGAAAATTGCCAATGGTCTGCCAGGTCAGAGGCATGGTTGAAGGTATTTTTTAGTAGGCAGTAGCCGAAGTGACCAGGGTAGCCAGGGATGCTAAAGTAGCCACATGGCATCAAAAAAGGGAAGCAAGACAGCAGTGACTCGTGGAAAGTCAACGGGCACATCAATGGGGGGTAGCCTGGAGTACACCAAGGGTGCAAAAGCCAGGGCTGCCAAGAGGCTACGTAGCGAAGAGGAGTACTGGGCTTCACTAGCAGGACCAGTCACGGTGCGTCGCATAGACACAGTGACTAACGAGTAGTCCGCAACAATTTTCACATAGGGCTTGCTAGGCAGTAGCCGATGGGTCTATCCTATAGCCATGTACGCATTTGGATTAGAACTACGAAGAGACCGACGTGTAAAGCCTGAACGTATGGTCATAGTCTCCTGCGGTCGATGCGGTCGAAGTTACCAAACAGCAAGAAAGAACGTTAGAGTTATAAACTACTGCTCTAGTTGTTAAGAAGGGAGTCACCATGGCTGTTATGCCTGGATTCGGAGCACCTGCTCCAACCACATGTGGTTGCCAAGGTTGCAACTGCAAGCAAGATGACAATAAGACAGATAACGAGTAACGTAGGTCTTGCAGCGTGGAGCCACATGGTGAGCGAACCGTCTGCCTTCCTTGGGTCACGAAGTCAAACTTATTCACAGATAGCCTCCTAGTGCACATAGGGGGCTATTTGGCTTTGGAGGCTTCGGGCGTTTCGAGGTGTACGCTTCAGGTATGGAGACCATGAGTGCATACTGTGTGAAATGTAAGGACAACAAGACAGAGCCATTGATAGCGATAAAGCAAACTGACTCTGGACGTTATGTAGCAATCGGAAGTTGTTCCCAATGTGGAACGGAGATAAGGAGAATCACCCGATGAACGGTTCAGCAGTACTAGACCAGTACAAGCATCATCAGTCCCAGATGACTGCAAAGCATCTAGGAAAGAAGTCTCAATGGGACCACCCAGAGATAAATAAGAAGATTAAGTCCAAAGAGGAGTACTTCTCTCAAGTATCGAAAATAAAGAAGCCAGAAGACCTTGAAGCAATCCTGGCTAAAGAAGATGAACTTTGGAACTCATAACCATCCTCGGCGGTGCACAATAGGTCAGTGCGGGACTCTCGTTATGAGGCGTGGAAGTGCAAAGTGTGTCAGAAGCACTATGTTGTTCCAGACCTGGCACGTGGGTGCGAAATCAAGCACCACGACAAAGCAAAGGAACGTTTAATGGCGAAGTGCATCAAATGCGACCACGAACTCTACGACAGTAGCGTCTGCTTCGTGGATAACTGCAAGTGCGTTTGCGAACGCACCCACGCTTAAATAACCTATTCTTAAGTCGTCAGCCCACGAGTGGCTGGGGACCTGAGCATTGTCGTAAAACTGCTCCTAATCTTCATTGAGTGCTTTGTACTCTGGAGCATCTACTGGGCAAGGAACCGTTACCTCTGCCCCACACTCCGCACATTCCCCATCAACACCCCATAGGGCTATGTCGTAGTCCTCAAAGGACGCATATATCTTAAAGAGGCGTGACTGACACACTGGACACTCATGTGTAGGTATTCCCCGAAAATTGATGTCTTTTAACGCCATACCCCCATCCTAGTGGTAGGGTGGGGAATAACTTCGCAAACTAAGGAGACTCCGTGAAGAAAAGTTACTCATTCAAAGCAACACTACGACTCAATCAGTCAAAGGCTGGCGGATGGCTTGCCTCTTACGTTATTGATGGAAATGGTGAAAACACCGAAGCAGGTGTTGTATCTGCTTGGAAGAACGCCTCTGCTGCAAAGCGTTGGCTAAAGGAAGAAGTAGTTAAGAAAACCCCTCGTAAAAGCATCAAGATGGTTGCTACCACAGTAGTTGATGTAAAAGGTAAGCCAGCAGAGTTTATTGGCGAACTCACCTATAAGGGTGATAAGTAGGCATTTTAAACTGGGGGGTCAAGGGTAAACTAATACTTGACCCCCCACCTATTTAAGGGAACCCCCATGACCACGATTGTTGCTATTCAACATGATGAGAAGTGCGTTATCTATTGCGATAACCAAACTACTGGTGGTGACGGTAGGAAGTTCAACCATTCTAAAATGGTTAAGATTTCAAAGCGTGGGGATTTTTTAATTGCAGGTTCTGGTGAAGCAATGCCTTGTGATGTTGCACAGCATATTTGGATACCACCTTCACCCACCGAAAAAGATTTAAAAGACGTTTACCACTTCATGATTTCAAAAGTGGTTCCTTCTCTTCGCAAGTGCCTAATTGATAACGGATTTAACTTTGATGCAGAGTCTGATGGTGAAACTCGATTTGCCTTTATCATCGCTGTTGCAGGGCACCTATTTAGCGTTGATGACGACCTCTCAGTGGGTATGAGAGACGACGGGGTATACGGAGTAGGGTCTGGCTCTAAATACGCCATAGGAGCGATTATGGCGGGTGCTACGCCTCTGGAGGCAATCAAGATTGCCGCATCTCAAGATGCCTACACCTCTGGCCCATTTATGAAAAAAGAGCAGTACAAGTACGAGTAAAAGCCTTACACTCGGTAGGTGCCAAAAAAGAAACCAACCAAAGTTGATGTAACTGCTGGTGCACCTGGAAACTATAAACTGAATCAACAAACCGCTATTTTCAATGACCGTCGCACTAATAGGAACCGTGACCGTAGAAGTCAAAAAAACAATGCGATAAAGGAGTCATTTGGATATGAAAAACGGAATTAAAGGATTAGGCAACATCCTACTTAGAATTGTTGCCGTATTTGCTGCTAGTGGTCTTGGCGTAATTGGTGCTGGTGCTATTGCTGGTATTTCTACAGTTAAAGCCGTCACAGTTGCTGGTCTTACAGCAGTAGCAGCAGTTGTTGAAAAACTTGCTCGTGGATTTATGAACGATGGAAAACTTGACCTTGATGAAATCAATGCAGCGTTTGCAGCAGTTGATGTTAACTCAAAGACAGCAGCCGACCTTAAGGTTGAGGCAAAGCAAAACGGTCAGGACATCCTTATCAAGGCTGATGGTGGAACAGCGGTTCTTCCTGCAACAGCAACTAAGCCTGAAGGACAAGTTCCAGATGAGCAGCCTGTAGATGAAGATTGGGCGAAAGAGGAGAACAACTAATGGCAGACCAAGGTACAGCAGCCCGTCTGATTGAGGTTGCAACAGGAGAACTCGGTTATATCGAGGGTCCTAAAGATAATGAAACAAAGTACGGTGCTTACACAAAGGCTAACTTTCAACCATGGTGCGGTTCTTTCGTAAACTGGTGTGCAAATGAGGCTGGTGTAAAGGTTCCTAATACTGTTTACACACCTGGTGGAGCATCAGCATTTAAAAAGGCTGGTGCTTGGATTGACGGAGATGTTGCAGACCCAGAACCAGGAGATATTGCCTATTTTGATTTCCCCGCAGATGGTGTCGATAGAATTTCTCACGTAGGAATTGTTATCAAGGACAACGGTGATGGAACTGTTTGGTGTATCGAAGGAAACACCAGCCCAGATAAAAAGGGAAGCCAAAGAAATGGCGGACAGGTTTCAAAGAAACTTCGTGGATTTAAGAAGAACAAGGCTGGAGAGATGATTTCCATTGTAGGCTTTGGTCGTCCTAAGTTCAAAGGTGCAGCACCTGCTGCTCCAGTAGCACCTGCAGTTTGCAGTTGCTGCGGCAAATAAGGAAGTAGACGAATGACCCTACCTAGTAAAAAGAAAGTCACATACGGACCTTACACAATTAAGAGCGGTAAGAACAAAGGTCGCAAAGTAGTTACTACTTACGACCCAAAGACTCAAACCACTACAACGAGTAATCAGGCACGTGACAAGAAAGAAAAGCAACTAGGTAGGAAACTTCGTGCAGACGAACATGTTGACCACAAGAACAATGACAGAACAAACGATTCATCTTCCAATTTAAGAGTAATGTCAGCCAAGAAGAATATTGCCAAAGGCAATACAGACAGAGCGAGGAAAAAGAAATGAACGCAAACGACCGTTGTGACCGTTGTACTGCTGCTGCAAAAGTACGAGCAGTTCTATTAAACGGTGAGTTATTGTTCTGTGGGCATCATGCTAAAGAGTTTGCCTCAAAGATTAAAGAAGTTGCTGTAACTATTGAAGACCCAGAGCGTATTCTTCATCCGTCATTGGCTGCTGTGTAATGTTAAACCGTGAGCAGTTTGCGGATGCGATTTCTCAAGAAGAGCGTATACGCAAGATGGGACAACTAAACCCAGACAAAGGTTTTGTTGGTAACGGTTTTTGGTGGGGCTACTACCCTGCATACACTGACCAAAGAAGCGGTTATGGTCAGATGACTTCTTATGGCCCACCTAATGACCCAGTATCACCTATGGGTGAGACCGCTTCAGCCTCAGAAGGCTCAGGCGTAAGTGCCGTTGGAGGCATGGCTGTAAATTAAAATGCCCCTGGTCCCTCCCCGAAAGGTACATTTGTACCGAGGGACCAGAGGCGTATACTTCTAAAGAAGTATGCTCATACCTTATCACCTTCTTTAAGACACTAGCGTTTTTTCTATCCTGGTGTTACTGTGCTGGCATGAATCCGAAACTATTAATACCCGCTTTACTAACTCCGCTATTGCTAACAGGGTGTTCTATGAACGCTCCTATGCAAATCCCAGTCGATATTCACGACAACACAATTAACAATGGTCCAACAGGACAGACACCTACAATGCCTACGCAAGAAGAGTGGGACCAAATGTTCCCAAGTGAAGACCCAAATGCAGAACAAGATGTCCCAGATAGTTGGGATGAGTCAGATGTTGACACTCCAGAACCTGTCCCATTACCAACACCAATAAGTTAAAAAACAATCCGTAGGTTTAACCAGCCTACGGATTATTTTTTTGGTGTAATAAGTTAATGAGAGAACAGAACACCAACGTATCTGGTGTTCAATTTAAATCGGAAGAAAACCCGTCAATTATTACGTGGGCAAGTCGTGGCAAAGGTGTTATGGGGGAATCTATTAATGATTCATCCCCTAAAGAGTTTAGAATAAATCGGAATTGGGTTCCTCAGAAAAACTAAACCCAAGGAGACCAATTGCTGCAGAAAGCAGTCAAATACCTTCTCGCCACTTTATTTATCGGAATCCTATTAGCCCTAGTTTCACCAACTGAAGCACATGCCGAAGAGGTAACTGTGCAGGTTACTCCTGCCTCCGACTCCGTATTAGCACAGATAGACACATCTACAGCAACCATAGCGATTGCTCAAACACAAGTAGACGGTGCTACAGCAACTGTAGCCACAGCCGTTGAAACATTGGCTACAACTACCGCACCTTTAACACCCGCAGTTTCTTCTGAGCCAACAGTTGTGGCTGCAGTAGAGACAGCCCAAACTGCGATTACAGAAGCACAGACCGCTATTGCATCAGCGGACTCAGCAACAGCAGTCGCTACTACAGCCATTCAAGCCGTGGACTCTCAAACAGCAATAGTAACGCAAGCCGTTACTACCGTAGATTCTGCAACGGCAGTTGTTATGACTGCTATAACCGCCATGGATTCACAGACTGCTGTAGTGGCTACAGAAACCTCAGAATTAACTGCTCTTCAAAATACTCCGTCAGATAGTAAGACTTATACAACTGCGGGATATGTAGCCCCTGTTGCTCCTGAAACCCCAACAGTGACAACCACAACTCTTCCCCCTATGTGGGATGCTGCAACTAAAATCCAAACACCTTTTGATATTAAAGTGGGAAACACCGTTTACAACGGTCAGGGAACAAGTAGTCAGATTTATGTAACGTCTAAAGCAACCATCACATTTGATGTTGGCGACTTTAATTACTGGGATTTCCCCGCAGGGCCACATATTTCTGTGTTTGGTAGTGACTTTATGAGTGCAGGTACTGGAGCGGGTATTACTGTAAAAACTACTGAAACAACTTTAGAAGTTGATTGGGACTTGCATCGTTTTGGTGATTCTAACGGACCTCTTACTAATGTTAATTGGTTAATGACGGTTAATCCAGAAAGTGGGGAGTGGACTGGAATCGGTACAGTTGCTGGCAATACCACTCAACTCTATGGTGGTCCTCGTATCGGTGTGCGTGAAGCAAATGGTCAAGCAATTAAGCCGATGATTAATGTAACTAATGAGTCTTTAACGGCTCAAATTGAAAGCCAAACAGCAGTAGTTGCAACAGAAACAGCAGTGTTAACGGTTCTTGTAGAAGAAAAAACAACAGCAGTAGCAAACCTAACAACTGCTCAAACAAACCTAACAACAGAACAAGCAAACCTAACAACTCTTCAAGCGTCTAAAGAAGTAGCAGTTGCTACAGCAGTTACGTTAGCGGAGACAGCAGTGGTTAAAGCGGAAGTTGCTACTTCCACAGTCGCTTCTGCCGTTGCCGTAATTGCTTCAGTTCAGCAGTCCCAAGTCGTTCTGCCCATTCCTGCTCCCACTCCCGTAGAAGCAGCACCGCAACCAGTAGACCCAACCCCGCAGCCAGAGCCAGTCCAACCAACACCCCCAACACCAGACCCAGTAACACCTGAACCACCTACCCCTGAGCCTGAAACAGAAGAACCATTGCCACCCACAGAAGTGGAACCAGAACCAGAAGAGCCTTCATCAGAAGACGAAACTCCTGTGGAAGAACCTTCCACTGAGGAACCGACACAACCAGAAGAACCAGAAACACCAGTGACACCAGAGCCAGAGCCAGAAAATCCGTCTGAAGAACCACAAGAACCTCCTACCGAGGAACCTCCTGTTGAGGAACCTGTTGAGAAAGAGCCTACACCAGAACCAACACCAGAACCAGAACAAACCCCTGAACCAGAACCAACTCCTGTAGAAGAGGCTGTTAAGGATGCTCTTGCTGACGGTAAGTTAACTGAGGCTGAAAAAGAAGTTGTTGCTGAGGCTTTAATCGCATCTGTTGCACCAGGTGAAGCGTTGACTTCTGAAACAATTGCAGCAGCAGGTATTGAGTTTAAAGACCTTCCTGCTGAAACTCCTGTTGATGTTAGAACTGACGAAAACGGAAACGCTGTCATAATTACTGCTGAAGTTGCTGCTGCACTTGTCGTGCTTGAAAATCCCGCAGAACTAATCGGTGCATTATTTGAAGACCCAGGTCAAGTTTTACTTGCGTTGGGAAGCATCGGTGCTGATATGTCACCAGAAGAACGAGAAGAAGCGACCGACATGGTCGTTGCTACTGTCGTTGCTGCTGGTGCTGCTATGAACGCCGTAGGTGCTGCTGCTGGTTCTACAGGTGGGTCATCCACTGGTGGTTCTGGAGGCGGTGGAAGTTCTGGTGGCGGAGGCTCATCAGGAGAGAGTAAAGGCGTTAGGAGACGCAAGCCATGAAAGAAAAAATAATGTACATCCTTGCAGCAGGAGTAATGACTGCAATTGTAATTGCCATCATCGGTGATTACGTAGTTGCAGGTATTGAAACAGTTTCTACAGGAGAGCCTGTAGAAGTTTCCTCTGATGTTATGACTCTTGTGCAAACCGCTCTTGGTGGTGTCATCGGAATTATTGGAGGCTACTTCGGAGCAAAAGGCTCTAAAAAGGATGATGAGTAATGAAACTTATTAAAGACTTTATTGACCAACTCTGGACCCTTCTAGGCATGTTTATTGCCTGGGTTGTTCTTGATGGGTCCGCTAAGACCATCGTTGGATATGCGATTGTGGGCACAATTGTTGCTTGGGCAATCACTTACCCAATCCGAAATCGTGAAGAGGATTAACCTAATCCAATGACTCGCATCGAAACCATCTCAGTCCTAATAGGTATCATCATTAGTGGTTCACTAGTTGTTGGCTACCTACTAAAGAAAGTAAGTGGCTTGTTTGACACCTGGGGCAAATTCATTCGTGACTGGGAAGGTGAAGAGGCTATGGATGGGCGAGATGCTGTTCCTGGCGTTATGGCTCGATTAAACAAGTTGGATGGGGAACTCACCCACAATGGTGGAAAGTCCGTCAAAGACGTAGTGGTTCGACTTGAACAGCGTCAGGACAAACTAGAGCAGAAGTTGGAAGAGGCTGAGATAGCCCGCCACCAGAACCACATTGCTCTTCTTGAAGCAATAAAGGCACTTAGCCCACGCAAAACTAAAAACTAAGGGAAGATATCTCCATGTCTATGAATCAAATCCCAATGGGAACACCCGCAGGTAACTCAGACCTTATTGGTCGCCTTGCATCTTTTATGACAGGGTCAGGTAACAAAGATAAGGGAAGCAGCCGTAGTGGAGACATCCACCGTATGGCAGCACAACACGCATTAGAGAGCGTTCGTTCAGACCGTAAGCATGGTCAAGAACTTGAGCGTATGAATGTTGGTCATGGCAACGAAATTGAACGTATGAATGTTGGTCACGCAAATGCACGTGAACTTCAGTCTAATGAACACGCATACCAGAGCAGTGAGAACAACCTTGCTCGTCGTCATGAAAAGGGTAT